GTTTTACGGCAACTTTGTCAGGTCCGCCTTGTATTTGCATGGCTGAGACAGTTGCGCTAACGGTCGCCATTGACCCAGCAAAACTGGTGATGTCTACGGACTGTTCTACATAGTTATAGTCGTAGGAGAAGATGATTGCGCTAGAGGTTTGAGCCTCTGCTCGCATGGCGGCTGGACCCAAAAGAACCGCAAAGATGGCGACGATCAGGAACCACCGCCGACGCAATCTTTCCCGCATGGCAAACCTCCACCAAAGAAGATTTTACCATGCCTATTACATGTTAGCGTCGGTGAAAAAGCCTATCAATCAAACTCCGAGGCTCTGAATCAGCAAGCCTCTGGGCATTCTTATAAAAAGGCCTACGAGAATCAGGAAAAGTAGAAAACTTCGTTTCCGCAAACTGCGTCATTTCCATCATCGCCTGAACCTCACGATGAGCAGGAACAGTCTTTGTCAACTTGAAATCCCGGCGAAAAGGAAAAACGTAAAACAAAGGAGTTCCACGTTCAATCGTAAAAGAAGATGTCGCCTGCACACTTATCGCACAATGAAGATCATGGAAGAAATCGGTATGAACCACACCCGGCATAACCCGGTACTTGGGGTCATAGTTGAAAGGACTTGGAATAACAAGAACTGACCAGTGCTTTGGAGTCCGAACATAAAAAGGAGAAATAACCTTAGGGAAAGGCATTCGCTCGGAGTTGTGTTCCGATATCGGACATTCGCCAACCTGTTCAAAATCGAATTGCGTAGCCTGAAACACCTTAGAAGGAGAATGAATCGCTGGCCCCTGATGATCCGGGTCATTCACATGAATATGAAAATCACACCAGGCATCCACCTGCCAACCATGAGCCAACAAATCATTGATCCCATAACAACGCCTAAAAGAGCCCTTGTGTGAAGGAAGATCCACCCACCAATCAGGGCGACCACGCTTTAAAGCATTACCCAAAACAGGCATGTGATCCAACAAATAATCATGCTGAGTCCCAATGATCACCTCATTACGGCGAGGCTTTGGAACATCACTATAAGAACGAACAGGACCCTTTTTCTTCAAAATACGACGAGAAATTTTGGACATAAACACACCTTAGCCCACAATGAGCAAAGCCCCCCGGTTTTACCCGGGGGGCCGACTCAGCCGGACTCGGTAAGAGTCAGGTCTTTATCAGGAGGGGGCTCCGTCGAAGGTGACAGCGACGAAGGCCTCCGGACGCTTGACAGCAAGTGCGAGACGCTGCTCGGCGAGGATCACGATAGCGTTGCGCACGAAGAAGTCTGCGTGCTGCTCGCTGATGCGGATCGAAGCCTGCTCACGGTCGTACAACTGAGCGCCGGTACCGAACGCACCGACGAGAGCGGTGCCCTCGGCGATAGCGGGGGTATCGACAACCGGGATGCGCCACAAGCGGGGTTCGCCACCGAGTGCCACGGAGACAGCGACCAGGTACTGGCCGTTGGCGTCCTTGGTCAGTTCGATGTCTTCCCAGTCGTTCGGGTGGAGAACCACACCGGTCGGCTCGTAGTAAGCCAGGAACGACAGGGTAGCCGCACGACGGATCGCGTCAGCCTTGGTGTCCGGAACCGGAAGGGTTGCACCAGCCGACCACGAGTAGGTCTGAATACCCGAGGTCTGCAGCACGCCTTCCAGATTCTCACCAGCGCCGTCACCATTGAGGATCTGCTCATCCTCCTGGAGACGGAGGCCATACATCAGTTCGTTGTCGATGATGGAGCGCAACTGCGGCTCATCAGCGAGAACGTTCCGGTGGGCGGCTTCCCAGTGAGCCAAGGTGCGAACCGGAGCCTGAGCACCAGCGAAGGTGAAGCCCGACTGCGGCTTGAGGCCGAAGGCGGATCCCGAACGCTCAGCGACAGACGACGCGTTGTTGGTGAAACCGGTCATCTTGAAGTACTCAATCACCGCAGCGGTGGTGGTACGAACCGGGAACAGGTCACGAACGCGACGGGTACGCATCGGCGGAACCACGATCGGGTCACGCTGGATGCTTCCGAAAGCGCCGGGGGTGCCGGTGGGCAGGGCCGAGTAGACGTCCTTCTTGCCGTAAGCCGTCACGTCCTGAGCGTTCAGGACGAAGGGGCTGGGCATGTTGGCACCGTTACGGCCACCGTCCAGGGCCTTGAACTCTGCCGAGTCCAGGAACACCTCTCCAAGCGAGCGACCGCGGCTGGGGGCGTAGCCCGCAACTTCGGCAGCCGACTTGGCGGCGACGCTTTCACCCTCGGCGCGCGAGCCCCAAGAGTCGACATCACGCATGGCCTCAAGACCCTCAATGAGGCCCTTGATTTCCTTGATGTCTGACATGTTCTTGTCGAAGGCGGTCTTCTGGTCGGCAGAAACCTGCACGACTCCGTCTTCAATCTTGAATGAATCGGCGATGGCCTTGTTGTCGGCCATCTTGCCTCGTAGCGCACCCTGGAGTTCGCGGAGGCGTCCTTCGTCGAATGACATGATTTGCTCCTATGAGAAAGTTGTGGTTTTTGGTGTTTGCTTTGCTGACCAGTAAGGCTCAGGTAAGCACCCAGCCACCGCAGTCACTATGTCAATGTAACACAACGTATTTAGTGTGTGGTGTAAATAGACCTATGAACCTGTCAACCAGCGATAAAATTTGCTAGTTATGGATGGAATTCCTCACAAGTGGTTTCCGTAAACGAAGGCATTCCCTTGAGGTACGAAAGCGCCTTCGACGGCTTGATTGCCGCCATAATCTTTTTCCAGTCAGTTGAATCGTCGGACTTCTTTTTGGACATCTCTTCAAGAAGCCTCGTCATAGCGATGCTCCTGCCTCTAGTGACGTTCTGATAATCCTTCAGAATGTATTCCACAGCAAATTCTTCGGCGACAGCCTCTCGTGGGCTAACACCCGCATAACGGCTGATTCGTTTGCTATCGGCGGGCAGCGAATTGTATGTACCGGAAGGCAACCCGTCTCTAAGAGTGCGATTCCTGACGGCATTAATATTGTCTTTCTCCAACTCTTGGTTGAGTGCAGAAAATAAAGCAAGACCTGCTTTCTGTCTGAGTATGGCAGGGTCCTCATTCGGAGACTTGCTAAAAAGGTCGTCGTACATTTCCTTGTACTTTTTATCTATTTCACTATCTGGAATATCGTAATATGCCCTCACTTGAGTAAGAGCATCTGGTGACTCCAGTTCGGCAGTACGCATTGACGAGTAATGCCAGGCGTGGCCAAACTCATGTGCCAATAGATAAGACGCGTAAAGTTCATCAAGGTCGTCATTATTTAGATCGTCACTTTCACGCTTCACAATGTAAGTCAACCCTGTTGTATTCGCGCCCTGTTTGGCTTCCCGCCGAACCGAACTCCTGTTCTTTAAAAGAACATCTTTAATAGACCCGTTCACCCAAAGTTCCTGCCTCCACTCAAGCAGGTTTTCGTCTTCCCATTTGTCAACTTCGTAGTCAAAAAAATGACTTGCATCAGCATTCCTGATGTTTTGGAACTTTTGTTTTTCAGGTGTCCCAGGACGAGCATCACCAATTGCTCTCAAATTCTTTGCAGTTTCAGGATGAGAAATGGACATATCAAGAAGAGTGTGTACCACCCCTCGTTGCCCAGGAGTTAAATCGTCATCCAAAATAAACTTGATATCCGCATTAGGGAATGCCTTGCTGAGAGCCTGAGTTGCTTGTGACCGTGTTTTTACTTCACCAAATTCTTTGCTCAACCTTTCTGCACGATCAGAAAAAAGTTGTCTCACTCGCGACACTGACGGCACAGAATCAGGTTTCTCGGGTTTCGGACCTTCAGATTGTGCAATCAACCTATTCATCTCAGCCGCAGACAACTTTGGCTTTTTCTTCTTTTTCCCGCCAGAACCAAAATCCCTAGCCAAAACTTCATTTCGCAACTTCTTCGGCTTCTCCGCAGGCTTCTTAGGTTTCACGACACGCTGATGAATCGTCCCCTCCTGAACAATCCCATCACCATCGGCATCATCAGCATTCGCATCAAAAGCAACCCGACTCAACGTCGGCTTCTTCCGACCAGCACCAACACGACGCCTAATCTTCTTGCCAATGCCTTTCTCCTCCCCACCAAAAGCACCAAACAAAAAACCATCAACGTCAGAACACCCGCAATCCTCACCAGACTTACGCCGACGAAGCCGACCCACCAAACGCCGCTCAGCACGCTCACGATCCCGCCGAGCCTGAGGACCAACACCCATACGACGACGATAATCAGACATATTCGTACAAGGCATCCAAACAGTCGTACCATCGGCAGCCTGACGGCGACTGATACCTATACAACCCAACTGGCGAGAACGAAGACGCGCCGCATCAGGATTCAAGAAAACATCAGGATCTCCAACACGAGGCTTAGCCCGACCTGACAAAAACGACTTCTCCGACTGGCGAGCACGACGTCCAGCCTCACGTGCCCGTTCCGTATTCGCAACAAACTGTCTTCCTGTTCGGGAACCACGACGCTTCTTACGATTAGTGGCCGCACGCTGAGCAGGTGTCAACTTCTCCCATGCTGAACGCGGAAGATACCGGTTCGTGCCACCTTCGCGTATAGCAGGCTTATCATCGGATGTGGTCCAATCTTCCCTCGTCCACTTATCCAACGACCGCTGCGGCTTCTTCCGTCCACCCCTATATCCGCCGCCAGCACGACGATACTCCAAAGCCAACAACTGTGCTTTCCGAGCAGACCACTGACCAGGCTTGCCACCACGAGAGCCAGCCATGATCCGTTTCTTGATACGTTCACGCAACTCGGGCTTCGTATAGTTAGCGGCCTTCAACTCCAATAGTTCATACGCTTCGAAATAATCATTCGAATCGGCTTTACCTGAAACAAGACCACCACCAGGCAACGAGTCAATCGAAATCACTCCACGCTCACCCAACGGCTCATAGCCAGCAACATTTCGACCTACCCGACGACGCTTTTTCTTCTTGGGGTCATCGGTCTTTTTCTTTTTAGGTTCGGCACGATCCGAGATGCGCATGAGTTCCTCATGGGAGGAACAAGGCATGAGTTCACCATTGGGGCCCTTGTGCGTTCCCGAACACCCTAGATAGCGAGCCATACGGGCTACCATCTCCGGGCGAGGTTCCTCTCGCTTAGCCATTAGTCATTTCTCCGGGCACGCTTCGGGTTAAGCATCTCATCGTTCAAAGCACCAAAATCGCCTGGAATCACAAACTCGTCATAGTCGCGTTCAAGATTAGGCCAGTTCTCGGCAAGCGAATACTTATAGATCGCACTGTAGAAAGCATCGTCGTCCGGTTCATCAGCCAACGAGTAAGCAACACGAATGATTTTCCGGGCACGTTCCGGATTTGTAACACGAGCAAAGAACAACTCAATAATATTGTCTTTTTGTTTTTGAGTCAGAGCCTTAACTTTTTTACTTGCCATCGTTCTTCGCCTCGTGATCAACAACCCGAATTTTCTTTCCGTTTAACTGCATAAAAGCCTGCGCAAACTCGTCATCACCTTCACCGGGGGCAAAAGTTTTTACGCTGGAACGCCCGTCACCAAACAGCATCCCGAAAGGATCATCAGTGGTTCGATGAGCGCTCCACAGTTCCCCTGGGTCGGAGAAATATTCAAACCACGTATCGACCTCGGATTCATCACCAACAATCATTGTGGTTTTTCCGTCATATCTGAAAGCCCCAGTTGGCTCATCGGTATTAAGGTCCAAAAAAATGGCGTAACTGTTCACTGGGCACCTCGCGGAATGGAAAGTTTTCTCTTCAAATAATCTCTGTGCTCACTGGCACGATCAACCTTAGTCTTCAGATGATCGTAAATTTCACCCAGTCGCTGCTCGCGGACACCCCGAACATCCGCACCGCCTACAGTGTCTGGGGCGCCGATCGACATTCGACGAATGAACTCGTCACGTCCACCTGAAATAGCAGAACGATAACGGCTCACCATCTCATCGTAACGTTCCAACATTTCACGACGGAACCGAGTAGCCTCTGCCCGGCTTAATGACCGAACATGATCCTGCATCTCAGGGAATAGTCGCGAATCCATTGCGAACTTGTATGAGGACACAGGGGCATTCGCGCCCAGCCATTGGTATTGAGGAAGATTGCCGTAGAAACCAACTGCTACACGCCCCTGGTCGTAAGGAACAACAATCGCATTTCCGTTTTCATCAATGAATGTTCCACCATTCCTGTTATGACGGTCTGCTGAACCCAAGAAAAAGTTATGGAAGAAGTGTGCAGTTCTTGCAGGCAAGCCACGATCGGGAGCGTTGGCTAGTAAAGCCGGATCATAATCCGCCGCCCCCCGAGTCAACGGGCCATTCCCTGGGGCAAGGTTTGCTGCATGAGGAATCACCGCAAAAACCGCCTCCTCACCCTGACCACGACCTCTCACACGCGGGTTCAACTGCGACGTACCAACATAGCCAGCACCCTCAGGCATAATTCCCACAGCAGCGGCGAGGTTATAACTGGCCACCTCGGCGTAAACGTCATCCATAATGCCTTGGCCGACTTGGTTGGGCCGAGAACCCTTGATTACGAGACCCTGGTTGGTTGGCCTACCGTCTGCATCTCGTAACAAGAAAATACGAGTATCCGCTATGTTGCCGTCACGCGGAGGCTTCTCGTAGAACATTGAACCAGGATCAACCTCGGTTCGTGACGAGTTGGCTTGAATTGCCGAAATCCAATATTGATTTGGAACTTCGCTGAGGCTTCCGCCACTGCGCAAGAAATTGGCTGCCTGCTCGGAAGATTTGATAGAAGCATTCTCAATGAGACGTGGCTCGGGAAGGTCCCCGGGAGCAACTACAGGTGTAGCAATCTGTCCTCGGCGCTCATCCGGCGGTTGAGGACGAACAAACCCACGAAGCATGTGACCGCCATGAACATCAACACCACGACGGTTCAATTGAACGTCAGCGGCATCAGTGGATTCATCAACAGCGTCAAATGAATGCTGGTCTAAGTACAAAGTTCCGCTACTCAACGGAGCGTTCGACCTCATCCATGCTTTAACTTTATTGATGCGAGCACGCCTGTCGTTGTCGGAACCACCATGCTCTAGAGCGTAGATAAGTTCCATACGGCTTGGTGAGGTACGACCATCATAATTTACTGCGTTTGCGCGACGAGCAAGTTCAGTGATCATTCGCGCCTGATCCTCAGTCGTAACAATGCTGGAGCGTCCTGCACGGAACTTGAGGACTTCGTTGGCTGCTAGATTCCACAGTTCTCGCTGTGAATAACCATCACGGTATCCGACACGACCCCAGATATAAGGACCATCAGATGCTGCACCAACTCCAACTCTGTCGAAACCGGCATCCTTCAACCAACCCCATGAATGCCCATTGAGGGCAGTGGCAACACCCATGCCTTTGAGGATGTGATGATCGTCAGGCATCGGGGTGCCGTCACTATATTTCCATACGTTCCCATCGCGCGTTACGCGTCGACCAGTGATCATGTCAATATCGCTTGTTGATGCAGTCTGGTAACTGTCGTGGCCCACAGAGAAAACAGAACTGGAAATCTTTCCATCGCTGCCGATCATGCGCGTAAAGGCGCCGACATTGTTTGACACCTCGGTTCCATCAGCCATTTTTGCAACAAGTCTTCCGTAAATGCTAATGGTGCCTCTGCTGAACTGAACATCGCTGACGACAGAACGCACGGATGTTCCTTGTGGTCCTTCTACTTCTATTTCGTAAAGATTCTTCACCCACTCTTTAATTTTGCGTTTTTCCTCGGGTGTTCCGTTCGCCAATTTGTCAGCCATGGTCGCTGCAGTCAATGGATGTTCACCGCCATTGCGACGCTTATAGTTATCCCACGGATTACCCGTATCATTCGGATACTTCTTGCGGAAAACGGCAGTGAGCGACCGACGACGCTTCTTCTGTGCATTTTCAAGAATGCCGTCAATCATGGCAGCGGCTTCACTGTCAGTACTAATTAGATCCTGAACACCGTTAACCACACCATTGGGCTCATTCACAACTCGCTGAGCACCAAGACCGGGATCAGGAGCCTGAGGAATACCCCACGCAGCCTGAATTGCGCGCTTACGATTCTCCAACTGCTGCCGTGTCAGCGAAGTGCGCGTCATCGACAACGCAACATATTGACCCAAATACTTTTGAAGCACATCATCTGATTGCACCCACCTACCGGCAGCAGCAATAGCACCACGGTCCAACAAATTATCAATGTCAGCCAGGCGTCGTTCATCTGCAGCCCTATCGACACCAATAGGTGCCTGATAAATATCGCGCGCACGATCAGCAACCTGACTGGCATGACCTTGAGCCAAAAGAAGTTGACGGGTCAGTTCATTGGGCGTTTCCTCAAAAAGACCCTGATCGCGTTCCCGAAGATCTCTCTCTGACTTATACCTCTGACCCAAAGCACGCAAGAAGTTGCGCCCATCACCATCACCCTCAAGCCCCACACGCGCAGCATCAACCATCGCCTGATACGACGCCACCCACGAATCAACATCAGACTTCAACTCATCGATACGCCCTTCAATTGTCTGAGGCATATCACCAGGAACTGTCCGGTTATACAACAACTCGCGATTTCGCCTGATATTTTCGGCATGACGTTTCATCGAAGAAGCAGCAACCGCCATACGGTTAGCGTCGTCGCGACCCATCCCTATACGACGACGCAAATTATCATCCATCTCACCGCTACTGATAGATGCCATGGCAAGATACCGAATTGTTTCGGCGCGCCTGTCCGCATCCATCCCGTCCCAGCCGCCGCCCTTCCAACCGAGAATTCCCGAGAAATCCCCAGGACCGAGCGATCCACCGTTGTCTAGCCATTCCTGATTAACAAAAGAGACGACCTCATCCAAAGCACTATCTTCACGTCCTGCACCGTCGCCAATAATCGCGTTGATTCCGGCAGGGATTGCGTAGCGCTGACGGAAAAAATCCTCCCGATAATCATCGAACATCGGATGGAAAATACCTTCGTCGTATATTTCTCCACGAAGATTGATTTTTGTTTGGTCTATATCTCGGAATAGTGGCGTCGCTCCGGGAGCCATAGCGTTACGAGCCCGATGGAGTTCCCGATAGGCTTCCTCTAGATCTGCAATTTCAGAGTTGCGCAATACGACGCGTCCATCCCAATTCGCTTCTAGACGTGCCCGAATTTGAGCCATTTGACCCGTAATGCGTCGCTCTTCGTCTAGCAGTTCTTGAATCTCGTTTGGAGTGTCCGGTCCGGCCCCACCGTTCTGTAGACGATCGACAATGTCTTTAACTCGTCTTGCTACTGTGCCATCTCGGGCGGCTTGAATGTCGCTTTGTGCAATAGCAGGGACGTCGCCATCTGGCGCGTCAGCCGCCCGAGCCGCAGGAGCAGCATCGGGAACCGGCGGAGCAGACAGTTCACGTTCCTGCTGCTCTACTTCTGCGAGGGAAATAACCTGCTCAACCTCACGATCCTCAAGCGGACGACCCTCAGCCTCACGGCGTTCACGTAGTTTCCGGTTTACGTAGCGTCCACGCTCGTTCAGATCGCCGTTTTCGTCGTAGTAACGATTGAATCGACGGTCGTATTCGCGTTCACGAGTCTCGCTATAGTTCCGTCGATTACGGTCACGCCAAGTGGGCCTTGCTGGCAAACCACGCTGCCGGAACGCATTCCAAACATTACGGAAAGACCGTTCATCAGGTACGCTCCCAGAACCGAAGCCGGGCGAGTCAGGATCAGGGGCATCAACGATGCGTTCTAAGCCAGGATTCCAATCCGGATCAACGCGCTGCAAAGATGACATCGCCAGGCGACGTGCATACGCAATGTCCTTGCGTCGTTGACGAATCTCATCGGCTTCATCAGTGAAACCGCCATCACGTAAACGCTGTTCAAGAGCCTGCAAAGCATTCTCTCGGTCTTGATACATGTTGAAGGCTCGCTCTAGGGCATCCCTGTTGTTTCCTTCACGCCAGGAACGAACCTGCTCACCGAAATCGTCTGGCGGAGCAGGGTTATCGGCAAGAGCACGATCAACCTCTTGGCGACGACGACCAGCAGTATCGGGAGTATTCCGATTACGTCCGTTACGTCCGCCATTCTGACGTATGTTGAATTCTCCTCCAACAAGCCTGAACGCTGGATGGACATCCCTTCGCCCATCCGGACGCTCCAACTCCTCAAAGATGTCCATATTGCGGTCAACAATGTCTTGCAGACGCGCAACTTCATCATCACGAAGTTCGACCATATTGAAAGGATCGTCTTGGTCATACCGGTATCGCTGCAGACGATCACGAATCTCATCATCCGACAAGTTGTCAAGTTGACCAGGACGACGATCAGCGACATCAGGTGCATCCGCATCCCCAGGCGAACCAGCCCCATCAGGAGTCCTCGTACGATCAAAAGAACGGTTCGCTTGCTCTTCAAGCCGATCACGTTCATCCGCATCCAACGGACGGCGGGCCGCCTGCCGCTGATCCCGCAAATCGTTATTGATGTAACTGCCACGCTCGTTCAGGTTCCCATCGCGATCGTAATACCGTCCAAAACGCTCATCCATTTCGCGTTGCTTATCGCGATCCCAGCCAGGACGATTACGGTCACGCCAATAAGCACGCTGAGGCAGACCACGATCAGGGAAACGATTACGCACATTACGCAAAGAACGCTCATCAGGAACACTGTCTTCCCTGGGCGGTGAATCAGAACCAATTCCACGACGGTTACGTTCATCATTGATCCGCTCAACAGCAGGATGCGGCACACGGTTACGTTCACGCAATGGTTGGCGAGGACCATTGTTGGCATTAACAATCCGATTCAGACGTTCCAAATCGTCGTCAGACAGATTCTCCAAATCGTATGGGAAATCATCGCCACGAATGAAGTTAGATAGATCATTCAAAATGTCGTCATCGCTACGGTCACCAAGACCAGCAGCAGGACGAGCCTCAGGCGCACGCTCCGCGTCAGGAACTGGAGCAGCAGCCTCTTCACGCTGTCTACGCCGGTCACGACGACGACGCTCAGCCTTCAGCCGACCAAGATTTCGACGACGTTCCTCAACAAACATGTCGAAAGTATCTGGATTCGCATTGAACTCGTCTTCTTCTAACTGAACAATCTCTTGAATTGTTTCCAACTCGTTATCGTCCAGATCCTTCAGATTCTCTGGGATGCCACGCTCTTCACGCCACTGACGATTAGCCTCCTTGCGCCACTGAGAACGATCGTCAGAATCGGGAACAACACGTTCCGCAGCACCACGAGCACGACCATTTACATCCGTGCGATCACGACCCCGTTCCGTGCCGCGACGGCGACGCTTCGGCTTCCCCTCCTCCTGAAGCACACGTGCAGCCGCATCATCCAAAGCACGAGCAATCTGGCGGCGACGTTCATTACGACGTTCACGACGACGCTCACGGCTTTCCCCGCGACGCTCACGGAACTCACCCAGACGCTGAATAGCCTGAGCGAAGAAATCCATGATCTTCTGCATCAAAGAACGCTGCTCTTCGGATTCTTCACCCCGAGCGGAACCACGACGCTCACGACGAGGACGACGCTCACCGTCTCCTCCATCACCACGACGGCGATCACGAATTAGATCAGCAAGAACCTGAGCCCACGGACCCAATGCTTCCTTGACACGCTCACGCTCATCAGGATCCTCAATAAAATCAAAAGGATCGTCACTATCCGAAGGACGATCAGCATCAGCGTCGGGAGTCGGTCGACGTTCACCTTGGGGGCGACGAGGACGGACAGGACGCTGCTCGCTAGGACGCCGACCAGGACGACGACCAGGAGCACGACCGGCTTCCGGAGCATCGGCATCGCCTGCGTCTCCTTCATCGGCTGGGCGATCCCTACCTTCTCCACGACGAAATGCTTGCTCAGCACGAATCGCCGCCTGGTTCGCTCGCTTGCGACGCTGCTCGGCTTCAGATTCTGGGTTGAAACCGATGCGCCCATCAGTGGGAGGCTTCTGCAACTCGTTACGGGCAAGTGCCTCTTCCAGTTCAGCGTCATCCATATCTGCCCAACGACGCCCAACTTCACCCCCAGGCAAAATTTCGTTAGCCGGACCATCGCGACGAACTAGGTTTCCATTTTCGTCAAACCGGTAAGCATTCAGAAGATCATCTTCCGAGCGTCGTTGATCTCGCCGCCCGCCAAGTCCAGGGACTCCTCGGGTGGGAAGGTCGCGCTGTGGGCGACGCTGAGACGGAGTGCGGTCACGACCCCCACCTCGCCCAGGTCGCGCCGGAGCAAAGTCTCCAACCAAGCGATCTGCCGCAGCATCCAAACGGTTCGCTACCGCACGACGGCCTTCACGGATGCGCTCACCACGCTCACGACGATTGACAGCAGCCTGCGTACGCCGAGCCAAACGACGAGCATCACGGCCAGCACCGACATCGTCCAGACGACGACCTGCACGCATCAACGCACGCCCAATACGACGAGTCAAGCCGCCACCACATCCACGACCAAAACGATCCGTAATCTGGCCGCCGTTCAACGTTCCGTCTGGACAACGCCATCCGCCTCCTGGACCGATGTTTGCGTCGAACACAGCACGAACGCGCTTGACCTGAATGTTCAGGGCAGTGACTTTTTGTTCCGTGCGGAAACGGCGAGCCTTGAAGTTGAGAGCAGCCTGACGATCCTTCGCATCAATCTGATCAAGACGTGTTGAATACAGGTTGGTGCGTGTAACACCCTTCAGAGACTTCCGTCTGATACTTGTCCCCATGGTGGGATGGGTCTTGCCATCCTGAACGAACTGATCGCCGGGGATATATAGTTCAACTTTGCGGGCGAGTTCTTCGCCATACTGATCTTCGACGCTTTTAACGAAATGCCGATCGATGTCAACGGATAGTTCTTGCTGCAAGTTGAGATCCAGCACTGCCTTGACTTCGTTGAAAGTGGCTTTAGAGTCATTGAGCCAAGCGGCCCATTCAACAGACTTCAACGAATAGGGGATAGCGATCGCTGCCGATTTCCCGTCGTGGATTACTGCTCCGTAGAGTTCCTGAGTATTGATGTCCTTGATGACACTTGCTTTGTTCATGTTCCTGCGCCAATGATTTGAAGGATCAATTCACGAGACTCCCGAAGTGAAGTCAACCGTGTGTCAAAAATTTCTTTTACGATTGATAGGTGTGACTCTTCCGCTGAAGATAGTTTACCGTCAATAGACAATTTCTCCAGGTAATCAGCCCACGAAAACTCTTCAGCACGCGAAATCAACTGGTCCAAAATTTGGATCATCAACGCACGCTCATCCTCACCAATCTCAGCAAAAGTACGACCGTAAGCATCAGTGGTCTTACGGAAAAAGTCCTCCGGACCAATAGCCCGCCTGGCTTCCAACTCATCCGCGTCCAAACCCACCAAAGCGGCGAATGGCCCTACCCCAGCAACAAGTTCAGCCTCTTCACCAACAGTCGCAGTAAAAATCGAATTCTTCGAACGATCACGAGTATCCGTCAACCAGTCAGCCACCTGAACACCCAAAACCTGCTCCGGCGGCACAACCTCTGGGTCATAATCCTCCGTAATGCCAGCACCCTCAATCACATTGTCCGGAGACCTGTAATAGAACGGACGATCATCCCCCTCTCCAGCAAACCGAACCGACGGTGACTGAACCCCCAACTCACGCAACATCTCCGAACTGTAATGCGCACTCAAATGCTCAAACGTCTCATTGTCCTCCTTGACAACAACACGCTTGCCATCCTCCGTCTCATACAACGTAATGTCATCACGAAGTTTGGTGGCCTCATAAATCTCAGCCTGACCCAAAGCCTCCAACACAATCGCCGGATCAATCTCAGACAACAAACCGCCCTTATTGATGTGCTCAACAGCCTCCTTCACGGAGTCAATTCGCTCTTCAGGCTTCTTCGGAGCAACATTCTGAGGAGCAGCAGCAGGAGCAGCCTCGCCAGGCTCCGGCTCACCCTCCCCATCACTCAAATCAGCCTCTTCCTCAACCCGTGGAGTTATATCCTCACTAAACGCTTCCTTAGCCCACTTAGGCGTACCGTCATCGTCACCCTCAGGATCCTTGACGTCACCGTAATCCTTGGACATCTCAAAAGCGCCATCAGCGTTTTCCACGATGAAATCAAGCCGAGCCAAAGGATCCTTTGAAACATCCATGTCGGCGGCAGTGTTCGCATCCTTACCAAGTTGACGACGCTCGCCGGTCGAAAGATCCCGCTTCCTATCCAAGCGAATCTGCACTCCGTTTGGAGTCACATAAACCAGTGAAGTGACACCAGTGTTCGACAAGAAGCGAAGTTCGTCCCCACCAAGATTCTCTGGCTTACGAACCGACTGAACGAAAGCGGCTTCTTCCATGTTGCGGTTATCCGGAACCTCACGCAAATCTGCGGCAGACACAACAGGGACCATCACAAAACCGTCACGACGAACCAAAACACCAGAATCAGCGTCCTGATTAGTGATCGCTTCGACAGCCTGCTTGATTCCATCTTCCCGAGCCTCAACGCTCATGGGCCCAACTTCAGAGACACGCGCAGCACGACGAATCATCAACTGGGGATTCTCATCGGCTGCTCCACCACCCAAAGCCTGAGCAGTTACAGTCGTGCCGGGAGCAACCGAACGCCGTCGGTCCCTAGTCCGATAAATCGCCTGACCGAGGGTTTCACGCAAAGACGGGATGTCGAACAACTGTTTCCCACAGGTCGAATAGTTCTCATCTGTGAAACGTCCACCAAACTGGAAACCTTCAGAACATCGATAGCCACGTTCGTCCGGACTGGGAAGATTAACCCCACGGCCCCCACCACCAGGCGTCAAAGCACGAGCAATACCAGACCGAATTGGACTACGGGCAGGGCTTACGTTCCCCGGAAGAATCATTGAACCAGCAGCCTGAGCAGCCTGCCCAGCACGCCCCCTAGACCCAACAACCCCGACAACCTTCTCTTGGACCCTTTTCAGCGCGTTAGACCGATAAAGGCGAGCCTTGTATTCCACCAGATTCTGATCCCCATTAAGAGGCAAATAGAAAAGATCACGAGCAAAAGAAAGCGGAGTGCTCAAAGGAACTGACTTACGTTCCATACGCTCGCCGTCGTATTCGCTCATTTAGTGGCAACCACAATCTTTCTCATCACTCGGCATCCATTCGTGGATAACCTCGTTGCCAAGATCATCATCACCTACATGCTCCCAGTTTTTGTCATCACGGAGAAAGTCGATGAAACCCTTCTCCATTTCAGCAAACTCCGACAAAACACTCATCGCATACTTGAAATCTGTTTCCGTAACAACGTCATAGTCAAATCCCATTTCCCCCGACTTTTTGCCACGTCGAAAACGGCGATTCATACGGCTGTTGAACTCACGATCAGTCCACAAAGAGCCGCCAACGCCACGACGAATCTTGCCGCGACAATTCTTCATGCCAGGATGGTGGCATCCTTCGTTTGGCCACAAACCAGTTGTCTCATGGTGAAGCCAAGCGCAGATTCGCTCCAACGGATACAACTCAGGGTGATTAGCGAGGATGCGACGGCAACGACGAAAACCACCAGGCTTACGCATAATCGGACGCCAATAGCGAAGAAGGCGCTCCAAATTTCCACGACGAGGGCCGTAGCCACGAAGAATATCTCCACTGATCCGCTCCTGCGGCAAATCCAAAACGGATTCCAAAGCAGGTGGTGTTGGTGCCTTCTCTTCAAACGCTTCAGCCATCAGTTTCATCTCCACAGTTGCAAGGCAATTCATCAAACCAAGCGACCAAACGCTTGTACAAAGATGACCGGGATTCCTCAAATGCTCGTTGTAGAACTTCCCGGTCATCAAGTGCCGTCGACAAATCACGTTGCGACACCAGTGTTTTCTTCTTGACGTACGACAACCGACGATCACCAGTCATCACAACGTCCTCAGAATTACGAAACGACACGTCACGACGAACACGGTCGGTAAGTTGCGTAATTCGTTGAACAGAAAAGTTCACGCGCATGGAGGCGTCGTTATTCTCCATAACGTGGCCTTTCTTTAGATCAGAACTGGTCTTTTAGATCTTCTTCTGCTTCGATGATCTGGAATTCCATCAGGCTTGCAAGGAAAGCGTCATCGGACTTTTCTCCTGCTGCTTCAGCCTGGATCTTCTTCGGAACCCACGACTCGGGAATGAGATCTTCCAAACCAAGATCCATGGCCCGCTTCATGATGTGCTTCTTAGCAGCGTCCTTGTCCTTGGCTCGGCCAAAGGCCTGGATGGCGTTGCGAAGATCGGCTTCGTCCTTGATCGGGTACGAGCCGTCCGGCAACGCTTCACCGCTTTCAGACATTGCTGACCGAGCATCCTCGTCGTACGCTCGCTTCAATGCAATCTCGGCTGCCTCGGCCTCAATTTCCTCAACCTCATCGGCTTCGTACTCATCGATACGAATGCCGGTTCCATCGACCCCAACGAACACGTCGTACGACTTGCCATTGAGACCGTCAACTTCGAAGACGTAAGCGTCATATCCATCCACAATGTCCGAGTCCGCCATGACAACCGAACCGGCAGTCTTGAACTCGGTGTGGAGAAGATCCAAAGCAATGTCCTCTGCCGTCTTGATGTCGACGATTCGGATTGCTTCTTCTTGGTCCAAAGACTTTTCGCCGAATGCTGTTCCCATGTCCGAGGCATTCAAACGATGGAAGTTGATGATTTCGCCCGTTGCACCGTCAGCAAGAACCTCAACGGCACGACCATCCTTGGCGAGAACATCCACGATGAACAGTTCCATTTCGTCGGAATATCCGGAGTAGAGAACCTTGCCACCGAACATATCCAACGTCATTCCTTCGACGTCCAACAATCCTGGCATTCCCTGCTCTGCGGCGCACCCTCCAGGGCAGTTGGCGCAAACGTCAGACTCACCCGGGTAAACCTTGCGCTCAAACTGGCAAAGGAAAGCGCCATCGGGATCGTCGAAGTCCTCGGACTTGACACCCATAGCGTTCATCGCGCGGGCACGCGAACGCTTCTTGGGCTTCATCATCCAGGTCTTGCCCTCTTCGTCTTCTTCGTCCTCGGTCATGACGTCTTCGGCGGGCATTTCCTCGTCGTCCATCATTTCCTTGGCTCCGAGGTTCTCTTCGCGCATTTCCATTTCACGCTTCTTGCGCTTCTTGAGAGTGGCGTTCACCTCGTCGGTGTAATCCTCGTCGACCTCTTCGGCTGCTTCCATGGCACCCTTTTGGGTGACAGCCATAGCGCCACAGGCACCACAAACTTTTGCGCCAGCCTTATAGCCACATTCATCACTTCCAAGACCTTTGGCGCATTTAACAACTGCACCGTCTGCGTCGATCTTTACGACGGCCTTTTCGCTGAGTTCTTCCATTTCCTCGTTCTCCTTGTACTGCATGGCCCGTGACAAGCAGCCTTTGGGATTAGAGCACCCGTCACAGGGTTCCATGACTTTGCGTCCTGAAACCATGCAGTGGTACTTGGTTGTGATTTTTTCTAGAGATTTCTCCGTTGTCATTTTACACGTCCTGGTCTATTTGTTTGTAAACACAGGTCTTGTAGACACATTAGTGGATATTTCATTGTGCTGTGTAGAAGTTCCGGACAGCATTTGTCAACGCCAGTTCAAGTTCGTCTCGCTGTGAAGTATTGAGGGCCTTTACTGTGATCCCGTTTTCGTGAACTTCTGCCTCAGCCTGATGATGCGACAACACTGGATCAATGAAAGAGCGAAGGTCGAATAGTTCCGACATCTTGGCCTCAACCAAAATGGTGTCGTCCTGCTCCTTCATTTCGATTTCGGAGCGCCCGCCAGCAGCAATGATTTCCTGGAGGATTTCCATGGCCCGCTGGAGTTTCTCCAGATTGCCTGCACTGATGACGCGTCCGGCCTTGAATTCAACATCCTCGGCGTCAAGGGCTGCAAACATTTCGTCAAGGTTGGCGTAGACGTCCTTGCGCAAAGATTTGCCACACGAACATCCAGTCTTGCCATACTCCTCATCGTCGTCATCCTCATAATCGGATGGCTTAGGAATACGACGCTCCTCACCTTCGTCATCGCCCTCGTACTCGTTGCCGTAACCAGCCTCTTCGTCGCCGTCCTCCATCTCCATGTAGACGGTACGGGCTACAACTTGTACAGGATCTCCGAACATGAACTGGCCATCTTCATAGTGGTAGCCAACCCTCATCGTCATCGGCTTTCCATCGTGCAGATGATCGAAGATGACCTGATTTTTCGACACTTGGCGCATACGAACCGGCCCGCCGAATCGTTTCCCAATCTCGGCGACTAGCGAACGCATCATGTTCATCGCGGGGGACATTGGCATCATCCCCCACCCGCCTTTTTCTTGAGCCGTTTCGTCGACCTCGGGAAGAGTCTCGTCGGCCTTTTTCTTCATATCCGACTTCTTCATAGCCTCCCGGACCACATTCTTCATGAAGTCCTCGCCCCTGCTCCCCACTGCCAGCCACTTGATCTGTGCGATCACGCCGGGAAGCCGGAAGTCTTGAGCGTGGCGGGCCACCCATGCTTCGCGCAGTTCTAGAGCGTTTACCTGGTCGGGAGTGTCCGCCAGTCCGCCGCTTTCCGCGATCTTCGTGAGGATCGCGTATTGGGCGTTCCCCTTGATATTTCCGCCTTTGGCCCAAATCTCTGGATATTCCTCTTTTATGCGAGCCGCGAATTCACGGTCGAACATCTTCCATTTGCTCTTACCAAAGGAGTCAACTTTCTGCTCGCCTGTTTCACTCTTAATCGAAATAGTACCAGTTAACTGATTAGCCCCATGAAGAACAGGGCTAACTTCGTAAAGTTCTACTTCACGTAGCAGATTTGCTTGACGGTTATTGTCATAAATGGCGTCCAAAGTCTTGTAGCCAATGCTCCATTCCTGCTCTTCACCATAGAAAGCAACATTGGCAAATGCCTCTCGCCCCTTCTCGGACTTGAGGTTGAACTGGACTCGGGCAAAAAGGCCACCGATACCAGCAGCCTTCATTTTGCCGGGCAGACGCGGATCGCTCGCCGGAACTTCGTAGATCTCCAGAACCTTGCCGATTGGATGATTCCAGTCGTGACCCCACACGACACGAGGCTTGCGACGCTTGAGACTTTCAGTAAATGCGCCGGGCAGAACAATGTCACCCACGGAGTCCTTATTGCCAACACCAGAAACAAAACACTCAACGATGCCTTTTGCCTCGTCAACGTTAATTTGCCCGCTGATTGCCTTGAACTCTACCGAGCCCGACTGACCTGAAATAGTGGATGGCATAAGTCACCTCTAAAGTTGGACTTCCCCAATAATAAACAAAATAAGCAGCACACAGGGAAACCCATAGTGACTTTACAGAAAGTCGCTAGATCAGAAATCGAAACCCAAACGGCAACGACAGTTAATGGTCAAGCCGGGAGGAGCCAACGGATCGCCAGGGAACCGCAACAAGGCACCCTCAACAGCAAACCCATCACCGATATCAACACTCTTTCCGTCCAAGAATCGGTGAGATTCACGCACACGAGCATCCTTGCGTGTCAACCACTTTTTCCTCGGAATACCGGCAGCGACACTACCCAGATAAGTGCCAGCATTGAAAGCAGACTGAGACTCATGCTCAGCGATAGTCCGCTTTCGCTTCGCCAACAAGTTCGCAAAAATGGCAATCAAAGCGGCACGCAACATGCTTGCTTTATCGTCGTCGGAACCAGACAAAGCCATCACAACCAGAAGAGCGGCCGCCAACTCTTCCTTGGTTGTTTCATTGGCCTGCTGAGCGCGAGCAACCTGAGCCTCCAAAACCTCTTCTAGTTCCTTCTCGGCGATAGTTCCCGTTTCGCCAATGTCTTCAGAAACAAGATTGGCTGCATCCAACAAAATGGCCTTGAACAACGGGCGAAGGTCATCGTCCATTTGCCGGTTCCACACGTCAACATCAAAAATGGCGTCCACCGACAGCAAATTCTCGCGAATCGCCTTCCGGCTCTTGGCACCCAACGCCTTCTCCAGGATCACTCGCTGCTGACGTTCGAACAGCCGATCCAAAGAGGCATCAACAATTTCGGTCCATCGGTCGGCAGTATCTTCAGCCTTCTTGTCCCAAACGGTCAGAGCCTGATTCAAAACCTTGGTCTCAATACCAGAACGCGGTTCGCTGAGTTGCCCTTCAGGAATGGGTTCGATCGCTGCCTCCACAGGCTGACCTTCAGCGGGTTGCCCTTCCATCTCAGGCATTGCACCTGGCTGAGGCGCACCCCCTGCGGGCTGTCCTTCCATGCCAGGCATTGCTCCACCTGCACTGCCATCCGGAACAGCGCCCGCCTGAGCGATCGGCATTTGATCTTCAATACTGAAAGGCTTTTCCGTATTGGCAATCGGAACCAAATTCGGGTTTGACAGCAACTGGTCAGCGATTTCGGACTCAACGTTTTTACGTCCAGTTCCTTCACGATACTCGTTCGCGCTGATCAGTCCGTTCCCAAACTCTTCCATCAAATATCGTTCACGTTCCTGCTTAGACAGGATGAGAATCGGAACGTCCTTGGTGTCAAAATCGACGTAGTACTTGTCGTCAAGTTCGTCCAAAGCACGGGCCAAAGGCTCCAGATGGGGAAGCATGGTTTCCATCCAGAAAACACGCAATTCTTCGGCAGCATTGGAGAAAGTTCTTCCTGAGGCATTTCCGATCACGGATTCAGGAACACCAAAAGCAGCAAGAATCTCTTCTTTGGTGATTTGACGCATTTCGACGTACGCTGCGTCACGAGGATTGGAAGCGGTGTCAATGAAATCGGCACCTTCTTCGGAACTGATTACAGAAACAGATCCCGTCCTGCTGAGATTTCCACGGAATCGACTACGCAGTTCGTCAGCGTCGTCCGGGTCCAATTCTCCGCGAACGACAAGTAGTCCTCCAGGGCGACCGTCGTTCAACAAGAAGTTTCGATTGTAGAGACGAGAAAGGTTTTCGATTTCGATGGCAATGCCAGCGGACTCCATTGGAGTCAAAGACAAGTAAGGATCAAGTGGGTGAGGTCGACGTACCCACACAACTTTCTCCGGGGGAAGAACATACTTTTGGCCAGTGGGCAGATCGACCTGATATCCCGAGACGAAGCGCTTAGGGTCGGGAAGGGGCGCAGTGAACTGCGGAGGGAGCAAGTTCAACGCAATGACACTTCCATCACGTCCAGTGACTTTTTCAATGAATACTCCACGGGTCGACATCAAAAGTTGGCTAGACAGTCGATAGCGGAACACGAAGGAGTTTTCCCCTTCGTTTGACTTGGTGTTGAGCAAGTCCAGGACACGATGCTTCTTGTTGACGACTTCCCCGTTGGGGTTGTTGTCCTTGCGGAGTATGACGGGGAGTCGGGCTTGGTTTCCGGCGATGGCGTCGATACAGCGGGAAACCCATACGACCTTTTGCAAACCTTCTCGGTATGCGCGTTCGATATCCCAGGAATCACGGTATGGCTTTCCGGCCATTGCCGGGTGAAGGGCGACGGGTGCGCCCGGACCAAGTGTTCCTGCTTTTTGCTGGCTATTGCCACCCAGGTTCTTGGTCTGCCGAGAGTTCCATGCCATCTTTAATCAGACCCCAGTAGGTAGCCGAATAGCCCGCAGGTTATTCCTGCGGTTATAAAACCTGCCGCAGGGAGAAGCATCGCCGCTCCTACGGATGTCATAAGTATAAAGGATAACATGAAGAAATTAGCGGTTACCGTGCGCCAAGGTACCCGACGTAGTCCTATGGACAACTTTGCAAGCATGCGTTTTGGTAGTCGTAGAATCCGCACTTTCACCTCTTGGTCGTTCACTTATACTAACTTAGAGGTAACGACCTGGAGACCAAGATGGGCGATTGGACCGCAGTCCTAAAATATTTGGAGCCCAAGTTGCCTCCGTTCTGTCCGGAAGAGCCGTCGATCACGCAGAAGGTTTTTCTGCGTACTAATGCGATTGAGGCTCTGTTTGGTGGGGCAGCGGGTGGTGGCAAATCAAGTGCTTTGTTGATGTCGGCCCTTCAGTATGTCGACACCCCGGGTTATTCGGCCATCTTGTTTCGTCGTACGTACGCCGACCTAGCCCTGCCGGGGGCCATCATGGACCGTTTCCAGCATTGGATGGCCCCATACGACGATGTGCGATGGAACGCCAATAATTACACGGCCGTTTTCCCCTCGGGAGCACGTATTTCTTTTGGTTATTTGAATAACCAGCAGGACTATCTTCGCTATAAGGGTGCTGAATTTCAATTCATAGGTATGGATGAAGTTACAGAAATCCGGGAAACTGACTATCGTTATCTATTCTCCCGTCTCCGCCGACCAGCCTCAGGACCCCTTTCCCAGGTCCCACTTAGAATGAGGGCAGCATCGAACCCCGCTCCCAACTGGGTACGACAAAGATTCATCGTGGAAGGCAAGGAAGAGGGCCGCATTTTCGTCCCCTCCAAGTTGACGGACAACCCGGGTATTGATGCCGCGTCCTACCGGCAGTCACTCCAAGCCCTGGACCCGATCGAACGGCGCAGACTGGAACTCGGTGACTGGTGGTCTACCTCGCTCGGAACCTTGTTCGAACGTGAATCATTCATCATTATCGATCAGATTGACGTTCCAGAGTTGACAAGTGCCGCCCGGGCAGTCAGATTCTGGGACCTGGCGGCCACCGAACCCTCCCAAAGCAACCCCGACCCAGACTGGACCGTCGGAACCCTCATGCTCTTCGACCAAGGAATCGCCTACGTACTGGACGTAAAAAAGGCCAGGGTGAAGGGCGAAAAAGTCGAACAACTCATCGCCCAAACCGCCTACGAAGATGGAAAAGGCATAGCCATACGAATGGAACAAGAACCGGGATCCTCCGGTAAGGCGCTGGCGGACCAGTACGCCAGATATGTCGTCCCCGGCTACGACTTTGGCGCCATCCGGTCAACGGGCGATAAAGTGACCCGGGCCAGACCTTTCGCCGCCGCAGTAGCCAATGGGAACGTCAGAGTCGTACGTGGCCCATTCCTGACCGATTGGTTGGATGAATTTTCTTCGTTCCCCGAAGCCGCTCACCACGATGACCAGGTAGACTCTTCTGTTGGAGCGTTCACGTTCTTGACGGGCCTCGGCCTACCACAACGTAAACGGGCCGCCATAATCATCTGATTTATTGAACCGAGGATAAATGTCTACTGATGTACCCGCATGGGTGCACGACTTCAATCAACGTCTGCTGGACCTTGATGAGTCGGTAACCCAACTACGCCAAGAAGGCGTTGACATTCGCACTGCCGCAGAAATCTATTCACATATTCAACGATTCAAAGCCGGAATTCGCTTGATCACGGAAACCATGGAAAACCTGCTGGTCGAACTTTTCGATGACAGCGAAGAAGTCATCGTGAGCGAAAACGGAATGGCTGTCCAGAAAGTAATGGACACCCCACGGAAGGCGTGGCGCAACCAGGAGGTTGCAACTGCTGTCGCCAACCGAATTCAGCAAATGGCCGTGGATCTTGATACCGGCGAAATTACGATGACCACGGAAGAGATGATCGCCAAACTCTTGGACTTCGTTCAACCGTCCTACTGGAGGCTGAAGCCCCTGCGGGAAATCGGAATCAACCCTGACGATTATTGCGAAGTCGGAGAACCCAAACCCACAATCAAGTACCAGAAAGCGAAGTGACATGTCTGAAGAAAATGAGAATCTGCACATTGACAAACTTTGGTATCAACAGCGTCGCGAAAACCACACCCTTGATTCAGAGATGGAAAAAGCGACTCTGAACAAAATCATGCGTGATCTCGCTGAACCATTTCCCGCCGAGATGGAAAGAACGCTAACTAAAAGTGGCGTTGCGTTGACCTACATCCCCGTCAGTGAAGTTATCAACCGACTCAACCGCGTTATTGGCGTGAGCAACTGGTCATCAGACATCATCAGGTGCGAACGCGACCAGCACGACCCGGACTTCATCGTTGCCCACGTTCGACTTACAGCAACGTTTCCCACGCTGAACTCCTCTGGGCGAGTCGTCAAAGATGGCATTGGCGGCCAGAAGATCAAGCGCAATCGGAAAGACAACGAGATCATCGACCTGGGTGACGAGATGAAGGGTGCCGTATCCGACGCGTTGAAAAAAGCAGCCCAGCAGTTGGGTGTTGGCCTTTACCTGGCTCGCGATATCGACGCGATTGAAATCGATGAAGCGATGTACGCCGACGAAAAACAGCCAGTTCAGACTCAGAGCGTCTCGGTTCCCGATGAGGTAGTGGATGCTTACGAGCGGTTCCGAGAAATCCGCGACACCCTGTCGGATGATCAACGCATGAAGTTGCGCGACTTTTGGGCTGAATACAGTGGGGGACGGCCGATCCCCAAGCCAACAGAGTTCACGGTCAAGGAGTTGGATGCATTGATCGTCGAAGCGTTGCGAATTCAGTTCGACGCCACATCGGTCGTTAATTCGGATGCCCCAGCCGTTTCCTGATGGCCTATTCAGCACCGGAGTACTTGTCTCCAACATCCATTACAACCTTTGAGCAGTGCCCTCTGAAGTTCAAATACACGCGTATTGATGGCGTTCGCGAGCCACCGACAGAAGCAACCCTGCTCGGGAATTTCGTTCACGATGTATTTGAAGGCATCTATTCGGCAGAGCCAGAAGATCGAACGATCCCAACGGCACGCAACCTGGCGCGCGATCTGTGGGAGAACAAATATCGCGAGCCGGTATCAAAGTTGGTTGCCCCTGACAAGTTGAATGACTTTCGCTGGAAGTCATGGTTCTGCATTGAGAACCTATGGAAGTTGGAAACCCCGGAAGGCAGAAAGTTTGACGGGGTGGAATTCGAACTTCTTACCGACCTGGATGGCGTCAAGGTACGCGGATTCGTTGACCGGTTTCATCTTGAGGAGGACTCCCAGATTGTTATCGGCGACTACAAAACCGGCAAGGTTCCGCAAGAACGTTATGTCCACGACAAGTTTTTCCAGTTGATCACATATGGAGCGATGTTTGAATCAATTGGGATGGGATCTACGAAATCGGTAGAACTCATTTTCGTCAAAGGACCTAAAACCTTCAAGCGTGAAGTGTCACGGGAAGACATAACAGCAACCATTGATCGCATCAAATCTGTTTACGAAGGGATACAGAGCAGATGCGAATCGGAAACTTTTGAGCCAATCAAAACACGACTATGCGATTGGTGTTACTTCAAAACGAAATGCCCAGCCTGGAGTAGGAAATGAAAATTTCAGATGATGCGTTTGCGAAGATTGTTGCCGAGGAGGTCAAGAACAGGGCCTCCCAGGCCAATCGGGCAATTCTTCTGGACAAGGAGAATTGGGATCGGTGGTCTCGGGCATTGCGTGCATTGATTGACAACCTGGATCAACAGTTGAGCGACATTGAGTCCGATATTGATGCGGATACGGAACGCTATAACGCCATCGAAGAAGGCGACGTGCTGCTATCAACATCGTTAGCCGTGTACGAATCACGCAAAAAGAAAATTCAACGTTTCAAGTTCCACGTAGAAAATCGACTCATCCAAGTCGATTCTATGATCGAAACAGGGGTGACGCCCAAGGATGAGCCAGTTGCCGCTCTCCTTCATCTACAAAACGCCATTCGTACACACAAGCGTCTAATGTATGAATTTGAACTGGAAGACACCCCACTGGATAGGGCACTATGGGCCTCCCTTGACGGCAAGTGGTTGTTTGACTCCATCAAGAGCGAGGACATCCAATGACTATCAACAAACATGACCGAACTGGATATGTCAGAGGTTGCAGGTGCGATATCTGTCGATCGGCCAACAGCGAATATCAGCGCCTCTACATGAAGGAGTGGCGTCGTAAGCGTTCCGAAAAGCCAATCACCAATTCATGAAACGTGGCAAACCCCTAAAGCGGACAGGCGAACTTAAACGAGGCGGACCGCTGAAGCCACGATCAAAGAAAAAAGAAAAGGAATACACCAAGCGCCGTCCACTGGTGGAACGACTGCTGAAAGAACGCCCCTGGTGTGAGGCATGTCCGGCATTCGCTAAACACGACAAACTTGCCGTATACATCCGACGTCCAAGTGTGGATATTCACGAACTGAAACGTCGTTCACAAGGCGGATCAATTCTGGACGAACAGAATCTTTTAGCGGTTTGCCGTGAGTGTCATAACAGAATTGGGGCTCACCCAGCACTGGCTTTTGAACTAGGGTTGTCAATACACGGATGGGAGAAAAACGAAGATGATTAAAATTGGATACGTGGCATCAGGTCCTGCTTTGGACTATTACAGCAGCCTTGCGCACCACCCAACGTTTCATCCAGTCAGAGAAGAAATCCCAGTTCGTGGGAGGGCCTTGCGTTGTCCAGCATTCAACGAATACTGCCAATCGGCATTCAATATTCATGTCCCCTACGACTTGAAGTTCCGAATCAAACGGGCCCCACAAAACAAGGAACCGTTCATTGAGTACGATCGGTCTCAGACATCTCTTGACGAAGAGGGATGTGGCCATGCGCTTGCGTTGCAAGACCTGGATGACGGTGTCGCCCAGTTGAGCCTACATCCGTTTTTTATGTTCCTCTCAGATACGCCAGATGTCATTATGACAGTCCTTGGCGCACAGGGCCAAACTAACCCTGAGCCGATTCGTGGCCAATTCAACATTTACAACTGGTTTCGCGGCACATCGTACGCCTTCAAGGTAGAGGAGGAGAAGTGGTATACGATTTCACGAAGTAGCCCTATCTATCAAGTGAAGTTTTACCATCCTTCAGAAACGCATTTTCTTGTGGCCGAAGCACTCAAAACACCATTCCTTGACTCGCGCGAATCAGGACAACGACTGCATGGAATGATTGGTCCACAGAAATGGCCATCGATTTTTGACTTCAACAAAAAGAGGCGGCCGAAGAAAGTTATTCAATTCCTGAACGAATTCGAATGAACGTTATCGGCTTAGATCTTTCGTTGACATCGACGGGCGTTTCGGGCAACGGCACAATGGCCGTTATCAGCACCCCGACAAAGGGAGCGGAACGTCTACACCTAATGTCCATGATGATCATGGAACACTTCAGTGATATCAACAAAAAAGTTGCGATCATTGAGGGCTACTCTTTCGCAAGCCGAAATAGCCAAGCCCATTCCATTGGTGAGTTGGGGGGCGTTGTCCGGGTTGAATTATGGCGACGGAACATCCCATACATAGAGGTTCCGCCAACAGCGCGAGCAAAATTTGCGACAGGAAAAGGCAACGCCAGCAAAATAGAAGTGATGTCAGCCGTGTCGGCAAGGACCGGAACAGTGTGGTCAGGCCCAGGTGCTGACGACATGTGCGATGCGTGGATACTTGAAGAAATGGGCCTATGTGCCCAAGGCCAAGAACGTTTCGAATGGCCCCACCAGAATCGGTCGGCGCTGGAGTCAATCGACTGGAGCGCACTAAGGAGTGACGATGAATAGAAGTCAACCCATCAGCCAGGTTGAGGTTGAAGAAGAAATTCTTCGGTTGTCCGGGATGCTGGAAGAAGAAACAGAATCGTTTGAAATACTTGCTCAGGATGCGGCAGTTAAAGAAGCGATGTACAAGTCGTCGTGGGCCAAGGAGTACCTCGCCGCTAAGGGTTCAATCAAAGAACGAGAAGCATGGGCCGATTACAAATTGGAGCAAGAAATCTATAACTGGAAAATTTCGGAAGCGTTAGTGAAGGCCAAGAGAGAAAAACTCCATTCACTACGGACAAGTATCGATGCCTTGAGAACTATCGCTGCGAACGTAAGGGCACAGGTGAACCCATGAGCGACAATGCGACACACAAGGTAAGTTCGGATCTTCATAACCTGCTGGTTCCTATTGACAGTTTAGTTCCGCTTCCAAATAACCCACGCAAGGGAAGTGTTGAAGCGATCATGGCGTCGTACGGAGAATTCGGTCAACAGAAGCCAATCGTGGTTCGACCCAACGATGACGGTACGGCGACCGTTATTGCCGGGAATCATCAGGCCGAGGCCGCACGACGTTTGGGCTGGAGTCATATTGCGGCAGTCAAAATGGAGGCCGATGACTCGCGTGCGATTGCTTTTGCTTTAGCGGATAACCGAACGAACGAGTTGGGTCATACTGATCCAGAGTTGCTCAACAACTTGTTGGATGACATCACGGATTTCTACCCTGAACTTTTGGACGGTTTGGGCTGGGACGATTTTGAGTTGGCTGCCCTGGGGGAGCAGGCAGGCAGATTGGAAAGGTCTGGGGAAACTGGATATATACCGCCAGTAATTATTTCCTCGGTTCAGGAGCCAGAGCAAGACCTGTCGGGGATGGCTGTGGATAACTCCGATGATGGCCCCCGAATTGTGCCAGCAGCGAACGTGGACGCCAAGTCTGTGGCCGCCTTGGGGAGCACCAGTATTGGTGCCTCGGGGTCAAATAAGGCGTTAGTCCAGTACACGGTAGTTTTTGACGACACTAGCCAGCAGGAAAAATGGTATAGGTTTATGAGGTGGCTACGTAGCGATGTGTCCATCGATGGCGATACATTTGGGGCAAAACTCATCAATTTTATTGATGCTCACGCTGACTACTAGGTTGTGAACATGCCTGGAACCAGGTAAGATGTTGACATGGATATTTATTACAACCCCGACTACACCGCTTCTGAATACTCGTTTGATACAACGAGGAAAGCAACCCTGATCGCCGAGGCAGCCCAACAGAGGCTGGGTGATGCCGTCCAGATCGTTTCCCCCGAGCAGTTCTACCAGGAAACCGAAGACTGGATCCGACTGACCCATTCGTCCGAATACGTCGATGCAGTCAAGACCGGAAAACCGCGCCACCTCGCCGAAAGCCAAGGATTCAAGTGGGACGAAAAGTTCTACTCAATGGTTGTCGCCCACAATGCTGGCGTTGTCGCCGCTATGCACGACGCCATTTATGACAACAAGACATCAATCACCCTGTCATCCGGTCTGCATCACGCACGAAAGGACTATGGCAGTGGGTTCTGCACCTTCAATGGTCTCGCTGTAGCCACGAACTATGCGCTCAACCAAGGAGTCAAGAACATTCTGATCATTGACTTCGACGCTCACGGAGGCGGAGGAACCTATTCGCTTGTCGGCGGAAAAGTCACTCACGTTGATCTCATCACCTCCCCGTTCGACGTAGCCGATGAGCATGATGGCCGGTCGCTAATTATTGTCAGCGAAACCGATGACGAAACATACCTCGCCAACGCCGAGGCACTGTTGGCTTTCGGCACAACATTCCACCATCAGGTCGCTATCTACAACGCCGGGATGGATCCGTACAACTCTGGAGTGAGCAAAGAAGCGTTGATCGCCAGAGAGGAAATGGTTGCAAACACTCTAGGCCAGATGGGAATCCCTACGGTTGTCACAATGGCTGGCGGATACAAGAGCGGAAAGGTGATTACGATGCAGGACATCGCTGATCTTCACGTTTCAACCATTGAACAGTTTGCTCTTGTCGGAGCGAATCGATGAACACTAGGCCGTTGGCCCCCCACGGCACACACAATCGATATTCAAAAGGGTGCAGGTGCGACGAGTGTCGTGTCGCTCACCGTCTTTACGAAAGAGAACGGAACCGTATGAGAACACGAGCAAGATACGGGATTGAGCCAATGCCGGAACGTCTGGTAGATGCAACGCAAGCAAGAGAACATCTACGTTTCCTACAATCCAAGGGGATCGGTGGATACAGCATTGCGAAGCGTGCCTACACGACACGAAACTACGTGACCGAGATTCGGGCAAATCGCGTGAAACGAATCAACAAAGAGTTGAATGAAAGACTCCTCGCAATACCGGCGATACCCACCCTTGACGGGCAGTATGTCGATGCTGAACCTGCTCGCCAAATGGTGAAAGATCTTCTGGAAGCGGGGGTCACGAAAACAGAAATCGTTCGGTTCATTTCAGGACCCAAGGCCAGGCAACTTGTGATCAAAGACAAGATGCGGTTGAAGCGCATGGAAAAGTTGCGGACACTTCACGGACAGATGGTTCGACGATGACCAGACAAAGAATGTTTCTGGACATTTCATGCGTTGACGCTGCGCGAGAACGAATTCGGCATGTGTACGACACCTTTGATACGGTCTGTGTTCAATTTTCGGGAGGAAAAGACTCCACGGCAGTTTTGTACCTTGCTAAAGAAATTCACGAAGAGCGCAACCTTGGACCGGTAAAGGTTATTTTCCGTGACGAGGAGATGGTTTCGCCACTCGTATTGGATTACATCCATGAGGTTCAGAACTATGACTGGGTCGACATGGAATGGTATTGCCTCCCCCAGGGCCAAGAAATTTGGGTTCTTGGACGGCGTGAATACTGCTTATTGTGGTCTCCAGCCAGAGAAAGTGATGGGAGGCTTTATAGGCCGATCCCTGACGGCGCGATTACAGCAAAAGATTTTGGGCTGGATCCTGCGAAACCCATTCCCGAATCAATCGACTACTACACCATGCAAGGCAAAAAGGGTCGTACGGCTTTTTTGACCGGGGTGCGGGCGAACGAATCAATGATCCGTTACCGGTCATGCGTTCAGAAGTTGCATGAGAATTACATAAATATTCCGTTCAAAATGAAAAAGTCGATTCCCTTAAGATTCGCAAAGGTGATTTATGACTGGACCACTGACGATGTTCTCAAATTCATCACGGAAGAACACAACGCCTCATACTGCGAGTACTACGATCTCGCAGCGATTACTGGGTCGAATACCAGAGTGGGTATTCCTTTGCACGCTGTTGCCATTCGCCGTATTGGTGATGTTGTTGCTACGGAGCCTGAGTTTTATGATCGACTGTACCAATGCTTTCCGCAGATTGATGCGCAAAGGCGGTGGTGGCCAGACTTCGATGTTGAGTCGCTTATTCGATCGTATTCGGTCGATGGCTGGGATGGAGTCCGCCGATGTGTAGAAGAGAACATTCTGACGCCTGGCTTGCGTCAACGAGGAATGGCATTTGCCGCAGAATTTCGCAAAAAGCACGTGAAGGATCCCAATGCTTATCCGATTCACTGGCTGATTCGCAATTTGCTGATGCATGAGTTCAATATCACGTCAGTGAACCCGATCGGACCAAAAACGAAGGCGTATGCGATGCAGCAGGAGGAAGCAGAAATCATGTCAAGTTTGGATGCCTTGGATTATCAGGATGATTCGCGATGAAGAAAAAGTTTGATCGTTTGCAGGTGACGTACATGTCGCCAGAAGATCTTAAGACGGCTGAATGGTGGAGCAATTACATGCTGAAGCCAGATCGGGATCTTTTGTTGAGGAGCGCCGAACAATATGGGATTTTGAATCCTGTTGTTGTGCAGAAGTCGACCAACATGGTCATTGACGGGCACACCCGGCTATGGGCGGCTTTAGACCTACGTATGGAAGAGATCCCAGTTGTGTTGCAGGATGTCACCAATACAGAGGCGATGCTGATGCATCTTCAGTTAAACCGAGCCAAAGGTCAGGTAGTTGCCAAGCGAATGTCGAATGTGGTGAAGGACCTACTGCGTTCGGGCAAATATTCGGAAAATGACCTGAAGTATCACCTCGTCATGAAAAGTGATGAAATGGACCTGATGGTTGACGGCTCGCTTATCAAGATGAGAAAAGTCCACGAACACAAGTATTCCCGAGCCTGGGTTCCCGTCGAAGCGCCAGCAAAAGCCACAGACGCCCTGGGTTTCATTGAAAGACCACCCAACCCTGACCGTTGACCCCGGGTGGTATTATGAGGTGTCTCCAGTGGAGGAAAAATGCCTACTCCGTCAACAATCCCAGACATCGAACTTACGCCCGAAACGGACGTTCTTCCTGACGTCACTCCGCCCGCTCCCGATGCGGGCCGTCCAGGTAGACGACCGGCTTGGTGGCGGCGCGCTTTGGCGCAGACCCTCCGTGGGGCTGCTGGCGCTATTCGACCCGGAGAAGATCGCAACTAAAGTCAATCCGCAAAAGATCTTTTGCTATAGTCGGCGCTGGTAATAGTTCTGGCGTCGGAGATCAATGCGTAATATCAAGATTGGCTATGCGTCGACCGACTGGTCGCGAACCATGATGACTCAAGATGGGCCGGTCCCTGGGGGTTCAAACTGGGTCCGCTTACAGCAGAGTCGTCCACATATCGGCTACGACAGTGTCACTGGGTTATTGGTTTTCCACAAAGATCGTGGATTTGGGATTTTGGATTGGCAGGAAAGGCCCCACTACAACTGCAATGTGATAGTTGTACAGCGCCTCATGTTCAAAGATCTCGCTGAAAAAATCGACGTCAGAAAAAAGTTCAACCAGATAATCATCAACGACATAGATGACTGGTATTGGGGCTTACACGAAGATAACCACGCCTACAAGTTAACGCACCCCGATTTCAATAAAGACGAAAACATTGATCACTATAAGCACATTATTCAAAACAGTGATGGGGTGACATCCTCAACCCCATTCCTTTTCGACAAGATGAAGAACGAATTTGGATGCACCAATGTGCATCTCATTGAGAACCACGTCGAAGTAGACCGATTTAGAACTCGTCCAATCAATCTAAAGAAACCAGTAGTCGGATGGGTTGGATCAACCTCACATCGATCCGGCGACCTGGAAACAATCGCCCCCGTTCTTCAAAACAAGAAATTTCGTCTACACCACTCAGGGCACGTAAATGGGGCGGCCTGGTTCGCCGACAAAATAGGTGTATCGCGAGACAAAGTGACCAAATCTCCGATGTATGACCCGAGAGACTACGCTCGCCTTTCGTTTTGTTTTGATATCGGCATCGCCCCACTGAACGACATTCCCTTCAACCACGCCAAATCGTGGATCAAAGCCATTGAATACGCCTCAGCAGGGGTTCCTTTCGTTGCGACCAATATTGGAGAGTACCGTCGACTGTATGAGCAGTACGGGATTGGACGAGTGGCGTCAACACAGGAGGAATGGACCACCCACCTGGAAGAGTTGTGCGACATTCCCCTTCGGGGCAAAGAGGCCAGAGAGCAGCGGGAACGTGTCAAGGAAGTCCTTGACGTTCGCCTGATGGGCCAAAAATGGCGGTCCATCTTCGACGAGTACCTGCGATAGGTGGCCAAGGTAAATAAACCTGTCCTGTAACATATTGGTTAAGCCGATTTCGTGATAGGACGGAAAGATGCTGGTTACAGAAAAAGAACTTGAACGGTATATGGACATCAAGTTCAGCAACCGCCAGTTGTATGCGGCGGAGTACGTTTTGACCGGTCTGCAAAGTGAAATGGAATCGTACCTACGTCGTCCTGTAGAAGTGCAGTCTTTCACCGAAGAATACACAGTCGAAATAAATCACCCTGGTGTGCCGTCGCACTCATACCTAAATAACTATTCGCTGGATACGACACAGCAGATTATTGAGTGGATTCAACCCCCGTACACCCTTTATCTGAAAAATTCTCCAGTAGCCAGCGTAGCCAGCATCACGATAACCCGCCCCTTTGTCGGCGCAACCCCAGAAACCATGGTGGAGGGGACCGACTTCATCGTCAGAAAATTTGGCGTCGACATTTTCCGGGCATTTGCAAACGACACCATCAACATCACTTACACCGCTGGTCTTGATGGAGCCGAGGTCAAAATGTTCCGACTGATGATCCTTCGTGCCGCTTCACGTGAAATGCAAAATATGCACGATGACGTGGTTGGAATCAAGGATCTAGAGACGCGAAACGTTGGCCCGCTTACGACCGGGTTCAGTCCAGAGGAACTGGCTTCCATGAAACGGTGGCGTAGGGTCCGGGTCGCCTGATGGCCAGAGTTGTCAGAGTTCGGGTTAGTTGCGACGCGTCTCGGGCTATTGCCCGCCTAGAGGCAATGCAACAGCGGGCCAGAGACTTCACTCCTCTCTTTGTGTACGCCAAGGAGCAGTTGAGGCTGGCGAACGCTGAAAACTTTTCTACAGGAGGATTGCCAGTTGGCGGCTGGAGACCGCGAGATTCGGAAGAAGATTATCGATGGCCAATCCTGGATAAGGGCGGAAAACTCAAGAGGAGCCTCATCGGCTTGTCGGGTGCTCCCAATGTGATTACTCCCAAATACGCAGAATTTGGAACTGACGTTGAGTATGCGGTGTATCACCAGTACGGAACCCGATATATGCCAGCAAGAAAGATCGTCTACGATCCGCGAGGTTTTTCGGAGGATTTGGCAAACAAGGCTGCGTCATGGGTAGCCCGAGGAGTGATCTGACATGACAATGCAGGGAGCCTGGAAAGCCAAAAACTTCGTCAATGACTATTTGATGGCTGACATCCCCAAGCGGCTGTTGACATATCGAAATGAGTGGAATCTGGATGACGAGAACATGCCAGAACCTCTCAAGTATTTGATGCACGAGCCGATTGCCTTGGATCATTGGCCCACGATTATTACTGTTGTCATTTCCATGACGGGCCTGGAAAGGGACGATTACACAGGGCTTATGGACCCCATGTACTTCGTGAACTATTCGATGAGAACTTACGTGTGGGTCAAAGACGACAGTTCCGAGGAGTGCACCGCCAAGCGGGATCGGTTAACCACTGTTTTACGTTCGTCGATACTTGATTCTCCCTGTTTGAAGATCTTTGGTCAGCAGGACAATCTGGAAGTCCTCATCGACGAGTCAACACTCCGAGAAGAATACTCGGACCTGACATTGATCAAGGGTGAACGAGTCATGGCTGGCGCGTACCTCTCCTACAACCTCCGAATCAACGAGGTAGTACGAACCACCCCAATTGGAACAGCCACCAGTTACAACACAGAAGTCAACCCACTGGAACCACTATTAAGAGATTTACCCTAGTAAGTTCCACTACAGCGACGTCAAATGAGACAAAATAACAAAGGTGAGTACGTGTTCCGAATCAGCGGAACAACATTCGGTATAATTCGATAGTCCCCAGAAACAGAACATCTTGGGAGCGGAGGAACTTAAATGCCTGGCATTGTAGTAAATACCTCGGTCCGCACAGGGCCGTCAACCACGAACCAGTCTCCCACAGCAACATTCTTTGTTGTCGGACAGACACAGCGCGGACCGGCAGGCTCGCCCAAGTTGGTGACAAGCATCGCAGACTACGAAAGCGTCTTCGGTGACTACGTCTCCTACGGAGCCGTACACCAGCAGGTCCAGACCTTCTTCGAAGAAGGCGGTGCCCAGGTTTATGTTTCCCGAGTGATTGGCGCAAGCGCTACCGCTGGAACCATTGAACTGGTCGACACGAACGGTGACCCCTCCATCACCCTCACCGCTGTCGGCGCAGGCGACTGGTCAGGAAACCTGAAGGCATCTGTCGAAACCTCGGGAACCGGCTTTGCCATCAAGTACTTCCTGTCAGATGAACTCGTGTACAGCACGGGCGAAGTCGCTTCGGCTGCTGCGGCAGTCACTCGCATCAACTCCTCCTCCATCGCAACAAAGTACGCGACGGCAGTTGATGAAGAGAACCTCGCTCCCGTGTTGCTTGCCGCCACCGCATTTTCCGCTGGCGACGACAACCGAGGAACGATCGGATCTTCCACTTACACCGACGCCCTGTCGTCCTTCGGAACGGACTTGGGCCCAGGTGCTGTCGCCATTCCAGGACAGAACGGTTCAACCGTCTGGAATGCGATGCTCTCGCACTGTGCCGGAACAAATCGTGTGGCACTCATGGCCTTCCCGCAGGTTTACTCTGCCGCAGAGGCCGCCGCAGACGCAGCAGGAATGAGTGCAGAGGCGAACGCCGAGTACGGCTCAATGCTCTTCCCCTGGGTGACAATGGTGAACGATGCGGGAGCAACGCTCACGATTTCGCCCGAGGGTTTCGCTGCAGCCAAGCGGTCAATCGCTCACAACACGATCGGACCCTGGCAGCCTTACGCTGGCAAGATCTCGGAGTCGGCCTTCATCACCGGAACCAGCGTTGCGGTTGACAAGGTTGCAGGTGATTACCTGGATGAGAACCGAGTCAACGCTATCCGCATCATTTCGGGCAAGGTTCGAATCTACGGTGCACGTTCCGTGTCGAATGACGAGGACAACTACCGATTCAACATTGCTCGCGAGATGCTCAACTATGTCGTGTCTCGTTCGCAGACAGCGTTGGAGGATCTTGTGTTCTCGCCGATCGATGGCCGAGCCTCACTGTTCTCCAAGGTGGAGGCCCGTCTCGTGGCGATGCTGGAGCCGATCCGTATCGCTGGCGGCCTGTACGAGGCCTTCGATTCGACGGGCAAGCGAATTGACAATGGGTATTCAGTGCAGGTGACCGACGCAATCAACCCGCTCAGCCAGTTGGCTGGAGGTTTGGTTCGTGCGAAGGTCGGCATCCGAGTTTCCAGCGTCGGTGATCAGATCCAGGTCGATGTGACCAAGTCCAACCTCACGGCGTCAGTCGTCTGATTAGGAGCCAGATATGAAACTAGCACAGCGCCAAATTGTCGCTTCGATCAACCCGTCGCAGGACGGCAACACTGAGGTTCCGCCTCCGGTGGGGTCTGATGGCGGTCTGGTTTACTTTGCTCAGGTGAGTGGTGGTGAAATCACTGCTTCGGTTGAGAAGATTTACATCGGCGGCAAGTTGTTCCCCGAGGTTCTTTGCGCTCCTTCGGAGATTGGTGACATCACTTTGACTCGTCACTATTCTCGTGATGTTGATGGGACGTTCTTGTCGTCTATTCGCAAGATGGTTGGTCGTGCCTATTACGACATTCTGATTGAAGAATTGAACTGCGAGGTCAAGAACCCCCAGGGCAGCCGCAACTACCCGATGTGTTTGCTCGTTGGGTTGACGGAGCCTGAGGGTGACGCAGCGTCAGGTGCACCTGCCACCTACTCGCTGACCTTCAGCGTTTCCTCCATCGCCTGAACCATCAAAATCTAAGAACTTTCGACAAAGGGAGTGCCACTGGCGCTCCCTTTGTCGTGCTATGGTTCCCAGCATGGCAGAAGAACTGTACGAAATTGTCGGTGACGAACCCACGAAGAAGGCGTCACCGAAAAACCTTGTATCGTCCACACCTACAGTGTTGGAGCAACTGAAGGAAGCACTCAGCAAGAAAGTGGAACGCCCCAGCGTTTATCTGGAAGTCCCAGAACGCCCGGGAATAACACTTGAAGTGTCTCCCAACATCACACAGAACCAAATCCGCGCATGGCGTAAAAATGCTGGTGAAGACACCAAAAATGGTATGGACGCAACAAAGTTCGCTTGCGCCGTTATCGGACACACCACAATCGGCATTTTCCTCAATAGTGAACAGGCTGTTGACGACGACGGCATTCCGTTGACATTTGGTTCGGATCTGATCCTTCAGATGACCAGCACCACTCGCCCCATCCCCGATTGCGTGCGAGCATTTTTCGGTATCGACCCCCACGTAGAGGCTGCCGCGCTGGCAATCCTGGAGGCGGCAGGGTATTCAGACTCTGTTGATACCGTGGACCCTACCAAGACGTCCTAGACGTTCTCGTCCAGGACCCGCGGGTACAGTCCGCAGCACGACTAGGTGAACTATGGGGCACAGACCCCATTAGGCTTCTTGACTGTAGCGATGAAGAATGGCTGATCAGGTATGCCTGTGCTAAAGTTATTGAAGCAGATCGTGCAGAGCAGGAGCGTAAATCGGCCCAAAATCGTTAGCGGGCTATTTATTTGTTTCCGTGGAGTCCGTAGATGGCAGAACGAGAAAAAGTCACAATACGGATCGACGTCGACGCCGATACGGCGGCAATTGACAGGCTTCAAAAGCGCCTGAAAGAACTTTGCCGTCAGGCTGATCGTTGCAACGAAACGTTCAGCAAACTGGGCAGAACGTTCGAAGACAATGAAAAAGAAGTCAACAAAAGCACCAAGTCCAACGATAAAAATCGAAAATCTCTTAGCGCATTAGCCAGGGCTGGCGACAAGGTTTCCGACGTCTTTGGGAAAACATTCAAGTTGGCTCTCAAAGGCACGGCAATCGCAACAGCCGCGCTAGCAGCAGCACTATCGTCAGTAAACCTACTGTTGAAAACAGGTCAGGTTTTGACGCGTGCCTGGAATGCATCGGTGCGTGGATTAGGAGTCGCAGCAGCCAACGCTGCGGCAGGTGTCGCCGCCCTTGCTGCGGTATTTACCCAGGCTATGCGCCAGTTTGCGGCGGCACAAAGCAGCGCAAACTATAAGGGCAGTTTTGCTGGGGCATCACAGGGTCTCCGGACAATGCAAACCGATGTCGAATTGGCCGTATTCGGAGTTCAAAGCCTGACCTCAGCATTTGCCGCTGCATCTAGAAACTCGCCAGTTACATCCGGAACAGTCAAAAGTCTTCGGGGTTTGGCTGACTTCGCTATCGCTTCTGGCGACATGGAAAAGGGTCTGACGGCTGCAGCGAATTTGGTGTCGTTGCTTCAAAGTGGGAAGGCAGCCGGTGGTCAAGATGTGTTGGCCGCAGCCGCTGAACTTGGGCCACAGTTCGAAAAAGCCTATAAAACTGCGCTCAAGGGTGGCAAGGCAACTAACGCTGAACTTTTAAAAATGTTTTCTTCTGGTGCGTTGGCTCAGCAGGCTGGTGTTGCTGGCACGGCAGGAAATGTTCGTGGGACTTTGCTGGGCCAGTTGAAGATGTTTGCCACCGAATTTCAAACAATCTTCGCTGACATTGGACAAAACTTTATTGAGCCTGTTCAGAGGGCGTTCAACGAAATTCGTCGTATTTTTCTTCGTACTGTTGTAGCGATTTCCGGGAATCTCGGCCAGTTCGCTCGTGGCCCATTCGTTGATACGCTCGTCAAAGTTGTAGACAAACTTGGCACGTTGACAGCGACACTATTCAACGTTTACCTTCCAAAGACAGGGGAGGTCGTCAACAATTTCGTCAACAAGTGGAATAGTTTTACCGGAGCAATAGATAAGGCGTTCACAAAATTTGGTCGCTTCCTCAACCGGTTCTCGGACGCATCAAAGGTTCTCAACACATTTTTCGGTTCCATCCTACGAGCAATCGGTGGGGAAATTGGAACAGGGTTCGAAAACTTCGCTGATCTCATCGTCAAAAACCAAGACGATTTCCTCAAATTCGGTGACTCACTCGGGAAATTAATCAAACAGATTGGTCGCCTTTTTTCCGAAATTCGCGACGCGTTCTTTCAGGCTCTCCCGGCAATCACCAACATTGTTAACGCGATCACACAGTTGGTTGGCGCGTTAGCAAGCCTCGTTAATATTCTCGGTCCGCTTGGAGTTATCGCATTGCCACTGCTCGCAATGGGAATGAGCAGCAAAGGTCGTGGCCGCCTAGGAGCGGCAGGCCGATTTGTGGGAACACCTGGTGGAGGTGCTGTTACTGCAGCGATGGCCGCCCAATTGATTCCTGGTCTTGGTGGCGATCTCTTGACGGCAGGGATTCTGGGTGGCTTTGGAGGCGCAAAAATAGCGGGCAAAATGGGAGGCGCCTACGCAGGACTTCTGGGAGCGGGAGCAGGAGTTGTGGGGGGAGCAGGCGTTGTCGCATCTAACTACACATCCCAATGGGCAGAAAACGCTTTCGGGAACACCGCTGCAACAACAGGCGTTGGTGCAGGAACCGGAGCCGCATTTGGCGCAGCCGCTGGAACAATGATCCTTCCTGGAGTTGGCACGGCAATCGGAGCCGTTTTGGGAACAATTATCGGAGGAGTTATCGGCTGGATGAATTCTGGCAAAGCCAAAAAAGCGGCACGGCAGGGAGGCGAACGATTCGCAGAAGGCTACGCCGACAACATCACACTTGCACTACAACACGGCGCTATTCGTGAAGCCGAAACTATGAGCATGCGCTTTGATACAAACCTGCAAAAAGCAACAGACGGCATGAACCGTGCAGGAGAAGCACGCAAAAAAGCCGACGAAGTATTCGGCAAACGAATGGAAGACATTCAACCAGTAATCGATCAATTCAACCGCAACCTTGATGACCTAACCAGAATCACCGGCAGAACCGAAGAGGAAATCATTGCTCTCGCACAATCAGCAGAAGTAGATCTTGGATCAAACCTACTTGACTTGCAAGAGATCATGCAGAAAACCGGCCTAGCAGTCGGAAAGTTCGGTGAAGATTTCAACGCAGCAATCAACAATGTGATCGGTGAAGCCGCATCATCTATTTACCGAACATTCGAAATTCTGGACGCTCCACGCGTCATGGATCAAGCAGCGATCGCACTTCAAGAGGCAATAGCAAGTGGCGCCGGACTAACAGATCAAGACAGAAGCCAATTCCTACAAACGCTTTTCACCCAAGCCCAACTTGTAACAGGCGGCGACCCTCTAGAAACAATCCGGTACCTACGCGAAAATATCGGAACACTAGACGCACCTGGCATTCAGTTCACCACTCCAGGTTCTCGTCTCTACGGGCTACAAGGCGACTTGCTCGGTGGTGGAGGCGCCCAAATGATGGGTGCCGCCTATGGCACTATCGGAACCGGATTGCGTGACGTTATCCGAGGAAACATCATCAGTGAAGTTGGGCGTGCTGGCGCGACAATCGATGTTGCGCAACTAGATGCGGCGTTGGCTGGAATCACAGATCTTGCTGAATTGGAACGGATCGGTGAAGCAGTTCGGCAGTCAGGTTTCATCACAAACGCAACATTGAACCTGGGTCGTGGCCGTACAGCCAACATGGAAGGGACTGCAGGAAGGGACCTGGAAGAAATTCTTGGTACTGATGCTGGGCTTCGTAGAAGCGAAAACCAGGAATTTTTAGCCGAATACGGTAATGAGACCGAGCGAATGATCGCTGGCTTTGGCACTGCACTTGACCCGCTGGAACAAGGGATGGCCACATTCAATAACAATATCAACTTGTTGATTGCTGCAGTCGGCGGCAACCCGAGCGGTTCTTCATCTAGCGCGACGACAACCAGCACATCGACGGCTAGGAACACTAGGACTGGACGGGGGCAAACAGATGGCGATACATCATCGCCCCGATGGAATATCTTGCAGACACTTGGCAAACACTCGTCATTTGATATGGGTATCGCCGGAACGCGACAGATTTCATCTGGGCTGCGTAACTACAATCTTGGCTCCTTGTCCTCCGATCATGCCATGGGACGCGCCTATGACCTGACCGGACAAAACCTTGGCGCATACCAGTCAGCAGTGCGGGCAGCAGGAGGCCTGGCCGAGTTCCATGGCCGAGGTGGAAGCCGTCATCTACACGTTGTTCCTGGCGCTGGCCCGGTCGGTGACAGTGCGACGCCATACATGGGAGCGCCCTCGGGAGGCGGATCGATCACAACCAACGATTCATACAGCATTGTTGTGAATGCGACGCCAGGCATGGATGTCAAGCAGTTGGCAGATGAGGTCATGAGCCGCCTGGAACGCAAGCAGCGCGACATGTACGAGAGGCGGCAGTAATGGCTAGTCAGTCGTCAGATCTTCGTAAGATTCGTGTTACGCCGCAATTAGCGCGAGTGAGCGCGGGCGTCCCATCTATTCGCACACGCAATAACTCAGTCGCTCAGAAAGCATTGATCAAGTACCCGCAGATGATCGCTGCAAAAACTCAGGGTACAGAAGAAGAACTGGAGTTCACATTCCCGTTCCCTCCACAGTCTGTTTCGTATCGCGATTTAGCGCCGGAAATGTCGCAGATCGCGCGCCCTGGACGTACACCAATTGTTGCTTTTAGTCGTTACAAGGCACGCCAGGTGGATCTACAGTTTTTGGTTGCCGTGCCCACAGATGGTCTTTTTATCGATGTTGAAAACGACGTGCGGCTTTTGCAGTTTATGGCGGCAACCGGTCGTCCAGTTTGGTTTTACAACTTTGACAAGTTTCTTGGCAACACGTTCTCGGAAATTACAATCGGACAGATCACGTTTTTTTGGACGATCACCGATCTGAACTTCACGTCAATTCGTCGTAATTCGGCGCAAAGAATTGTGCAGGCAGAAGTATCGATGAGTATTGTTGAAAATAACAATCCAAAAATTGTGGTTGCGCAGTTGCCGAAGATCACTTACGGGGAGAATCCTCCCGCTAGATCAAATCGTCCGAGCACCGCTCCGCCAGAGCAGGAGTTTGTGGAGTGGACTGACGTTTGGGAGACGGGCAACTCGCGAGCAGGATCCCCCTAAAAATGAGTTCGTTCATTCCGATCGATAAAGACTTGTTCCAGATTGGTGATATTGCCACCAATGTTATGAATGACATATCTGAATATGTTTCATCGTTTGATGTGTCGTTTAGTATGGATGGAACATCAGAATTGGCGATTGAGATAGTTGACCCGAACTTCCAGTTTGGAAACAATAATTATTTCCAGATTCGACGTGACATCTTGTACAACCGCAATATGTTTGAAATTGCGGCAGTCGAAGTTCGTCAATCCGAGTCAGTTCATCCGGTGTACCGCATTCAGGCTAGGAATAAAGCGGTTCAGATGATGAAACGTGATAAGACGCCGGAAGCGTATCGCGGCACGTCAGCATCGGATTATGCCAGGACCGTAGCGAAACGGTTCAACATGGATGTCGTTATTGAGGAAACCGCCAAGAAGCAGTCCATCGTGAAAGGGCGGAGCGGGAAAAATGACGAGTCGGTTTGGGACGTTCTTCAACGGTCAGCCGGTGATGCGCAGTTCGTGTGTTTTGAAGTGGACAACATTCTCTTCTTTTGTTCTCAAACGTTCCTTCTGGGTAAATGGGGTGACCCTAAGTACAAGTGGGGTGATGGGACGTTTGTTCCTTATGGGTGGCCGAACCCAAACGAAGAAGCGTTTCCGGGAGCCACGGAAAAGTACATGTTGATCGACATGCCGACGGTTCGCCGTTCGGACGACAATCCAATGGATGCTGAAGGCATGATAAATGTTGAGCGAACCAACGGGCGTTTGCTTCGTCCGGGTATGACGATCGTATTGACTGGCATCCCAGATTTTGAGGGTTTCTTTCTTATTGACTCGGTTGATTTTGCGGAAGGTAGCCCGGACCCGGTTCGGATTTCGTTTAGGACACCTGTCAAGCCGAAAGAGGATCAGAAGAGGAACACTGGAACATCGCAAAGTAGCCAGAACAGCGGTGGAGGTTTGGCTCCTACTGCTTTGCCGACAGATATTGCGAACAAGATTCGTGATTATGTTTCGCGAAATTATCCTCGGGCCGAGTTCACTACGCCTGATGGGTTTGCCCAAAAGATAATGGCCGCAGCCAATGAGGCGGTGGCGTGGGCAACGTTCATTTATGTCAACGGTAAGACTGTTGCTCAGCAGAACGAGTTGCTGGAGAAGTATGCGACTTCGCTGGCCGGAGGTAAGGGCAATATTCGATGGAGGGCAGTTGCGAGCGTGAAGTCGTTGTTAAGAGGGAGCACGATCAATGCGTTGGCTCAGGCTTATGCTTCGGCGTTGCCTTCGTCGGCGTACAACGGGATTGTTCGTTACTTTTCCAGTCAGGCAGTGGCGAGCGAACGAGACCGACTGGTTCAACTGGCCAGAATTGATGCGTACACTATTTACAAAGCGACTACCAAGTCAGAACAAGACAAACTTTTCACTAAGTTCAGAAATCAATACGGCACTAACAGCCCCAGTTATCTCGTTCTTGTTAATATCAGAGGCACAATCTCACGAACCGGAACCACAAATCTGGACAATGCATTCCCACCAACCACGCTAGTGGGTTCCTCCAGAAGTGGTGGCGGCGGAATCTCTTACAGGTGACAATCGTGTACAACCTCATTTCCCCAGATAAAGCCGCTTCCGTTGAACTGGAGAAAAACGGCCTATTTGTCGGCACCGTTACCCTGGTTGAGGACAAGAAGGTGTACGTAGAGATTCCCCAGTTGACACCTGGGTTCAGTTACGGGCCCTGCATGGTGGTTGCCAACAACCTGAATGTGACGCTGACACGCGCTACGGCTGTAACCGAGACGGTTGAGACAACGGGAAGTGCGATCGTTTCGGTCTCGGGCGGGGGAACAAGTCCTGTGACGTCGACGTCATCGACTTTCGTCAAATCCGTAAGCGACAACACAAATGAGTTTGTCGTTCTGGTTGACATCGAAATGGTTGTTCCGCCCGTAGGAAGTTTGGTTCTCTGCGGCTTCCTCAACAACAGCCTGGACGAAATAATCGTCCTCGGATCCATACTCTCATAGCCCTCTGGGCGTGGCAAAATTAAAGAATGGACACCTTGCGCATTCCACTTCGTTTTCGTAACGGTGAGGCAGAAAAACTCACCGAAGGCTCAGACGAATACTTTGCGCAACTCCTGGCCCTGACCGCCCAAATTTTGCCCGGTGAACTGCCCCTGAACCCCAACTACGGGGTAGACGACCCCACGTTCAGTGAAGCGGCCCGTCGATCTTTGGCTTTCGTAGCAGGGGCTTTTATCCCAGAAATCGTATTGGAAAACGTAGAAATTATTGACACAGACTCGGGCAGGTCACAAATTGACATTGCCTTCACGGTAAGGACCTAAAATGCCGTCTCCGGATTTCAGCGAATACATTGACCTCACCATCAACGACCTCCAACCGGAGGACGTTTACAACGGTGCCGTCGAATACGCCAGGGAGGCACTGCCGGAATTTGATCCTCGGGCAGGGACCGTTGAAGATGCGCTGCTTCAGGCCATGTCATATGTGTCTGGCGAGGTTATGGGGGCTATCAACCGTTTGCCCAATGGTTTGATGGAAGGCATTTTGCGGTTGATGGGTTTTGCCCGCTCCGAAGACACCTTTGCAACTGGTGCTGTTATTTTCACAACGATTGACGACACGGGATTGTCGATCCCCGCTGGAACCCAAGTCGCATTCACCGAAATCACAGCAACAGGCAGCATCCAGCACATCTTCGAAACAACCGAGAGTGCACAAATAAGTTTCGGATCCACCACCTCATCCGCCGTTCCCATGGTCGCAATTGATACAGGAGAAAAACCGGCAATTGCTGACGGAGATGGGATGATCATCTTAACCGCCTCTAACAAACTGTTTTCAGCAGTATTTTCTGGTTCCCTTACGCAAGGAGCCGTCGGAGAATCAGATTCCGACTACTTCCAGAGAGGCGTACGTTACCTGCAGAGCCTTTCCAGCGCCCTCGCCACACCCACACAAATAGCCGCCTATGTCCTCACAAACTATTTAGAGGTATACAGGGCGAACGCCATTGATTTAAGTGACCTTGATGAACTGACAGGAATCACCATCTTCGAAAGTGGAGGCCTAATTGGGGCATCTTTGACACCCAACGTGACCACGGTTGCCCCCGTAGTCAACCCAGGCGACCTGATTCGGATTTATGGGGCGACACCGGAATATTTCAATGGCATATTCGAAATTGACAGCGTTGACCCGTATCCGGGTTCGACAATCTATTTCAGTAACACCGTTGGAGCATCGTCCGGCGAAACACACAGCGGCACGTACACCTTGGAACTGTTGGAAGGCTTGAAGAAAACGACAGCAGACAATCTGGGGTCAGTGACAGTGGTGGTCAACAGCGTCGAAGCCGGAGACCTAACAAACACATATAGAAACACCATTAAGAGTGGCGTTTCTCAAAAAATTATTGGGGGAATAAGCCTAAAGGTAGTCAATGCCCTCATCCTTGATTTTGATGTCAATATTACGATTGGTCTCAGATCTGGCTATGCGGAACTTGACGTGCGAACAGCAGTCGATACCGCAATCACCAACTACCTCTCCCCTCTACAGTGGGATTGGTCTGACGAAATCCGTTTGACGACATTAACCACTCTCATCGCCGAAATCGGAGGCGTTGACTACGTGGATAGTGTCTCCATGACGCTTCAAGCAGGAGAACTGCTTGCTCAGCAGTTGGTTAACGGAAACATCCAATTCCTATACCACGGCATGCTGCCTCGCGCATCTGTAACGGTAGGCGTGGTGTGATATGGCCCACGAACTTGATGACATCGTAGATGGACCGCTGACAAGCAACAAACTGTCGGGAGATAACGCGAGTTTTGTGACTTCAGTCGGAGGCTGGACTTCCACCAACTCCAACCTTGCACCAGAATTCGATTTCAAAAAATACGACAACATCAACTCCCTGAAAATAACACCAACCGCATATGACCCAATCGTTCTTTCATTGAACGGCACAAACACTTCTCTCAGGGAAGCGAACGACAACATCGACCTACATTTTTGGATGTGGTCCACTAATGACGTTCTGGTGACGGTGGATCTATCTCTTGGATCGGACGAGACTTCAACCATCTCCCAAACATACGCTGGGGGAATATGGAATGTCGTACGAGCAAACCCGATCGATGTTCCACTGTCCTCTGAAACATATCCGATAGGTATAACCATCACTCTAACTAATCATGGTGGCGGAGCCGTATGGCTTTCAAACCCGGTCTTATACCAAGAATATAATTTCACTAGAAATCGGTTCGTAAGAGAAACCGTACCTTTGATACCCCGCATTTTCACGGAACTGGACAAGATTCAAACTCGTCCCACGTTCCCCATGTATCGGATGATGGAAATTGGCTTGGCATACGCCGGAGTCGCATTCGAACAACAGGAACATTTCAGATATCGGGATGTGGCAGGAGGAAAAAAAACTGCCAACCGCGAGACGTTGAGTGGGTTGGTCGACCCAACAGTTGCTGATGTAGCCATTCTTCCGTGGCTTTCCCAGTTCACGGGAACTCAGTACATCGACCCCACTATCCGCACAACACCATGGGGCAACCTGCCCGAGACCTGGCTGCAAGTCATGCAGGACATCGACGAAGCAGTCGACATCGTTCTGAACGTCACCTCTTTGACCCGTACATCAAACGTAGTTTCAGCAGTTCTAGATGGCGACGTCACAGACTACGCGATCGGCCAAACAGTTCTTGTTAGCGGTGCTGGCACATTTGATGGGCAGTTCTTAATCACAGGACAAAATATTGGGACATCTACTATCGAATGGTCGCAGGACGGCTCAGATGACACCATTTTGACAGGCACAGTGTCTCTCGTTGATCAATCGTGGATTGAACTGGAATCGTTCCGAATTGACATCACGAACCGTGTTGAGTTCCTGCGTTGGCAGGTGGAAAACCAGTATTACGGGGTGAGGGCTGGAACTTTGGAGGCTTTGGCGGAGGCCACGAAGTTTTACCTGAGCGGCACTAAGACTGTCAACATTTTTCCGAAGCATCAAGGCGTACCGTTTTTGATCAAGATCTTCACGAAAACGTCGGAAACCCCCGGTGGTGTAGAAGGTGAAGAGTCCTTGGAATTAGCCCAAGCCCTACAGAAAGCAAAGCCCGCAGGGTTTAAAATAGTCCATGAATGTAATAGCGATGGAACGGATTCGCTATTTGTTTTGGGTAGTTCAACTGATGGACTTTTGTCTAGCAGTCTTCTGTAAGGAGTAGTTATGGCTGGTGCAGGTTTTCGAACATGGGTAGACGAGGAGCCTCTATATGCGGCTGATGTCGTTTCGTATCTCATGGAGCAGTCGGTTATGGTGTTTGCGTCCACGAGTGCCAGAGATGCCGCAATCTCTGTTCCGACGGAAGGAATGATCTCCTACACCAAGGATGACAATGTGATCCGTTACTTCGATGGGACGTTGTGGAATGCCATTGGGGAGATCACTGGTGGCTCAGGTATTTCGGTTTCAGAGTCAACATCGTCGTTCACAATTTCGTTGAATGTTGATGCTAAGGGTGATTTGCTGGTTGGTACCGCCAACGACACGGTGGCTCGTATCCCTGTCGGTTCCGATGGTCAGGTTTTGACTGCCGCGTCAGGAGAGACAACTGGTGTGGCTTGGCAAGATGGCTTCACTTATGCGTCGCCTTTAACAACACAGACAAAGTCAGCGTCTTACACGCTTAGTTCTGCTGATGCCGGAAAGTTGTCTTGGATTGATACAACCGCTGGTGATGTGATTATTACGCTCCCTGATGGCGCTACAGATCCTGGCTTGGATGACGGTCACCAATTCATGTTTCTAAGTATCAGTTCTGCGAACGATGTTATTTTCCAGGGCAATGGCACATCAAATGTCGTTAGTAAAAATGCCTTTCTGACCATGAAGGGCGCATATCATGCTGTAACAGCAGTATTCTACGCTACATCTGATACTTGGATTCTGGTAGGCGATCTGGGATAATCATGCCTAACTTCTCCTATTATCTAGCGTCGCAGGCTGTTTCGGGTCGTGAAGTCAATGTGTATCTTCTCGTTCATCGACTTGATACGACTGGAACCAACAAATTAACGGATCTTGTCAATGTTGGCCCGTACGATGTAAATGGTCGCGATACCTATGATCAAGTGGCGCTAGGAATAAAAAATGATGGAGGTTTTGATTCTGATGGTCCATTTGATTACTGGCATATTTACGCGCCCCATAGTCGTGGGGACTCATTCTGGGGTCCTCTAAGTCCAACTGCAAACTTCAACATCAGTGCACCGCAATACGACGGAGTTTACAGCGGTGGCGCAACATCATCAGAGCCAACAACAAGACTCACAGCGCTCAATCAAAACATGCATGTGTATCAGGCTCTGGCTCAAGAAGTTATTGCCAATAACGACTATGACATGGTTGTTCTGGCGTGGATGTACGACGACCTGGTTTTGGGGCCGCTTATTGGTGTGCCACTGTATCAATGGGGAAGAAAAATTACTGCTGGTTCAGGGGACAGGTTTTTAAGTAATTTGTATTTTGACAATTGGAATACATACCTCTACTGGGGTTTGCACGGCACTACCACATCGCTAGGTCAGACATATATGTACCTGCGAAAGTACAACCAGTCTGGCACATTGATCTGGCATCGACGATTGCAGTCAACCGTAACATCGCCGACTCGTAATCAGATGGGAACCTTGGCGGGTTTTGACACTGGCCGAATAGTCGTGCCAATTACTGTTGCCGCCTCGTCCACGGAATACAAGTTTGGCCTTGCTTATTATGACGCGTCAGGCAACCTAGAGGCGAACTCTATTTACTACTCTTGGGACAGCCCTGCTGTGAGTGGCTATGCGAGTCCAGCATCATCAGTAGTTTCGTCGCGCCCAGCGTGGGATCGACAATATTTTGGTTGGCACTGGTATGACTTTGATTACACTCAGGCTCAAACAAATTTCATCGCGGCACTTGGAGCCAGTGTTGGCACATTCTTTTTCACGCAGACCACCGCACCAGGTTTGATGGTGTCTGGTGCCATTGAGACTCTTGGTTCTGATCCGGGCGATGCAATTTTCCTCTGCCTTAACGATGAAACAGGGTTTGCTGCCACATCGCTTGTTTTGATCAAATTGGATTTTGACGGTGATGTTATTTGGCAAAGAAAACTCACTGTAAGAGGGCAGTATGAAACTGGTGGCGCAGTCACCAGTGGAACAACAACGATTTCCCAAGCGAAAATTAACTGGCGTGACGAAGAGGGATTTTCCTTGGCCCTCACAGTGAAGGAAGAATCCGGCTGGGGTGGGGATCCCGACTCTCCGGAAATTACCGCTTTCATGTCTTTCCCCTCTGATGGTTCGGGATTGACGGGAGAGTATGTCAAACTTGAATTTGATCAGGGATTCAACTCAAGCCTAAATCCTCTGGTGTCACTAGCGTATAAATATGAAGAATCAAACTTTGTGTTTAGTGAACCAGTATTGATCAGCGAGACTCAAGTTGGGGCGACGAGCGCTACCACCAACCCGTTTAGCCAAACTAATGTCACATCTAGTCCAACGAAGACTGAGTTTTCGGTTGAATCGGCGAACGGAGTGTATCGATGAGTCTTTACATGGATCCGAATGGGAATTTTCCTCGTCATTCAGGTGATGTTCGTCTTGCTAATGGTCGTTGGAAGAAGGGTGATCCTCTGCCTGACGGTTGGAGGGAAGTTACCCAAACTCCCCCGCCACAGGTTCCAGGCAAGGTCGTCACATACGGCATTCCAGTTGAGGTTGATGGGGTACTCTCCACCACCTACGAACTCGTTGACATGAAGCCTAAGTCAATTGCGGATTTGAGCGATGACGAGATTCGTAAGGCATTGGGTCCGGAAGCCTATAGGGCTTATCAGGAACACCTAGAATCTAAACTACAATAGTTTCAGTGCAGGAGTAAAAAATGACCGTTTCCCAGACAACCCGATTTGGTATCTACCGCTGGAGTGAAGATACTGATGCCTTCACGCGTCAGCAAATGGACTCTAGCCACGACTCCATCGAATCAAAAGGGGCCATTTTTACCTCGGGGACAACAATCCCTGCACCAAACCCCGAGCACGCCCGATCGTTCTTCTTCAAAACAGACACCCAAACGCTCTACTACTTCAACGGCACAGATAATACGGGGTCGTGGGTGGCTATCGGCCAGTTCGGAAACACAGGCCAAATGGCCACTCTCGCATACGGCCAATCGAACAGTGCAGGCGTCGTCGATGCTGTGGCCCGAATTGACCATGTCCACGAACTGCCCACGATTGACACGACGGCTCTGATCCCAAAAAATATTTTGACAAGCAAGGGCGATCTGATAGCCGGAGCAGGTCCCTCAACTCCAACAGTTCAGGGTGTGGGTGCGGACGGCCAGTTTCTGAAGGCTGACTCCTCATCGGCGACAGGTCTTTCTTGGGGAACCGTAGTAACGACTGGTTTTCTGTCATCGACCGTGGTCGACGCGAAGGGCGATTTGCTGGTTGGAACAGGAAACGACACGGTTGCTCGTCGTTCTGTTGGGACAAACGGCCAACTTCTTATTGCCGACTCATTTCAATCAACCGGCTTGCGCTGGGGGAATGATCCTCAGTTCCAGAAGTACAGTGAAGGCTTGCTTTCAGTTGGCTCCTATTCTGGTTCCACTGTCGGCGATCAGGCCAACGTGTATTACATTGAATTGGGATCCAGTCAAACGTTGACCCTGTCTGCAGGTGTTGCGACAGCAAATACTGCGTATTCGCTGTCCCTGATCATCAAGAACACGGCAGCCAGCGTCACAATGACTTTTCCTGCTTCGGTGAAATGGCCCAACGGCACGCGACCGACAGAAGATACAGGTCTTAACAAGACGAACCTGTGGACACTGATCACTTACGATCAGGGCACTACCTGGCTTGGCTTTTTGGCAGGACGAGGGTTCTCGTGAGCCATTTTGGTGTTGGTGGTGCTGGCCGTTTTAGGCCAAACATTGGGTATTTGCAGCGAAACCCTACTGCGCTTGGTTCGGGTTCCTCCATTGGAGGGGACATCGAACAAAATGGTAGTGGGGCAGCAAACCCTTACATTAGAATTGGTTCAGGTTTTAGGCCAGGGAACTCCCTGACGCAAACAAGCAACAGTCACGCTTTGTGGAATGTGTACTCGCCAAACGCTGACATTTCGTCCAACATGATTGTCCCTGATGGTAGCGGAATCTATTTCCGGTACAAAGACATCAATAGGATGTGGCGTTTGATTATGGGCGAATATCTGTATAACTACTACACTGTTCCCGCTTTTTACCAAGAAGCGACATGCACGGGCTGCTATTTGACCAGTTACTCAACAACACAACAAGAATTCTCATACGAGTGCACGTCAATATACTCATACGGAACCGTATACACATCCAGCAACTACAGTTACTGTAGTTATGGCGGATACAGCCAACTATACGATTATAGTCGCGTTTGGAAATCGTATTGCGACTCATCTTGCGGATGCAACCCAACATACGCAAACCTATACGGCTGCGCAGGAAAATGCCAGGACTTTATTACCCGCACCTACTACCAGTGTACGGGCGGAACATCGGGAACATACATCGCTGGTTCACAAACACCAAACTATCGTCCCCGGCTTTTCTTGCAATACCGGAATGGCTCTTCGACGTGGACCAATCACGGAACAATCAATCTGACCGGTGCTGAGGTTGGCGGACTTAGGGTACGGCTCGTTGGTAACTCCATCGTTGTTTACAAGGGAACGTATGGTCAAACATCGGGGTGGACGCAAATCGGATCATATACGTCGTCTATTCACAATGACGGTCTCTTTCATGGGATTGGGATAGGCAGCGAGAACCCCCAAAACCGTGGAGTAAGCAGCGGTATAGGCGCATTTACCATCGAAGGAATCTGAGATGGCTCAAATTTTTGAGATTTCGGACGAAACATTCCACGCAATAGCGGCCGGGGAAAAAAACGTGTACGCTATCAAAAAGTCGCGTTATAAAACGTTGGATGGGTGGGAAAAAGCGGGATCAAAAATCAGCATTTGTGTTGTCCGTGACGACTACACTGTGCGAGAGGAACTTCGGATTCCTATTTCAAAAATTGAGTCAGCACACCAGAGGTTAAGTAATGGTGATGGTACAGAAGCGCAATGACGTCCCTGAAAAAACGTTAATTGCCATTGTTTCTGATGTAACTTTGGTTCAATTAATGGAGATGGACCACGCTGCGGTCTATTGGGGTGTTATTACGGAAGATTTCCCGCGCGAGGAATGGAATCGTGTTTCCCGAGTTATGAACTTTGTTCAACTGGGAACATATGAAGAATTCGTTGTCGACGAGGAAGGTATTGTCACTTTTGGTTGGTCCGAAATTCGTATTATTTCAAACCGCCAGAATCTTCATTTGGATCGTCGGCTTTTGGAAGCGGACAATATTCCGACGATTTCAGCAAAACCGTCTACTAGCGAGGGTAAGCGCAAGTTCCGTTTGCCTGGGTTTATCAGAAAATCAAAACCCGATTGTGGATGTGGAGGTTGACAATGGAGGGTGAACAGAACGAGGAAATGGCCAAAATGGTTGACGATGCCTTTCCCGAAAGCATGGTCCTCAACTGGATTGTCATAGCCGAAACTGTCAACAGTGATGAAAGACATCTACAAATGGCGACAAGCGACGGCATGACAACATGGCTGGCGACCGGAATGCTAAACTGTGCCAACGAGATAGTGATCAATCAGCACTACACCAATCAAGAGGAGTTTGACGATGGCGACAACTAAGCGCAAGCGAGCCAAGAAGAGCCAGGTCGGAGACCAGATGGCAAAAGGCGGCATCATGGCGCTCGTGGTCTACTTTGCCAACAAGGGCGACATCGACCCGGAACTCGTTGCAATCTGCATGCCCCTGATCGCAGGAATCATGGCAGTGGTCTCAACAAAAATTGGAGACCCCGCAATCGCATCGTTCTTCGATGTGGGCAAGAAGGACGCCGCAATTCCGGCTCCTGCAGCAGCGGAAGCAGCCCCCAAGGCCGAAGAGGCAGCCGCACCCGCAAAGAAGTCCGCAGGGCGACCCAAGAAGGCCGCACCCAAGAAGTAAACCAATCTCCGACAAGGGACGGTGGGCGAGGCAGGTTATCCTGCCTCGTTTGCCGTTATCGGCACACTAGAAGTGATCCTTCTTGGGCTAAAATTATGCCAGGTAAACAGTTGGAGGGCTAACTGTGATCGCTGGCGTCTATAACATCAATCTTGACCAGGGCGCTACGTTCGAACGCCTACTCACGGTAAAAGACGCTGCCGATGCCCTCTATGACTTTACTGACCATACGGCACGAATGCAGATTCGCGCCGAACTGGAAGACACTGATGTCCTGGCAGAACTGACGACCGAAAACGGCTACATAACGCTCGGGGGATCAGCGGGGACGATCAACCTCATGCTTCCACCCGTAGTGACGGCAACACTGGATCGTGATTGCGTCTACGACCTGGAAATCATCGACGGTCTCGGTCGCGTCTATCGACTCCTTAAAGGAATTGTTCGTGTAGATGCCGAGGTCACCAGATGAGCAGCATTTCGGGATCAAAGATCGATGTAGAGGCACAAAATCTTCGCAACCGGGTCACGGTTGAAGAGCCGGAAGTTTCGGTAAATGTTGAGCAGATCAACAACATCATTTCCGTTACCGAAGAACCGACCGAAGTTCTAATCTCGCTTTTAGGGAGCCAAGGTCCTCGCGGTGGAACCATTTTGTATGGGACGACTTCTCCGCCGTCAATACAGTTGGGTGTTCCCGGGGATATTTACTTCGACCAAAACCAGTACCAGTTCTGGGGACCAAAGTATGTGGATCCTGCTGACGGCGCAGCAAAATGGCCCCAATTCCCATTTTTCACCATTTCGGTATCTCGGAGATATGTCCACACACAAACAACCCCCAGCAACACCTGGCTGATCAACCACGACCTTGGTGGAGAACCTTCAATCTCAGTAGTGGATAGCGCAAAAACTATGGTCATCGGCGAGGTAAGATATATTAGTACAACGCAAATTGAGGTGCAATTTACCTCACCGTTTTCAGGGTTCGCATACCTAACGTAAAGTGAGAGGGCGCTAAATGGCGACTAGATTCGTAACAAATCTTGATCTGGTACAGAACCAGATCCTCAACGGACGCTTCGAAAGCGTTGCCAGCGACCCCAATACCGGCAACTTCGAAGGCCGGATGATCTATAACACCACCGAAGACACCATCAAGGTGTACTCGGGGTCCGCATGGCGGAAGATGCTGTGGGAAATCACCTCCGGAACCACAGCCCTCGTCCCCAGCGAAACCAACGGAAGCGTCGCCCTCACAATTGCCAATGTGACCAGCACCGTCGACGGCTTGATGTCCGCGACCGACAAGGTCAAACTGGATGCCTCCACCTCAAACAACACGGCCTCAACAATTGTTTTCCGAGATACCAACGGAGACTTCTCGGCTAATACCATCACTGCAGGAAAAGTAACTGGACTCAACGCCCCTAGCGCTGATACGGACGCAGCCAACAAGGCCTATGTTGACGCTGCCAGGTCAGGGTTGGATGTCAAGGCATCCGTTCGCGTTGCAACGACAGGAGACATCTCCCTGTCCAACGCCACAACCACCGTCGACAACATCACCCTAAATGACGGAGACCGAATCCTAGTCAAAGACCAGAACACAGGCTCCGAAAACGGCATCTACATCGTCTCCACCAGCGGAAACTGGTCACGAGCCACCGATGCCGATTCCAGCGCCGAAGTCACCTCCGGTTTGTTCACATTCGTTGCCGAAGGCGACGCCAACGCTGACTCCGGCTGGGTTTTGGCCACCAACGACACAATCGTCCTGGACACCACCAACCTGGTCTTCAACAAGTTCTCGGGTGCTGGCCAGATTATCGCTGGTCTCGGCCTGTCCAAGAGCGGCGTTCAGTCTAACCAACTGGATGTGAATACCGATGGGACATCCATTGAAATCGACGGCAACGACGATGTTCGCATCGCTTCTGGGGCTGCTGGTGACGGCCTCGGTTGGAATACTGGTGTCCTGAGCATCAACATCGCCGCAACAGGTGGTTTGCAACTCACCTCGGACGAAATTGAAATCAAACTCAACTCTGGGGTGTCGGGTCTCAACACGACCGCCAACGGTCTTGCGCTTGACTCGTCAATGGCTGGAACCGGCCTCACCTTCACGACCGGAGTGCTGTCGGTCAACACGATTGACCTGACGAGCGCATCGGGTAACGGTGTTTCGGGTCTTCTACCCATCGCCAATGGTGGTACGAACGCTTCAACCGAGGCCGCCGCCCGAAGCACTCTTGCTTTTACCCCCGCTGGTTACAACACGAGCCAGGCAGTTCTTGCTCGTATCGCTGCGGTTGACTGCTCGGCTTCATCGGGAACCACCTCTGTCACTGCCGTGACACACAATTTCAATACCGCTGATGTTGTTGTGCAGGTATACGACACAGTTACCAACGACACAGTTATTGCTGATGTTGTTCGTGCAAACGCCAATGCGGTCACGGTCACAATCAATGGCTCGTTAATTGCCTCAGGTGACTACCGAATTGTTGTGACAGGCTAAGATTTCCACATAGGGCTTGAGGGCCCACTAACAAAGAGAAACGGTTGAGGTCGTGGCTCAGAGATTCACAACGCCAATATCTATCGCGCAGTTATCTTCTGCGTCATCAGATGCTATCTCTGTGCTTGTCGACGGCGATGTCAGCCCTCGGGTCAAAGTAGAAGCAGGGGGACGCCTCACGTGGGGTGATGGAACATCTTCCGGCGATGTTGTTCTATATCGTGACTCTGCAAATCTCCTCAAAACTGATGACACCTTTCAGGCCACTGGCGGTGTCGCCACTATTACGAACCCCGGTCCTCCCCCGAACGCTCTTGTTCGCCCAGTCGGAACACTTCTCGTTGACTCAACCAACGACACCTTCTACTTCTATGGAACGCTCGGCTGGACGCAAATCGTCGGCGGAGAAGGCGGCGGTGGCGGTGGCGAACAAATCAATCTTGACGGTGGCGACTCCGACGAAATTTTCGGTGGCATCGTAAGCATTGATGGAGGAACCGCCTGATGGGTACCCGCATACAATTCCGTCGTGATTCATCGTCCAACTGGACAATAAATAACCCCGTTCTGGCCGAAGGAGAAATGGGGCTAGAACTTGATACACGACGTATCAAAATCGGTAACGGTTTAGACAACTGGAACAACCTGCCGTACGGCATTGCGACTATTGGCATTGACGAACTTGTTGATGTCACAATCACCGACCCGCAAGACGGCGAACTCATCGTTTACGACAGTGCAACTAGCACATGGGTCAATACATCAGCATCACTCGTAGCCGAACAAAATGACCTAACCGACACGGTCATCACCAACCCACAGCCGGGCCAATACCTTCAGTACGACGGCACACAATGGGTTAACGGGGTCAGCCCGACCGGTGAACCCCTGGGCCACGAGGACAGAACCACCAGTCACATTGCATTCGACTCTGGAACTCTCACGTTCTCCATTGAACCAAAGTTACCAGTAACAGAATTTGTGGTCTGGGTTGGTGGCATCAAATACACCTACACAACCACGCAAAGCGTCACAATCCCTGATGTCACCGGCCTCTACTACTTCTACTTTAATTTGTCTGGTGCGCTGGCATACAAGACCACCTACTTTGACTGGCCCGTTGAAGCGCCGACTGCCTACCTATACTGGAACGCAACGACAAGCACCGCAACATTCTTTGCTGACGAACGGCATGGCATCGTCCTTGACTGGCAAACCCACGAATACCTCCATCGAACACGAGGTGCGGCATTCGCAGCAGGCTTCAACATTTCGGGCGTCATCACTAATGGCGACGGAACCCTTGACACCCATGTTGAGTTCAGCCTAAGCAACGGAACATTTTTTGACGAAGACCTACAGGTCGACATCGTCGATTCAGCAACACCAACAGTTGACACCTGGGAGCAAGACCTATCCCCAGCGTCAATTCCTCTCTACTACCTGGATGGTACAGAGTGGGTGCGCGATTCAGCCAGCACTAATCCCGTCAAAAAGGGAACGACCTTCGCTGTCTACAACGAACTTTCACTTGGCTCATGGCAACTTACAGAAGTCGCCAACGGTGCTTACGTTATTTCTTGGATTGTCGCAACAAACCAACTCAACACCCCGGTTATCGCCATCATGGGACAAGGCGAATACACCAACATCGGGGACGCCGAGGACGAAATCTGGGAAACAGTCAACCTAGACGACTTCCCAGCCTTTGAATTCCGACCGCTGTACAAACTCATCTACCAGACTGGCTCTTATGGAAATACCACAAACTCGCGGCTCAGGGGAGTCAATGACCTTCGTGGCGGAGGTACCTCAGGGAGTTCTGGGGCAGGGACAACCGACCACGGACTCCTCACTGGGTTGGCAGACGACGACCACACCCAGTACCTCAACAATTCACGGCACAACAACCTTGACCATTCGGACGCACTGGCAACAGCCTCACTGAGCGACCTGGGCGATGTCACTCTCGCTTCTATCAACACCGATGAACTTCTTCGGTGGAGTGGTACCGCCTGGGTGAACACCGATGGCATTACGATTGCGTCCACGGGTGCTGTCACCTTCAACGGCGTCAACACCTTCCCAACCGCCGCAGGTGGACTCGGCCAGTATCTGGCATCTGATGGTGCAGGGAATCTCGTTTGGACAAACGCAGGCTCAACAGCCGGTGGAATCATTAACAGTTCCTCATCAGGTGCTGTTCTCATCATGGAGATTGGACCGTAATGGCAGTAGGAGATCGTTCTGAACTCAGGTTGGCTGGACCGGCTGGTATCGGCACTACCACAACCACAATGATGACTGTTCCTGCGGGGAGCGTCTATGTGACCAAGCAGGTTCTGTTCACCAACACAAACGGTATTGATGCGTATATTACTGTCGCTATAGGCGACCCGGCTACGGCATCAAATTGTATTTTCTACAACCTTCCTATAGCGGGATTTGATACAACCGTCTTTGACACGGCTTTGGTTATTGATACCGGCGAAACCATTCAGGCTTTTGCTGATCGTGCCGGTGTAAACATGACGATCACCGGTTGGGACAAGGAGGTCTAATGCCTCTTGATTCCGCTTTGGGTTTGCCTGGACAACGTCCAGGAGTTGTCACTTCAGTTACCCGACCAGTTAATCCTTTTGTCGGTCAGATGATCGTAGAGACCGATACGGGTCGACTAATGGTTTATACCTCTTCCGGCGAATGGCGACAGGCGACAACCGGAACAGACGTCACCGCCACCCCGCCCGCAGGAGCCATCACAGGCGACTTGTGGTTTGATAACGAGTCCGCCGCCATGTACTGCTACTACGACGGCTTTTGGGTTGAAGTCACTGGGGTGGCATCAACAGAGGTTGCGGATGGCCAGATCACTTCAGCAAAACTTGCATCTGATGTTACAACAACTCACTACGGAAAAGTTTTTTACGATTCATTCCCTGCGGTAGTTGACAACTCTTCTGGTACAGCGGCATATCAAACTCTCACTGATATGACAACTGCTTCTGGTGAAGGTTCAATGTCCTGGAACGCCACTAACGGCGAGTGGACAATTCCAGTAGACGGAGTTTATGCAGTTGAATTCATCACCAAAATGGGTGACGGAGCAACCTACGGTGACCTGAATGTGCGTGTGGATGTAAATGGGACTCAGGCGGGTACGACACTCACTGGCTTTGAAACCAACGACACCGTTTCCGAGAAGTGGCTACTCCCCTTGAGCGCCAATGACCTGGTTTCATTTGTTTATCGTGGTCAGATGCTTTATCCGCGAGCCAACATATACAAGATTTCGGTTGGGTGATGTAAATGGGCTTGAAATCAACCGTACCTAACTCCCTGGCCCAGCCTGGCGTCTGCACTTCGATCACCCGACCCCTCGCCCCCTACGAGGGTCAAATAATCTACGAAACCGACACCGACAACGCCATGGTCTGGAACGGATCTGCGTGGATATTCATCCACGACGGAGCCTGGACAGCCAAAGGTGACCTGTTCGTCGGAACCGCCGACTCAGACGGAGACATCATTGGGGTTGGAGCCAACAACACCCTACTGACCGCAGACAACTCCACCCCAACCGGCTTGGCGTGGAAATCAGACATCAACGTAACATCAGTTACAACGAATGTTTTGTCCGCAGCAGACATAACCGGAGCAATCAGCGGCCAGATCATTATCAACGCCGTCAACAACACTGCGTCCACGTTGACTAAAGGCTCCATTGTTTACATTTCTGGCGTCAACGCTTCGGCAACGCCAGAAGTAGAACTGTGTGACTACAACATTTCTTCAACCCTCCCGCCAGCAGGTTTAGTGTTCGCCGATATTACGGCTGGCCAAATAGGTCATGTTGTCGTGTTCGGTTTAGTGAGCGGCTTGGATACATCAGCCTTTGCGGCAAATACGCAATTGTGGATGGATCCTGCTGGTGGACTTTCGGTAAACCAACCGATGGGCCCGGCAGAAGACATCTACACCATTGGTCGCGTGGTTGTTTCTGATGCCACAAATGGCTCAATTCTTGTCACAAGCGGAATACCCAAAACAATTACTCCGAACACAATTAGTGTTGACGGTCCAATAACTACAGCCCTGTCCATCACGTCGGATACAGCAAATGTGACGACGCATATATACGGTTTGGACATTACGGCCACGGGAACAATAACTGGGGCCAACCTTGCAGCAACCAATTCGCTCACCGTCAACTCGGTAGAAATCGACCCTACTGGCGCGGACATCGATGAGGTGCTCGTGTTTAACGGAACAAAATTCGTACCAGCAAACATCGATACAGGCGGAAAAGCATTCGCCTACTTTATGGGAGCCTAAACAATGGCAGAAACATTCAAACTTCTCGGGTCGTTTGACTCTGCGAGCGACAACGTCTTAGATCCTTTTTATACGGTTCCGTCTGGGCGTTCGTTTGTTGGGCGCGTATTCATAGCAAATAACTCACCGAGTGACGTGACAGTATCGCTCGCATTCAAGCCATCTAGTGGCGCACAGAAAACTGTTATTCCCAACGTCACAATCGCTGGATATTCGGTGATGGATTTCAATGGTCTTGCCGGTACTGCTGGCGACGCCATTTACGCCGACACGACCGCTTCCAATGTCACCTACACGGTGTTCGGCACGGAGATGTACGCGTCATCGGGCGATGTTTCAGTTGGCGGGTCGATCCTGGATTCAATCGTTAACGCCAAGGGTGACCTGATTGTAGGATCTAGCGATAACGCTGTCGCTCGTTTCGGCGTAGGCGCTGACGGCTATGCCTTGGTGGCTGATGCTTCAACATTGTCGGGTCTTCGGTGGGATAACCTGCGCGCCCAAACGGTGTCCGTCAAGAGCACCGCGACGCACACTCTGGCCTTAGAGGATTCCAGTGAGATTTTGGAGTTCACGAACGCTGGCGGATGCCAAATCACCATCCCGACCAATGCGTCTGTCAACTTTCCAGTTGGTTCGCAAATCACGCTGGTTCAGGCGGCTGCTGGACCGATTGAAGTCATTGCTGCTGGTGGCGTGACCCTGAACTCCAAGCAGGGGTACCGGGTTTCTGCTTTCCAATGGGTTGGTCTCGTCTTGTACCAGCGTGAAGTTGATAATTGGGTGCTGTTGGGAGACTTGGTGCCGTGAGTGTTTTTGCCGGGATTGTAAGTTCCAGCGGCACTGATGTGCCCGCCCAGGACTGGACGCTCATTGGAGAAGACCACATTGATGCGGGTACATCCAATGAACTTGCCGTGCTAGGTGGTGCGCTTTCCTATTCGTCAGTGAAGTTCATTGCTGACATTGATTCCTCGGCATCGCAGACTTTGACAATTCATTTCCCGGATGACCCCAGCGATGCCAAATATTACGAGCAGACAATAACTGAATCAGGAATTTCAGAGGTTGGATGGGTCATCACAACAGTCTCAACACCTGGTGGTGGGCTTGCTTGCAATTTAGATTCAGCAGGTCGATATGTAATTTTTGGGGAAATAACACAATCCGACATTCCGGGCACTTATGGGCGGGTCGTCATAAATCTTCAGCGCACAAATAGTGCCAGTGATTATCAGATGACCACCATTGAGGGGTGGATGATGACTGCTGGGCCATGGTCAACTGCAAACTTCACGATGAGTGGTACTACAGGCTTTAAAACTGGAAGTCGACTTTCCGTTTATTCATCACCTGCGAGCGTGACGGGATGAGCGCAGTTCTTTTGGATGTTCTTGGGCCACCTGCGGCTGGCTGGGGCAACTGGGATATACCGTTGGATTATGTCGGTTTCAAACATATAGGAATCAAAGCATGTTTGAGGTCTAACGACCCAGAGGGAATTTCAATTATATTTTTGAACAGCCTATTAGACCCAATTACCCAGGTGGAGTACGGGCAAATGTCTCGCACCAACCCTTCCTTTAATTTGCCAAACGGGATAAGCCTTGATTACCCTCCTCCAACGTTCTGTTACGTCGCTGGGTCAAGCGACCTATTTCCAACCTATCTTGATATAACAATTTATGATTTTTCAACCTCTGATACATTTTCGTCAGCCACCTGCACTGCATTGACCCCATCGGTTGACTCTACAGAGGAAATTGTATCCGGACAGGCACAACTACTGACTACGGACCCAGTGTCATACATTCGTTTACCTCACGCTAGTGAGTTTGGAGAGGGAGAAGTTCTGGGGTATGACGCACTCAGCGAAGTAAAAGTATTCGGTTACAGAGGTTAGTTATGTCTCTTACACTCATGCAAAAAGTAGACCTATCTTCGGATACAGCAGAAATCAACTTTAGCAATATTGGCGGTTTCTCTAATCTGATGATTATCGCGAGTCTACGAAGCAACTACGCAACATCTAGTACAGATGGTATTGCAATCCGACTTAACCAAATAGCAACTGGATTCCAGTCAATTGACGTTAAATCTCAAGTAAGTTTTGACAGAGATCTTTTTGAGGACAACAGCACGTTCTATCAAAATGCTCCAATCATCACCAATGAAGCCGCTGGCGGTCGAACTGCAACAGCCTTAAGTACATCAGGGGTCAAGGGAACATCTCAAATTCTCTTTCCGTCATACTCTGAATCTGGTTGGTTGAAGTGCATTATGGCTGAGTACAAGTTTTATGAATCGACTAGCACAGACTTTGTGATGGGTAAAGTTGGAACAACCTGGAACAGCACTGTCCCCATCAACACCATCACCCTCTACCCAGCAGACGGCTCAGCCTGGGAAGCAGGTTCTGTCGCCACCCTCTACGGACTCCAAGCATCATAAGGATTCGCCATGGCCATCAATGTCACCCCCCAACCAGAACTTCTCAGGGACACCTATCCGCTTCCGCTTTTTGGTGTCTGGTCAAACTACAACAACAACCCAGTGATGCATGTGTACGACTCCGACTTCGCTCCAGTGTCTATCAGTACAACACCAACCTACGCTTACACATCCATGGAATTGTATTCGGCGTTCACCACCCAGAATTACACGCAGTCCCTGGTCGGCACAAACACCTCCAACTACACCATCGCCTCCTGCTTCAACAACAGTTTTGCCGGACACCAGTTCGTTAATGGTGGTGCGTCGGGAGCGTTCTCCCACCAACATGTTGACAACGTGGCTGCATCAATCTTGGACGCCGGTAACACCCTTCATTCCGTTCCGGGCTATCGACCCGACTGGTACATCGCCCAGAACAACCTGACCCTTCAGATGCGGACACGAAACACACACGTGCCCCTAGACAGTCTGACGATCAGTTCGACGTATGCGACAGCACCCACCGGAACCTCCAGGGGCATGGTGTGCTACAACGACACAACCCGACGTTTGATTGCGATTACGGCCCTGGATACATCTAACAACTACCGGATGCATGTCTGGACAGCACCTAACGACCGGCTCACCGGCAAGGCAGGAGAACTCCATACTTTCCTCACCAATGCTAAAAACGAACTAAACGGAGGGTCGTACCAGTATCGCGACTTCTCGCATGCGACCACTGGCTCGGGTAACTATAACGAGTCGCGCTACCGGATGAGCGTCATCCTTGACGATTTGGGCAACGTGGGATTGGTGCGATTTACTCCATCGACAAATCTTAATTATGCGATCCTGCTCAAGGCTGGGGCGGGATGGAATACTCCAGTCGTGTATGAAACCTTGGCTGCCACGACCTCCTACGGATATGAGCAAGGCAACCGGTATGGCATTCGAAGCAATATGACCTGGGATAACAACTGGGTGGCCTCCTACGCTCCGTATTACTACTATGGCTCAGGTGTCAACGTTTTCTTCGTTGATTCCAGAAACTGTCAAAATTACTATCACTACTCAAATACCAGCACTTCAGTCGGCCACCAGTTTGCACCTGCCAAGGAATCTGGGTTTGTCATCGGAATCTCCAATAACGCTGACGGAACGGTGGGCATGAGGCACGATTTTGTTGACCTGCAAGCCATTCAGGATTCTGGTCGCTTGCCGAATGGGACGACAATTGCGAACGGAGAAACCCTGTCATCCATCTCTAACCGTCTGTACAGCATTGACACGGGTTACAACTCCACCAACTACCCGTGCATTATCACCATGGCATCATGGAGAACCTGGAAGTCATAATGAGCGAAAAACTTTACACTCACGCCTTCTATGTAGGTGGGCAATTCTTGCTAACCGAAAATGGTGACATTGAACTCCCCACCCCCAGTGCCCTAGGACATAGATTCATCATGGGAGAATCCGGCGTTGAAGACCTCTACGGCGGGATTGACGACGATGCAGTACGACTCAAAGACTGGGAAGATGGGGTAGCAGCCGCTGAAGCCGCTGGCGAAGAACCGCCCCCGGATTTCCGAATCCCCAGCGAATGACCAGATAAACGACCATTTCCCCCCATAAACCAACCCAAGATAAATAATGCCATTGTGGTATTATCAGACAGGGAGTTCTTCGGTTTGGAGAAACGTGATGACAGTAAAAAATGACTACTCTCTTGTCTTCGACAAAGAAAGCAAAGAGGGTTTTCGCTGGATTTCCCCAACCGAAGATCCCGGCATTGACGCCAAGGGCGACCTCATGGTCGGAACCCATGACGACAACATGGCCCGCCTCCCCGTGGGGTCTAATGGATCACTACTGGTGGCAGACTCATCCCATACAACCGGCATGAGATGGGACTCTTCAGTGGAAGTCACCGCCAGTACCTTCGACTTCGGTGGAAAAGCGTTGGGTGGGATCAATGATCCCGTCCAGCCCAGTGATGTTTCAACAAAAAACTATGTCGACTTGACGGCGGCAGCATTAGCGATTGCATTGGGCTGAGGTTCTAAATGGCAAAAGAATTAATTCACAACTATCGCTTTAATCCGGCGACAAACACCATTTACCTGCGTGGAAACATTACGCCCGAAAAGTTTTTGTTGATCACCAACATCACACGCAACGAACCCCTTTACCTCTTTAACTCGCCAGCATACGGATTTGTCACAGTAGTCTTCGACCAAGAAACCGAAGAGACAGAAGTCATTCTGGTCGCAGACTGCTCAGCAATGTCTGCAAGCGACAAACTTCAGGTTTTCGTTGAATCATACGCCCAAGAATTCAGACCCACCAAAGAATTCATCGACCCTGTTCAAAAACTCAGAGTTTCTAACCCAGAAAACCTGATCGACACAGACTTCGAATATGGACTGCAGTCAACCAAGTGGGAAACCCTCCAGACTGTCAATAACATCCCGACGGTCTATTCTTCCTCTGGCGACCTTCCCGTGGAAGCAATCACATCAGTAGAGTCAATTGCCGGTTCAAAGCAGATTCGTGTGTCTACAGGAAGCCCTCACGGCGTGTCTCTTGGAGACCCGATCTCGGTGCAGGGCCTGACCCAATATCAGGCAGAAGGATATTTCACTGTCTCTGGCGTCCCAGACCCTCTGACTTTCTTCTACGAACTGGATGTCCCCGCTACTACAACCGGCGACATCTCTGGCGGCTACACGACGATCATCCCCGCAAAGTTTTTTGACGGATCCGCCCTTCCAATCAATATTGAAGACGGAGCACTGTCAGACGAAAATAGCCCCTCTTTGTTGAGCGTCACCACGAACGAAACTCACGGATTTTCCGCCGGAACCAAAGTCTATCTACGCAACACCGTAGGGCCAAAAGACCTCATCATTGTCGACCCAACAGGCACAGCGCCAGACAATAGGCCATACATCGATACTCAGCCGTCGTTTTCCATTTCATTGTCAGTTGACAACACGGCCTCTACAGGACGTGGAACATTCCGTGAACCGCAAACCGTGTCATGGGACTGGGAATCCACTTACGTAAAGTATCTTGCGACCAACGATTTCAACGGTGCAACCGACGAGGTGAACTGGCCCAACCATGGACTCCATGACCGGGCGTGCCTGTTGTTCAACACTCCGATTCAAGGCAATGACAATGGTGGCCTCACAGACGGATACGTGTACTACGTTAAAGTGGTTGATCAAGACAAAATTCAGTTGTGCACAGACTATGAGCAACTGCTCAACGTGGTTCCTCTTTCGCTTTTGGACAACGACTTTGGTCCTTCGCGTCTAGGTCTTGTATACAAGGTTGAAAGAAACAGCGGCACTACAAGGTATACGGCGAGTAACACACGCGGCGTTTCTTCAACTCAGACTTACTTGTATCACTACGGAAATAACACCACGTACAACCATAATTTATCTCAATACACTGGCGGACAAAAGCCAGATTCGGTAAGAATCACCCAAGTTTATGGTTATAGCGGATATTATTGGGGCTATACATACCACTATATTGGAAGGAATGGTTCGGCAGGCACGAACTTTGTTACTACATATCCGTACAGCGGAAGCGGGTACTGGTATGGCAATTATGACGCTACCAGTTGGCTTTGGCAGTCCGGAAACGTATGGTATATCACGGGTCGTTCTTACTCTCCTTGGGGTTTTTATGGCTCGTCGTGGTTCAACACGACAGTTTCCTACACCGATCCAAATGGGGGCGCCGATCAGTCCGGCTACGACCTACGAACAGCCGTTTTCGGCCTCGGTTCAGACGACCCTGACAGAATGATCGCGTTCCAGGGGCGCACACCAGGGTCTTACAGCGCCTCGTCTGAGAACTTCTCGTATCTAGCCAACACGCGAACAAACGGTAGATATGGCGTTCTTGCCATCCCATACCAAAATGACGTAGTCTCAGCCTCAACCCTTGATGGAACTTTCGTCAGCGACTACAACGACTCTGGTCTTGAAAGTTTCCCAACCAACTCGGAGATTTTCTACGGATTCGCCCGAACCCTGACTTCCGACCGAAATACCGTCTACTCACCCAACCACGGAATTGAAGAGCAAACAAACGCCACAATACAAGTCGACGCAACCGACTACTTGAATGGCGACCGATTTGCGTACGCCGATTCCCAGGGAACAATAACGACAATCAACAGCCAAACAATAAATATTCAAATTATTCCGGTAAACAACGATCTGTTTCGCATGCAGATTATTGGGGCACCAAACACCGACAATATCGTTCGTTACCCTCGCCGGTACTCCGTCTCTTACATCCAGGCCAACGACTTCTACAACACCATTTATGTTAGCAACCATAAAGTTGTAGGTACTGAAGAAGCCGTCTACTCACACTCTGGGTACGATCCGGAACGAATCATCGAATACGCGGTTACCAATGACGGAGTGTCGGCCTACGTATTCACCTCTTCCGATACAAACATGGATGGATCGGCGCTAGTTACCGGTTCCAATCCAACACTTTCCCTCTACCGTGGAGTCACATACCATTTCACGTTAAATGCGCCCAGTCACCCTTTCTACATCAAAACATCCCCAACAACCGGGTCCGGAGATCAATACACAACAGGTGTTTCAGGTAACGGCAGTGATGTGGGCGTTGTTTTGTTTACCGTTCCGGCAGACGCCCCACCCACCCTGTATTACGCCTGTGGCGTCCACGCTGCTATGCAGGGAGAAATAACCATCACCGAAATGCCCAACAACATCGGTGGACTTTCTTTCGGAGATACATACAACCTGAACCGAGTCAACGATTCGCGACTGGAAGTCATCGCAGCAATCAGTCAGGACGCATCTGCAACCACATCTGCCTACGGCTACCCGAATAATGCGACCCAAACTTTCTATGTGGATGTTGAAACTCCGCTAGGGATTGACCCTGCCGCCTGCACCATCGTCGGAATCGAATTCCGTGGCGACTTCAGCGACCGAAACGAATATTTGCTGTTGACATTTGATGATGGTGACCAGTATTTCGTGGGCGTCAACGGCTCCGACTCTGCCATTTGGCAGCCCGAAACCGGTTTTGGCGTCAAGGACATCACTTCCCTACTTTCCGTTCAGGGAGGCAAGAAATCATTCCGTGTCACAGTCGACCCAACCAACCAGGTGAACTTCTATTACCTCGGGCAGTGGAACGCTTCCAACCTGTGGGAAATCCGTTTCATTGTTTCTGGCGATACAGGCACAATCGGACTGTCTAGTGGAGGTGTCGGCGAGCAGAAGTTCTCCATCCCAACACTCCTTGGAGCATATGACGGCGTTTATGGGGTTACGGACGTAACTTCACAAAACACCTTCGACTTGCAAACGGACTTTACGATACCTCGCCGCAAGTACCTGTTCACATCATCTGATGTTGATAATGTCAGCAATACAATTACTTTTGCCAGCCCCCACAACCTGCTCACGGGCGAAGAAATTCAATACGATCCGAATGGAAATCAATCTATTTTCGATCAAATGTGGGATTCCCTCTACGCGATTGTAGTTGACGCCACGACAATTAAAATAGCGGTCAGTTCATTGTCGGCGATCAACAATGATTCACTAAACATAACCCCGCAAAGTGGAGCGCACCTTTTTTACACCACCAACGTAATAAAAGGCAACACCGGGTCGGGAATTGTCACGACGGTGGCAGGCGAAAAGGAAGTAACTGGATCCGGAACACGCTTCCTGTCGACCTTCAAAAGATTTGACCCTATTTGGATTGTAGAGAATGGCGTATCCAACCGCTACACCGTTGACGTCATCACAACCGAAGAGGCGATGGTCCTATTTGAAGCAGTAGAAACATCTCAAGTCGACGTCAACTACTTCTTCTCCACGCAAATAATTCTAAGGCCTGACGGATTCTCTCTTCACAAACCATTCGACGGCGGAGTCGACATTACGGCTGGAACCTCCCCCAATAGCAAGATTGTCCGCCAGTCACGCAAATACTTCCGTTACCAGTCCGGTAAAGGCATTCAAAACTCCTTTGCAATCAACCTCAACCCGCCGCGACTGGTCGGTCAGTTGTCTCACTCCGGTTCCGGTATTGCCCTAGTCGAAACACAAGAAATTCACAACCTGAAGGCGGGCAACCTTTTCGTCATGAAGGATGCCACGGTTACCTCTGGACAAAACCCGTACAACGGAGAATTCACCGTCCTTCAAGTTATTGACCCATTCACCTTTACCTACGATATGGGTGCCGTTCCCACACAAACCAAGGCCGGAGGATACCCAACCTATTATCGGCGTTCCTGGAATGATGCATACGTTCGGGCTGGAATGTTTGACGATCAAAACGGCTTCTTCTACGAGTACGACGGAAACAAGATTTACTGCGTTCGCCGTTCGTCGACTCAACAAATCGGCGGAACAGTCAACGTTACACGTGGTTCGCAGGTCATTACGGGCAACAGAACATCGTTCACAAGTCAACTAGGAGTTGGCAACAAGGTCGTAGTTCGCGGACAGTCTTATCTGATCGTAGAAATATCTTCTGACACTCGCATGGTCGTACAGCCTGCATATCGTGGCGTTGACGCCCGAAACGTGAAGGCAACAATTACTGTCGATACCAGGGTCCCCCAAGAGGACTGGAGCATTGATCCCTGTGATGGGACAGGGCCTACCGGGTTTATTTTGAACGTCAACAAAATTCAAATGGGCTATGCCGATTACTCTTGGTACGGTGCCGGTAAGATCCGTTTTGGATGGAAAGATCAGAACGGTGAAGTTCGTTACGTTCACGAGTTCAAACACAACAACCGTTTAGACGAATCGTATTTCCGTACAGGTAACTTGCCTGGCCGCTACGAAATCGAAAACGGCTCCAACGCAAACCACGCGCCAACCTTGTTTCACTTTGGTACGTCGATCATTATGGACGGAACATTCGACGACGACAAGGCGTACCTATTCACAGCACAGTCAAAGCCGTTTGCTTTCACCAACGGTACCAGCATTTCGTTTAATACTAACGCTGGATCCTCTTATCAGTTGGTGACTCTGAACGGGCGGCGAGTCTGGGTGTATGCCCTTCCCGTACCTGAGGCTAACGCCCAGTCGGTGAGCACCGGTACTCTGATTCGGGATAACGGGAACGTAAGATTGCCTGAGGGCACTTATGTGACTCAGGTCAAACTAGATGGAGCGAATTCGCTGATCTATACCTCGTATCCGGCGACGTCCACAGAACCTGGACCGCCCACTTACACCGACATTCCCAGCAGCACAAGCATCATTGCTGGTGAAACGACTGCAATTGACTTGACGCGTCCTCTTCCGCTGATCTCAATTCGTTTGGCCCCATCCGTGGACTCGTCTCTGACGGGAGCGATCGGCGAACGTGAAATCATTAATCGAATGCAGTTGCAGTTACGTCAGGCTGGTGTGACTGCGAACCAGGACATTCTGGTGTTCTTGATTCTGAATGCCCTTCCGTCGTCGTTGCATTTCGACAAAGTCCAGCAGCCTTCCCTCTCCGAGTTGATTGAACATAATGCCGGAGAGACCCTTCTGAATGGTACGACCATCTATTCATTGAAGGCTTCGGCCGGTTCAACCGAGATCGACTTGAGCGAACTGCTAGAGATGGGTAACTCCATATTGGGTGGTGATGGAATCTTCCCATCTGGCCCAGACTTGTTGACTGTTGCTGTTCAACCCCAGAACACGGCGGGCATTTCGGGGTCTACTCCGTTCTTCGTGTCAGGGAAAATCTCGTGGTCGGAAAGCCAGGCATAGCCCATGGGCGTCAATTCCAATAACCCGATGAATGTCAGTGCAGGTGTCTGCACGACTCTTACTAAGCCGACTAATCCTTATGAGGGTCAGATGGTGTATGTCACTGATCTTCAAGAGTTGCAGGTTTGGAATGGAACGGTCTGGTTTTCCATTTACAGTGATACAACCCCTATTGAAACGGCCATTGCACAAAACACGTCAGATATCGCCTCCATAGAAGTAACTCTTACTGTTTATGGTTCAAATATTTCGGCAAATGCTTCCGCAATAGCCGAAATTGAAAGCGACCTAGTTCTTTTTGATTCACAAATCCAATCGAACGCTTCCACCATTGCTTCATTGCCCGTCTTGCCGAATGGAGGTGGGGCCAGCAGCGTATTGGTGAAAAACTCTTCGGTGGATTATGACGTGGCTTGGATTCCCATAGTCACCGATGGTGTCTCCAGAACTCTTGTCGATGCCAAGGGGGACATTTTGGTTGCATCGGCTAATGACAATGTTGTTCGTCTAGGGGTTGGCTCTGACGGACAAGCCCTAGTTGCTGACTCGTCCACGGCGACTGGCTTGAACTGGGCAGATATTGCCGACCCGATACCGTTGATTTTGGCGCTTGGAGGACTCTGAAATGGCTAATACCTTTACGAACACGCGCGCAGCGTTGACGGGGTCATCTGCGGTTGTTTACACCGTTCCGGTTGGGGCTACGGCCATCGTCCTTCTCGCTCAAGCAGCAAATGTCGATAACACTGGAGCGACTCCAGTAACTTTGATTTGGAACAACGGAACCGACGATACTCACTTGACAAAAGAAGTTTCTATTCCTGCATACGCTGCCATCGGCTTACTGCAGGGCAAACTTGTTTTGAACCAGGGCAATAGCATTAAAGCGTACAGCGACGCCTCGTCTCGTGTGGAACTAACACTTTCGGTTCTGGAGATCACCTAATGTCTGGCTATATCGGTACGGTGCCAGATCCGACCGACGTAGCCGCTCCAGGGGTTTGGTCTATCAATGATGTTGCTTCCGGGGAAGCGGAGTCGCTTTGGCCAACGAATGAATCGTATGTTCACATTGCACGCACATTTGCCGGTGCTGGAGCCACCAGTTTGGTTCTAAATAATATCCCAGCAAATTTCACTGATTTGATGTTGTGTGGGACATTCACCTTTCAGGCTGGTGCTTTTGGTGGTTCGCAGCCTGGAGATTTGTTTCTTCAGTTGAACTATACGACACCAGGTATCGCCTATAACTTTCTTCGTTTTTCGCAGGATCAGGCGGGTGTCATTTCTAATAGGGCATCCGGTTCACCCAACACAATTCAATTAAATAATCTCCCTCTTGCAATTGATTCACTTGTTGCAGTAACCATCAATATCCACGATTATCGTTCTGGCACCCCAAGTATAAATATTTCTGGTGAAGTGAACGTTACAGATGTATCAAACTCAACTACAGAGGTAAATATAATTAGCGCATGCGCCGAGGTCAGCGCATTGTCAAGCATCCAAATATATTCCGACTATTTGCTTTTCGCCAGCAACTACTCTATAACTAATACTGTTGATTTGTATGGAACTAGACGGGTAACGCCATGACGTACGCGTACCAGCATATTCAAACATTTACTCTTGCTTCAGACACGGCGAGCGTTGCCATAGGAAACCTCGCAGACGCGATGGCCATACCTGAAGTCAAGTCTATAGAACTACGAATTGAAGGCATTTCTACAGCAACTTCCGGAGACTACGACTTCGTTTCTCATACAATTGTAAGTTCAGGATCCGTTTGGGATTCAAGTTTTATCGCATGGGACGACTCCCTTTTCTTTATGCAGTCAAATGCGGCATACAATCAAACTGGTGGAATCATAGGTCAGTTGCCAACCCAATTAACCAGCCCTCAGACGCCGGGTTCGATTGTCTGTTTGTACCCCCACGTATATCGGTACGACGATTCGTTCAACCCAGGTCAAATCGGCTACGGAATGCTTACCGGTTTATCCAAGTCAAATTACATGGAAACCAACCCGACTCGTCCGATTTTGGCTTACTCTAATATGAGTTACACGACAACGGGCTACATGACATCGCTTTTCAATTCCTCGGCTAGATTCCAGTTACAAAACGGCTCTTTCAAAGCCGGAACAAAGTTCTCTTTTTACGGGTGGTGCTGAGATGGGACAGCATGTTGAATTCATCGCCCAATTACGACCTGCTGGAACGACTGTGACCTCAATGGGGTGGGCTGATATTCCGCAGACCTATGAAGATCTCGTGATTCACTACACCGCCAAATCCACGACAACGGTAACCCAACAAGGAGGGGCTCCCGCTCCGCAAGTTCGGGTTGATCTCATCAGTTCCCCTTTCCCTACCACGTTGCAGACTGAAGTTTTTCAACTAGATCAACCCGAGTACGACTACCTAAGTCAGGCTGTTCCTGATATCAACCTTTTAGCCACAGACTCCAGATCCGCGCATTCGGTGGGCTGCGGGTGGATTAAAATATACAACTATTCTTTTGCTAACGGATCGCCCGTTTTTAAGGTGGAAGCATTTTCGGCACTTCCAGAATTTGCGTCAAACACAAACGACAATAAGCCGAGTCTATACGTTCATGGGACAGGAAGCGCGGAGGGATTGCCGGTGACAGATATAAATTTTGTTATATCAACAGGCTATTTTTCTACTTCGGCATTCATGAACTCCACATTTCGTTTATACGGAATCATAAACCGATTTTAAGTAAGGAGAAACAATGGAACAGTACCCCATGAAAACAATATTTGACATCAAGACGGGCCAAACGGAAACGGTTCCGTTTACCGCCGAAGAATATGCGGAACTTGAACAACGACGAGAAGCCGCTGATCTAAACATGAGCGGAATCCGATCTCGTCGAAACTCACTTTTGTCAGCATCCGACTGGACCCAACTGGCCGACTCCCCCTTGGACGATGACACCAAATCGGCATGGGCCACATACCGCCAGGAACTACGTGACCTGACAACAACATACTCGCGTGTTTCTGAAGTGGTCTGGCCAACTCCTCCGAGTTGAGGTGAATCATGGGACAGGGTGGAGTAATAGGACAACCGAACCGACCTTCAACATCTGGGGATGTTGGGATTTGGCAAAACTGGAATCCGTCTTCCAATCTATTCACTCAACAGTCATTTGACATAAGTTCAAGACATGCAAGTGGCGTGTGGGATCTTGCCTCTATGGCGCAATTCACCGGCAACAATCAGTGGCCGGTTCCCGTGGAATCCATGGTTCATCTATTCAACGCCAAGTCTAGTGTATTTTCTGGTATTTCGCTAAACCTCACAAATATTCCGCAAGACTACAATCATCTATATATGTTAATTGACACCGTTGGTGATGCAGGAAGTTTTCACACAGACACCCAGTTTTGGTACCACCCATTAGCCCTTACTCTTTTCAACACGACTACTGCAACTGGAAGTTCTTTGACCGGTGGGCGTACGCGATTCTGGCTCCGATACTGGTCTAAAGAGGGAGGAAATTCTTACCAAGAGTTTTCGGACTTGAACACCACCCAAAACACTCATCCAATAGGAGTTATTGCACCAATCAATTGGGCGAACCAAATAGGATCACAGTTTGGTGGCTATAGCCTAACCTCACTAACTGAGTTATGGTTAATGAACTACTCAAAAACCGACTTTGACTCGGTGCGCAGTATTTTTAGCACATCTTTTGGAATCGGGTCTTATGCGGGCTGGCCCGAAAATGCTTATCCCATATTTCATTCGACAACTTACGGAGACGCTGGATCATCATCAATACGATCCCTTGCTTTTCGGACATTTAATAATGGAGGAACAACCGGGAATGATCCAATAATGATAAGAGTTGCTGCGTTTGGGGTGAAATAAATGATCGGGTTTGAAAAAATTTCCTCTTGGCGTTCAACGTCTCAAATCATAAGCAGTTCTATTACCATAAATAATCTGCCAAGTATTTATAAAAACTTTAGAATATTTTACTCATCCAACTACAACGGCGGAACTTCCAATAACCTTTTCATAATAAAGTTAGAAACTTCTGCCAATCCGATTTCTCGGCTCCGCAGTGGCGACATAGTCGGTTTTACCGGCGATTTTCAAAACTATAGTACGCAGAGTCTTCCAAATAGCGACGACTACGTGACGATTGGTGAAGGCGGTAGCCGAGGTAAAATTGCCGCTCAAATTGATTTATCTTACGTAGGGGATAATGGGCCCTACACTGATCGCGTGCTTGTGTCTAGTCGATCTTTTTTTCACAATCTAAGCAACTTCTCAGTTTCCGGATTCAAGGCTAATGGCACGATAGAACTTGCATCGCCCTCTGATCGAATAAGGAGCATAACAATTTCAGCGCCCGCTGACACTTTTGAAATAGATGTATACCAATACAGTTTTGAAATTTATGGAATGCGGTAGTTATGGCATACAAATTACTGGGCTCATCAGAACTAGCCTCCGATACATCTAATGTAACACTCTCCAATCTTTCATTTGACGGGCATACTATTGGCGTCAGGTATGACCTTACCGCGAGCCTGGCGGGTGCGAGCATTTTAACCGTAACCACCAATCAGGGTGTAAGTACAAGCAATTACAATTTTTATGGTTTTGGCGATGTGGAGGCAAATTCTTTTTATGATGACAACAACACGGTTTTGCAAACATTTTATTGCAGTTCTACAACCCTCCGAATGGTAGGCGATTTAACAATATACACATACGGACCAGACGCCTCAGGCGGAAATTACACCAATGAAAGAAATGTAACAATACGCAATAAGTACAACTCCTTCGGTCCTGATAGTCTGCCAAACCCCAGCGATGAGTTCTACATTTATCGAAACCTCACATTCCAAACGCCGGACTCAGTCACAATATCAATACAAAAACAGCAAGGAACATTTGCGGCGGGCAGCAAATTCACCTTCTACCAGATCACCAACTAAAAGGTAAAATAGAACCATGGCAGCAGTAGATTTCCCCGATACCCCCACGACAGGGCAGGTTTTCCAGGTTGGCACCCGACGCTGGGAATATGACGGCACCAAGTGGAAAGCCAAGCCGTTCGGCAATGAGCCATTCACCGCCAACACCGTCACAGCGACAACTGTCAACGCCACAACCCTAAATGTTGACAGTACCGAGATTGACCTCACCGGCACAACAACCGGCGACACCCTCGTCTACGACGGAACCAAATACTCCCCAAGCGCCTTCAGCGCAAAAATCGATGCCTCCCTCTACAGCGCCAAAGGAAGCATACTCACCGCAGATGGCCTCCCCGCAATAACCGAATTGGCAGTCGGCGCAAACGGAACGGTACTCACAGCCGATAGCAGTACAGCCACCGGGCTGACCTGGGATGTCATCACCGATGACACAAAAATCGCCAAATCCACCCTACTCGCCAAGGGTTCCCTCATAACAGCCACCTCTTCGGGAACGCCCGTAAACTTTGGTGTCGGAACCGACGGAAACATTTTGCTTGCCGACTCCACCCAGGGTTCTGGTTTGCGTTGGGGAGCAATCTCCTCCTCTTCAATCGGCGACGACACCATAGATACAGCCAAAATAGTCGATCTTGCCGTAACAACAGGCAAACTGGCGGCCTACAGCGTAACGTCTGACAAAATGGGGCCCCTAACACTAAATTACGTTAGTTTGGCCTCTTACCTGCTAATTGGTGCAGACCGAAACAAAGTTATCATAATGAATAGCAGTGTATCCAACCAAACTCTCACCATACCCGCAGACGCCTCAGTGTTCTTCGAAACCGGAACCCAAATAGCAGTAATCCGTGGAACAACCAACGAAGTAACCATCGCGGGTGACACCGGAGTAACCATCCGAAGCGACGGCAACAAAAAGCGAATCAGCCAAACTTGGACTTCAGTATCGTTGATCAAACTTGCGCCAGATGAGTGGTTTTTGGCAGGATCCGTCAAGACATGAGACTTCTCAAATGGTTCGGAATTCTCTCTGGTGGCGGGCCCATCGAAGCCACCGGAGGCACAATAACCACCTCGGGGAACTATCGAATTCACTCATTCACCTCAACCTCCAACTTCGTCATCACGTCCGGAACGGGCATAGTTGAATATCTCATCGTTGGTGGTGGCGGAGGAGCAGGCAGCAACGGTGAACAGTCCGGAGGAGGCGGAGGCGGATCCGTCAGAACTGGCTCCTTTGAGATGTCATCCGGAACATATCTAGTCACAGTTGGAACATCGGTCGGAGCAAACAGCAACGGAAACGCCTCCGCACTTAACGGTATAACCGCCCCTGGTGGCGGACGAGGCTCATGGAGTTCTGGTCCACCCGGTAGTAGCGGAACTGGAGGCGGGGGATCTCCCTGGTATCCCGCTGGTGGTACTGGTAGCCCTGGCGGTAACGGCTATCAGTATGGCGACAACAGCGCAGGAGGTGGCGGCGGTGGTGCAGGAACCAGTGCCACCAGTCGAAACGGAGGTTCAGGGTTCCTCTCGGCTATCACCGGAACAAATACCTACTATGGCGGCGGCGGAGGCGGCGCTGGATGCTGCTATAACAAATGTTCTGGTGGAGGAAACTCTGGTGGAGCCGGAGGAGCCGGAGGCGGAGGTAACGGTTACCTAAACGGCGGCCCAACAAGCGGAACAAATGGCCTCGGAGGGGGTGGAGGCGCAGGCGGAGGCAACGGCGGATCTGGTATTGTCATCGTCAGATACCTAATCGAATAGGAAGCGCCATGCCACTTTTCGCACAAATAGATAACACCCGAGTTGTTGCAACCCTGAGCACACCAGAGGATATTCCAACAGAAGATGCGCACACATTTCTTGGTGCCAACTACGGGGAATCCTTTCTCTACGTTCCGATTGATGGCATAACGACAACCAACGGCACCACCATTGGCGACGACTGCACCTATAACGCAGCCAATGATGTTTTTATATCTGGACAACCATCAGGTGCCCATGCTCTTAACGAAAATTTTGAATGGGTGATCGCAAAGCCTATTGATGTTTCGCATCGTGGACTTCAGCATCTGCACCATCCGGTTTGGAATGAAGAGCACCAAAAATGGCACTTTGTCAACGTTACGACAGCCGCAAAGAAAGACTCAACAAATAGGCAAGGCATTTTTGTTTTGTGTAAAGCAACGCAACTTTTTGCCGGAGAAACTATTAAGACTATTTTTCCCTTAATGTCCTCTGATCCGCCAATTTGCTTCTTTGGGAATGGTCCTTATAACAGTGATGGAACCGCCAAAGAGGACATGTGGGAAGTATGTGCTCCCGATTTTGAGCGTGGAACAACCCCGGAGATTTTCCAAGCAACGAATATTTTCCGTGACTATGGTGTTGACATCACAGACGCCGACGCTGACAACAATCATGGTTGGCATACGATCAATAAATTCCTTTACATTCTTGATGGTTCGCCATACTTCTATGTTGTCCATTTGGAGTTATTGAATTTGCGTTCCGGACATCCCGAATATGACGGTGTCATGGAACACTCGGAGGCTTTTGAACAGGCGCTCAGGAGATTCCCTCCGGCGCGGATGGCCAACTCCATGGCCGAACTGATTCGACTAATAGCGGAATGGGACTGGGCGTATCACCATCTTGACAGTGTTGAACCAATGGCGAAACTCTCGCACGACTTCTTTGCAACAGTCGATATGCCACAAGACGTTTACGATGCACTCATTGAGGGCGTAGACGAAAGCCCGCTTGCTCGCTGGCTTAACGGCGACACCGACGCATACGCCCTCCCAGATGAGCGCTCGCCTATTCCTTCGATTGTTCAAGAATGGATTGATGAAAAGGTTTGGGACTTGCGTCATCGTATTGAACCCGCTCCTTTCAATGTGGCCACTTATAATGAGGAGCATTACCGGCTGTGAGTAACGACGGCGAAAATATGGACATTGATCTCAAGGAAATCATCAACGATATCCTTGAACAGAACAAGAATCTGACGCTGAATAACGCCATGCTTCGCACCGCCGTCAAGCAGTTGCAGGAGCAGAACCGCATTTTGGTTCAAGCGAACAAGCAAATCGAAAGGGAGACTGCGGTTCTTCTTGAAAAGAGTAGGCAGGCGAATGAGTCTGACTCTGAATGACCTGACAGAACCAGCACCCCCTGTTGGTCCACGAGACTGGAACGACGAAGGCGTCGTCATCATCAAAAACTTCTTTCCGGAAGACTTGATGGTTGCGTACGAGAACTGTTGGCGGGAAGCAAATAGCAAGAGACCCAACGGCTGGCCAGACCCAGTGCCCTACATGCGTCACCCGGAGTTGCGTGACATCCTTTGCTGGCAGCCACTCAACGACCTTCTGACCGACCTGATCGGTGAACCACCAGGACTTCATCTGAACCTGACCGGCTGGGTATCAACCGAACGCGACTGGCACCAAGACTCGTACCTTAACCCTCCGTGGGTGGGCGATTCGTATGCTGCCGTATGGATCGCCTTCGCCGACATTCACCCCGACTCCGGCCCTTTCCAATATGTTCCCGGATCACATCGATGGCCTCAGGTCACCCGACAAAAGATTCTTGACGTATTGGAACCCGATCAGCGCGATCACAGGTGGCCCAAATTTTCTGAACTCATTTTGACACCACTGTTTGAGCAAGAAATCATAAACCGAAACGCTGAAGTGGCGACGTATCTTCCGAAACGTGGGGACTTGCTTGTGTGGAACGGGCGCATTCTTCACCGTGGATCACGAGCAAAGGTGCGGGGGCTTGAGCGCCGTTCGTTAATTGCGCACTACTCCGGCATCCACCATCGACACGAAATGCCTGCACCCGAACAGCACCTTGGGCAAGGATTTTACTTCCCAATCGAAACTGATCTGCAAATGTACTACGGACCCGAGGACGTTAACCACTGATGATGCTTTTGAATGCAGGGTGTGGAACTCACTACGTAAAAGGTTGGGTGAACTGCGATGTGTGGGAGAGTGATACAACCAAACCCGACGTGAAAGTCACCGCCGGAGAACCGTACCCGTTCGACGATGATTACTTTGATGCGATCTACCTTGGGCACGTGTTGGAACATGTCGATTGGCGTGAAGTCCCATTGTTCCTTGATGACATGCACCGAATTGCCAAACCTGATGCTCCAATGTTGATTGTTGGCCCAGACATCATCAAAACAATTCAACGCTGGTCGGACGGTGCCGAACCGTGGCACATGGTGATGTCCACGCTGGAACATCAGGATTTTAATTGGCAGCCCGGTCGACAAACCGAATTTTGGGATGGCGCAACACATCATTGGAATTGCCATCATGAACGGGTTTGGAACATTCTGAATGACATGGGCTTCAAGAATCTTGTCGACTACTTTGATCGGATTCCCAACTCCACTCAAATGACATCGTGGCACGATGAGACGACGGGGATCACCTGGCCTGTTGTCGCCAAATGGCATTGGCAGTTCGCCATCCACGCAACGTGCTGATGCCTCTGGCATAGATGTCCGGACACCTGATGTACCGTCTCTGACCAGGTGTGGTTACACGGGTGTACTGTCCTTCTGGCAAGCCACCCGTCGGCTTGGGAACAGGAGTGTTATGGAAATTCAATCTGGTTACGACGACAACTTTTTTCGGAAAGAAGCCGAAATAGGCCAAACGTTTTCTGAAATAGTTGCCAAATATCTCAACTACAATGGGGTCAAGTGCCGAGCAACGGAACTTGAATTCGCCAAAGACGTTGCCGACAGAGAACGCTTCAAAACCCACGAACAAGACATCATCTTCGACCTCATGCCAGGATGCCTGGAAGTCAAAAGTCGACGCCTTCAATTTTTCCCCGACCCAGAATCGTATCCCTACGGCACTGCATTCGTCGACACGGTGTCCGGATGGGACGCAAAAGCCGTTGTCCCTCTCGGTGTCGTCCTCATCTCGCAGATGACGTCGTGCATGCTGGTAGTTCCACCGTCCAGCCAAAACCTTTGGACCGAGTACAGTTCTTACGACAGATTCAGGCGGATCCACGAAACCTGGTATCAGTGCCCCAAATCGGCATTAAAGCACATCGATCTTCTCGTGGATTTCCTGGTAAAACGCCAGGCCCTGTACTCGTAGCCATTCACTATGTGGATCTAACGATCGTTAGGCTAATCCCCATGAAACAGGTGAATATCGAACAGCCAGCCTGGATGAAGGATCTTCATGAACGAATGCTCCCCTACCCCACCCCAGCCTCACTGGATGAACTCTCATCCGAACCGTACACAGATCCTATATTTTCTGAGATCGATCTTTGGCTCCGAACCAGTGCAAGCCGGTTCGGAAGCGTATACGGATACGCCCAAGAACAAAATGGGGCCACAGTGCAAAACCTGTTCCCCATACAGAAGGACGCGACCGAGCAAATATCATCGTCATCAGCGGTAACGCTGGAGATGCACACGGAAACCGCATTTCATCGATACAAGCCCACAACGTTCCTTTTGTTGTGCGTCCGTGAGGACGTCAACGCAGGTACGAATATTGCAAAACTGGCCGATATTCTTCCGAAACTAGATTCGCAAACAAAAACAGCGCTCAAAAAATACGATTTCATCACCGAGATCGACGCCAGTTTCCGGTCCGGGGACTGTCCGCAACAGCCAATGATGATGCAGGTTCTCAACGAATCCGAAACAGCGATCACTTATGATCGTGCATTAATGGTCGGCACGACACCCGAGGCAGAACGAGCATTAAGCGCTCTGTCTGACGCAATCGACGCAGTGACAACGACCATTTATCTAAACACAGGCGACCTGCTAATAACGGACAACAAACGGATTATCCACGGTCGAACGCCGTTCACTGCCCGGTTTGACGGAACGGATCGATGGTTGAAGCGTGTGATGGTGACCACGGAAAACATCCCTGGCGATCAGGTCGAATACCGCCAGGGACGTTACCGCGTGGTGACAACACCGCTCTAACGAATCGGGCACGCTCCGGTAGCGCACTCGCTCGGATCAAGTTCTGTGCCTGACGCATCCAGCACCAACGGAACCGAGAAGTCAACCTTCGCAACCATCTTCTTGTACTCGTCCTCAGTGATTTCCTCGTAGGGCGGTAGGGGGAAGTTGTGATCCGAGTGAAGTAGGAACGAGACGCTCTTCACGCTGTCGGTGTAGTTCTTGCTCAACCATTCTTTGATCTCGGACAGTTCTTCCTTGCGGTAATAGACGGTGACCGAGACGGCATTATCTGCCCAGTCTGTCTGCATCCGCTTTACCCATTCCAACTGTTCCACCGCAGTCATATCCTTAGCAAGAACAGCACCTTCCGGTGATTCTGCCGGGAACTCCACGACATAGCGAGTGTGATCCTCTCGCCCATCAAGACCAACATCCCACTTCACTACATAGCCTCGCCGACGACATGCTTCTACAAGCGGATCCGCCGCACCGAACCGAACACGTCGAATGTAGTGACGAGCATATGCCGGATGGATTCCTGGCGTGTTGCCGGGCAGAAGAGACAGCGTTCCCGAAGGTTGAACCGTCGTCAGGCGAACGCTCACAGGGAAATTGTGTTCAGCGGAGTACTCAACATCAACATCATGCAAGTACTCATAAACCGGCGACAGCCACGACAGTTTCGTCGAATCACACTGAAGGACACCGGTAATCGACTGTCCCAAACGGGCGTTCTTCTGAACGATCTTGTTGGTCTTGTCGTACGGATAGTTCATCCGAGTGATGTGCTTCTGGGTCATGTACAAAAGCCGGGAAATGTCCTTGAACTGCTCCAACGATTCAATATTGGGGAGAAACACCGTGGCAAGGTTGCAGGACTCGCCATCACCCAAGGCAATCTCGGCGCACGGGTTGTAGCCCTCAATTGTAGGGTCGGGTCGCTTGTCTCCGAGGCGTCCATACTGACGGGCCAACTTGCGGTTTACCAGACCGTAGGGTTCGCCCGTTCCGTCGTAGCCCTTCCAAACATCTGGCATGATCTCGTCCCACGCATCAGCGTAAACGCTGTTGTTACTGTTAGCGCGCCACGCTGGAATTGTTCCGGTCGACCAGTTCTTCGCTCGCAAGAACAACATGTCGTCCGGGTCGCCGATAGCGATCTGGGCTGAGCGTCGGGACGAACCAGAAACAACGATTCGACCAATGATGTTGCATATATCCAACACGTCAACTGAACGCAATTTCTTGCCTGCTCGGTTGTCCATCACCTTACAGATGTCATTTATTCCATCGATCAGGGCACCAGGGCCTGATGCCGTTCCACCGAACGACTTCAATGGGGCACCAAACTCGCGTACCAGGATCGTGGAATAAGTAAAGGACTTGCCGGTGTGGAAGTACGACTTGAGGACCGAGTGGAGCATCCGGCTCCACCCTTGACGGGAATCGGGGACAATGATGTCGGCGTCATTGCTTCGTTCGTGCGAAATCTTCACGCCAGTCTTCACTTTGGGAAGTTCGTGAATCTTCGCTCGTTCAACTGAAAACCCGACGCCTCCGCCGAGCATCAGATGGTCAAAAAGAAACTCAAAGTCTTCCACTGTTTCGATGTTGACGAAATAACAGTTATTCAGCGATGCCGCGTTGAATTTCTTCACCAAGGGCGTACCCAACTGCCACAGGGCCCGCCCCGAGTACGAGCACCGCAAGTTGAACATGTGATCAAAGAGCCGTTCGGCTTCGTCCTGGGTGTAGGGAACGCCAATTTCAATTGCTCCATTAATTACCCGCTGAATTGTTTCGGGCCACATTTCATTGCGCCCAAGATGCTCCAGCGGTCGGCTGTAGGTGCGGAGATAAACAATCTCGCCCAGACCACCAAACCCCCAAGGAGCCTGTTTTGAGGCGTACTTAGCCACGAAATCATCTGTTATAAAAGTCACAGGTTGCCCCTTATTAGTTATTTTTGGTAAAAATGCCCAATTCTTTAGCCTGAGCCAATGGGATATGCCGACCAGCACGAACGACAAGAACACGCGCTTTCGTGAAAGGAGTTATCTGGCGTTCCTCCCAAATATCCTCTTCAACAAGCACGGTTTGACTGTCCTCCATGGACGGAACGTCACCCAAGCCCCAGACGTGATGCGGAGGACCGGAATCCCCCTTGCAATCCCCCGTTGGATGCCCACATACCGGACAAGGCTGACGATCGGCAAGCGACACAATAACCTCACCTAAACGGACTTGTCCGGGGGAAAGGCCAAAATTTGTGCTCATCTGTCGATGGTACATCAATTTGGGTGCGCCGACAGCAACTCCATAAAAGGAAAAAGGCCCCCGAAGGGGCCTTTTACCAGGACTTTTGCGTTTGTCAGATGGCGTCCGAGTAACGCGGATCCTTGTTCTTGAGGTTTTGCAATTCCTGCTGGAAAGTCTCGTTGAATTCGTTCTCGTAGCGGTACTGGAGAACCAGGTAGGCGCGGCGACGAGCCTCGTTGCGAAGACGGTTCTTGGCGTTCTGCGCCTTCTTCCGCTCTTCCTTCTGCTCGGGCGTCAACACGCTGGGTCGGCCACGTCGGGCTCCGCCAAGACGCATCTCCTGGATGCGCTCAAACTCCGTTGTCATTATTGTCTCCTTGTTAGAGGTCAGTAACTGTGCCCGTAAAGGCAGAAGCGACTGTAGCGCCACACCTTGACCCAAAGCAACCTCACCTTTAAAAAAAAATCGCTGATGCATCCCCAGCAGACAGCATGTCGGATTTTATGATCGAACTATGTCCGAAAACGAACGACAAAATGCTTACTCAATGTTGCAAGAAGCAATCGACTGCGCTAATGGAGGAAACGGCGAACGGGCCCGAACCCTCGCCCTAATTTCCATAGCGGCCTCACTCCTCGGTAACCAGAACAACCACTCCCACGCGCCGCACATCGACTCGGTCATCGCCGACCTCGCCGACACCTTCTTTAACGCTCCTGAAGAAACAACTTTTGCCAACCTTCAGTTAGCACTAAATAGCCGGAAAAATATTTCCGGAGGAAATGCTTGACTCCCGTTTGCGAAACCGATACAAAGGACCATTCGTATTCCTACGATGGACCGGAGGGGCAATGACAGAAGTGTTTAACTGGGAAGAAGAATTCCGACCGTTGGATGATGACGCAGTTGATTCGTTGATGCATATCGCCCACGAATTGCGTTCTTTTAAGGAAAACAAGTGGGTTTCGGACGAAGATCACGAAACATTTGAGATCGCCGCACATCAACTGGAACGGTTGACCGCAATGACCGTTGGTGGCTTCGCTTTGTACATACAATCGTTCGAACACGCTGAAGCGTTATCTGCTGAAGTCGAACGCTTGATGGAACTGTGCAATAAGGCCGACATCGATGAGTTTCAATCGTGGTCGATTGCGAACGAAGCATTCAAGGTGTTCAAGAAGGAACTGAACTTGAATGATGATGAATGATCTTTTCGAATCGGACATTGTGGACGAACTCCATGATCTTTACGGCGTAAGCGGAGACCCACTGATCGGTCGCGCTGCTACCGAGTATGCGATTGTTCGCTCTATCAGCAAACAGTTGTATGAGTCGCTCCTTGACTTGTCATCACGTTGCGGTGTTGACGTGGAAAACAACGATGGGATCTTTTGGTTTGAGTACTTCTTCGGCAAAACGGTGTGAGTGATTTTTAAATCTGCCTATAAAATGATCGCTACCACTGAATGTGGGGCTCGTATAAATGAAAGGAGGACGAGCACATGACACCCGAACAAATCACAGCAATCCAAACCAGAAACGAATCACAATTCAAAGAACTCATCGACGCCGAGTACAAGACCAACTTTCACAACGACCCAACCCGTCGTGAATACCACACAGAAGTTCACCGCGCCAAATGGGTCCTCTTCATCAACCCAACCGAAGACTGGGGCAAAAGCCTCCGACGCAACGCCATCGCCAGAAGCATCATCGAAGAACTGACCGGACAAGAAGTCGTTATAGAAAAAAAGGAACGACGAACCGACAAGTATCAAAAACTCATTGAATGGTGCAAAGAAAACCACCTTCGCCAATTCACAGCGCAAGACCTCTGCGAAGTAGCGGATATCTCATACCCAACCGCACTCAAATTCACAAAAGATCGCCCAGACCTGGTCCACAAGATCAAAAAGGGTCTGTACGAAGCGCGTGACCCAGAAATCATGCGCAAAGAAGAAAAAGATCGTCAAAACAAATAAAACATAACGGAGGGGACGTGACGACAAAACAAAAAATCGATATGGAATGGATCGAACAAGGTGCATGCCGAGATCAGCCCACTATCAATTTTTTTGCTGAAAACACATCTGCCAGGGGGCGCCTAGAGCAAAAAGCAGCAATATCGCTTTGCCAAAACTGCCCGGTTCTCTACTCGTGCCGAGAGTACGCACTGAAATACGAGCGATTCGGCGTTTGGGGCGGACTAACCGAAATCCAACGAACCAAAGAGCGTCGACGCCTCAAGATCAAACCCGAACTTGATCGCTTCAACATGCAAATGTTCCTACCCCGAGCAAACCGTCCAGACAACAAGGTGAAAGGAAACATGGGTGAACGACATCAATTCTGACAACCCCCGAACACACTCCACGTTCCGCTCCGGGCCATGGGGCTACGTGATTCTGGATGCCCGAATGGCTGACGACCTTTCCGTAGTAAACAGCGCTCGCGTTTCCTTCGATCGCCACTCGGACGATCTGGGACCCCGAGAACTCGGATTAATCGCATTCCTAATGCGTGAGCAACACGGAACACCATTCGAACATAACTCGTTCCGCTTCATCGCCAAAACGCCGATTTTTGTTGCCCGGGAATGGTTCCGCCATCGCGTCGGCTGGTCGTACAACGAGTTCTCCGCCAGATATTCAGAGATGAAAGAAGAATGGTACGTGCCCGAACTGTCAGCGGTTCGCACCCAAGTCGGCAAACCTGGCTCGTATTCATTTGAACCAATCGTCAGACCGCAGTCAGAGGAAATCCTTGAAACCATTGACGAAGCGCAGTCGCAGGCGTTTCGTACCTACTCTTGGCTACTATCGCAAGGATGCGCAAAAGAACTCGCCCGAACGGTATTGCCCGTTGGCATGTTCACGAAGTTTTACGCAACCTGCAACGCTCGGTCGCTCATGCATTTCGTTGCGCTTCGTAACCACCCGAACGCCCAATACGAGATTCGCCAAGCAGCGAACGCAGTAGAAGAAATCTTCGCAGAAATCATGCCCCACACATACACGGCATTTTTGAACAATGAGAGGACAGCACCATGAGTGCCGACCGTAGCCGCACCTACGAAAAAAACGCTTTCACTCCACTGGAACTGATGAAAGCGCGAGGCGCAAGCGACGCTGAAATTCGTGCATATTTGAAAAAGCGCGAACAAGGCATTTGGAAGACGAAAGCCAAGTAACGCGTGACTCAACAGCCCCAGTCCGAACAAGTAGCACGGTTCCTCGGGAGACTCCAAGGCGTTCGATCTAACGGCGCTGGATGGTCGGCCCGATGCCCTTGCCGGAACGACGACCAAAATCCTTCGCTGTCCATTGGCCAAGGAAACGATGGCCGTGTTCTCGTCACCTGTCATCGTGGAATACCATGTTCCGTCGATCAAATTTGCAGTTCGGTTGGAATAACGGTCACAGACCTTATGCCACCGCGTGACAAATCCGAATACACAGCGAATAAGTCTTCGACCACCAATTGGACGCACACATACGACTATCGCGACGAGAACGGAACGCTGATCTATCAAAAACAGCGTGGCATTCGTGACGGAAAAAAGACATTCCGAATACGCAGACCTGACGGTCAAGGTGGCTACGAGTACAACGCCAACGGCGTTCAGAAAATCCTTTACAACTTACCGATGGTTGTTCGCGCTGTCGCAGACAAAAACACGGTGTTCGTTGTCGAAGGAGAAAAAGATGCCGACACTCTGATTGAAGCCGGATTCATCGCAACGACCGTTCCCTTTGGTGCAGGACCAGGAAAATGGATTCCCGAGTACACCGCACCTCTCGCCGGATCTGATGTCGTTGTTATCGCCGACAAAGACGACTCGGGCCGTGAGTTCGCCACGGAAATTCGTGACTGTCTTGTGGAAGCGGGATGCTCCGTCGAACTTTTGATTGCCCCAGGACCTGATAATGACGGAATCAAGGACGTCACCGACCTGCTGACTGCCGGACGAAGCCTTACCGAACTTGTGCCGTTCGACGGCTCATACAAATCCGATCCTCTTGAAGAAAAAGTCGACGAGATCACCCCGATTCTCAGCAAAATCAGGGAAATTCTGGAACGTGACGACCTTGACAATCTCAACAAGGTCACTCGCGCCGAAATCGCCCTTAATGGCCTCCTTCCACAAACGGGCGCTCGCCCGGAAGGTCGTCTCGTCAAGTGGGACGAATTTGTCAATGAGGACGATGACGATTCTTATGACTGGGTGATTCCGAACGTCCTGGAACGCCAAGAGCGACTTATGGTTGTCGCCAGCGAAGGTGTCGGCAAAACGTTCCTTGCCCGCCAGGTGGCACTCTTGTCAGCCGCCGGAATTCACCCATTCACCCTGGAAAGAATCAAACCGATTCGAACCCTGACGGTCGACCTAGAGAACCCTCCCCGGATTATTCGTCGAACATCACGAAACATCCAGCGAACAGCCAACGAATACGGATTCTGTTCCCAGCCTGAGGCCCATCTGCTGATCAAACCCGATGGTTTGGACTTGATGAAAACAGGAGATCGGGCGTTCCTGGAAGAAGCGATCGAATCGACCAAGCCCGACATCTTGTTTTTGGGGCCCATCTACAAATCTTTCATTGACCCTGGGGGACGCACTAGCGAATCCATCGCTATCGAAATAGCCAAATACTTTGATAGCCTCAGAACGTTCTACAACATGGCAATGTGGTTCGAACACCACGCACCCCTCGGAAACAGCATGTCCTCCCGAGACCTCCGCCCATTCGGATCCGCAGTTTGGTCACGATGGCCCGAATTTGGCCTCAGCCTCCAACCCGACCCCACAGCCACCGAAGGATACGTCTACGAGGTCAAACATTTCCGAGGTGCCCGTGACAGACGCCAATTCCCAACTAAAATAAAACGAGGCACTCTTTTCCCGTTTGAAGTGCTGGAATTCGCCCGAATGGACTAACAAATGAGCAATCAAAAAGGGCTCACACGAGAATTCTTAGCCGAACGCGACCTCCGTATTTTTAAAATGCGTCAGGCAGGCGTACCTCCGGCAGAAATCGGCCGCAGATTCTCAATGTCAACAGCGGCGGTCAATACCGCCATACGTCGGCAACTAGAAAAACTCAACCGAGAAGCACTCATGGCGTACCCGGAAGTTCTCCGCATGGAACTGGAACGCCTGGACGCACTACAGCAATCAATCTGGCCCCTCACCCAACACCGGAAAGTCAAAATGGACGACGGAAGCGAAGTCCAACTAGAACCCGACCTAAAAGCAATCCAACAGGTTCTCGCAATCATGGACCGCCGATCCCGCCTCCTCGGCATGGAACAAACAACAGTCAGCCTCCAGGTCGAACAGGTCGAACCACAACGAGCGGTGCTCGCAGGTGCCAACAACAACCAGGCCGCCGACGTCAACGCATTCAACCCCGAAACCGAAGCCCGTCAACTCATGCAAATCATGCGCGACGCCGGAGTGCTCCCTCAAGAAGTCATCGACCAAATCCTGGCCGACAACGAACAAGCCGCACTACCACCAGGCACGCCCAACGATCTACCAATAATCGACATCGAAGAGACAGAGGAAGTAGAAATCCGCTATGGATGACAAACAAGACAACATCGAAGCCGCAATGAACAAAGTTGCCGAGGACATAAAACCCACTCGCCCAGCCAACACAAACACCGCAGACGGCGAAACAACCAATAAACAAGTCCTCATCCGTGCCACCGAACTAGACCAGTCGCGATGGAAAGCCGCAGCAGCCAAAAAAGACATTTCCATGAGCGAATTCATCAGAAATGCTTGTAACGCAGCCGCAGCCGAACTACTTGACTGCCAGCACCCAGAACACATGCGACGCACATACCCCTGGTCGGATACCTGTCTCAAATGCGGAACAAGGTTGAAGTGACATGGCAGTCGGCCGATTTCGCTTACGCGTAGAACCATACGACCCAGACGCAATCGACGCCGACAACGACGGCATCGTCCAAGAAGGCACAGCCTGGGAACGCCCAGGAGGAACTCGCATCGTCGACAGTCTTCTGAACGAAATACGCCGTGGAATGACGTCCACGAACCGGTCAAGTCAATTCCGAGTTGTTGACCGAAGCGGCAAACCGGTTAGTTACACCCCGACCTATATGAGGGGTGCTGGACCACAAGCAGTTGCCCCAGAATCCGGCAAGCCGCTATCTGCACTCGGAGCCACTCTGCGCGAGCGGGGTTTGCGCCCTATCGGTGAAGGCAGAACGCTCAAAGACCGATTTGATGCGGCACAAGCCGCTGCTGCCGCCTCTAGATCAGTGGACGCTGGCGAACAAGAACGACGCGAAATCTTTGTGGCCGCACAAAGCGCAACCCAATCCCTATCGCTTCGTCGCGCCACAATGCTCGCTGACGTCATGACACCAGAGGAAGCACGCTTCCACGCTCAACTGGATCTTCAAGCCCAACAACTGCTCAATGCTGAACCCATCCCTGCAGTAGATCGTGCTGCTGCCCAAACACTCGTCCTCGCAGGAACATATTGGGCCACCTACCTTTTTGGCGGAGGAGAACTCGGCGGCGTTCTCAACGACATTGCGACAGGTGTTGGTGATGCTGGAATTCAAGAACAATTGGATGTTCTTTCCAGCATGTTCGTCATCGGTGGTGCAATCGGATTGAAAGCGGCTTTGGGCGGACTCACCGAACGTTACGGAACATCCAAAGAAAAAATCAGCGAGTTCGTTGACCGTTTTGCCGAAAGAATGCGCGCTCAGGGCGTGAAGTTCCAGGAGATGCGCGAAGACGTCGCCGAATCAATTCGTAACGTGATGAGGCAACTCGGAGCGTTGATGCGTCTCGGACCGAACCGTGATAGCAACAAGCCAGCAGCCGAAGAGATCGCCGAAGCAGCAGAACGTGCCGCCGAAGTGTCCGCAGACGCCCAACGAATTCTGGACCGAAACGCTGAGATTGCCGACCGTATCGCTGAACTCGGCGGATCTCTCACCAACGACATCGACGACGCGTTCATCGAAAAAAACGGACCGTTTTCGGGGGCCGCTGCACTTGAACCAAAATCGCAAGCATTCGATCGTCGCCGTCGACGAATGGCAGCCGACTTCGACGCAGTTCGACGAGCAATTAGCAATGGTGGAATTGTTGAAGACAACTCGCCAAACGTCAGGACGATAGAAGACCGGTTGGGGCATGGCAAGACAACACCAAAACTTAGTCAATTTCAATTTGATGGGATCAGCCCAGAAGTTAAGGAACTCATTGCAACAAAAACCGACGAAGAACTTTTTGAAATTATGGAACGTCGCGCCCTTGAATTCAATCAAGGATTAGATAAACGAGTTCGTGTCCGAGCCAGCCACGGCACCCTCCTCCGACTCGCCGAAGATGGGCGATATAAAACAACCCATGAAGCAAAAAGCCAACACAGCGGAGCAGCCATCCGAGCAGGTTACGAAGTCCACCTTGGAATACCATACGAAGCCGAGGCCGAACTTCGGCCCGCCTCCGGCTATGTTCTTCACCCCGACTGGGAACGAACACAGGCTGATCACCTGCGTCCAAACCTACGCAACATGTCCGACGAAGACATCAACAAGTTTTTATTTCCAGACGTAAGCAAAAATCCCGCCGGAAACGTCGCTATTTACGGGGAGACGGAAATTGTGTTAAAACCCGAGGTTTCCGGTCGCACGCAATATGGGCGTGGTGACTCCCTCACATCAAACCTTCGGCCCACACAAATGGAATCCGACAATCCAGAAGACATTATGCATGCGTTGAACTGGTCCGGAGGACAGACAGACAGCGAGAGTGTCAAATATGCCACCAACCTTCTCCAAACGGAAGTTGATGGGCATTTTGGCAACCTCAACCTCTACCACCCTAAATACAATCCAGATGGAACGCGCAACACCGAAAACCTTCAACGCGGATATTTCGAAGCGTTGATTGGCGGATCATTCAGTGTCGACGACATCGAAAAAGTTCGGGTCAGCGTAAAAGACATGGACTCAATGACCAAAGGTGACGACGACTTGAGCGATGAAGGTTTTGTAGACGCGATCGCCAACCCCGACCGCCTGCGGGGCCTCGGTTTTAGCGACGAAGAGATCGCCTACATCATGGCCAATAAAGGTGCATATAACTTTTCGTCATGGTTCCAGGACTACAGGAATTTCAAACGACGCGAACGTGCTAAAGAAACACTGGACAACTTGGGATTTCCCGTGGAATACATCCAGGATCTTCCCGGTGGTAAAGACCCATTCGACCTGGACTCTTACCGAGGGCGAGAAGAATACTCTTCAATTGAAGACCTTCTGGTAGCACGATCGCGAGAGAACGTGCTACAGGCAATGGAACAAGAGCGGCAGCGGGCGGAACGTCAAGCGTTGATCGATACCGGAATGCTTGTTGAGGATGAAGAGGAGAGTGTCGCGTGAGTGACAAGGTATTGGCCTGTCGAATCGAAGGTCAAGATGTTTATTTCATTAAACGTCCGAAGCCAGGAGAACAAAACGGATTCATTCGCAAAGAGTTCGGGGATCGCCCCATCGATTTCTGGTCATTCATCAGTCGATTCCCCGATATCGAAATCATCGACAACAGCGACTATCTGAAAGAACTGTGGTTCGGCGACACCCAAACACGGGAGTGGGAAGCCGAATACCTCTACCACGGCAACCCACCCTCTGAGAATGTAGACAATAAGTGATGAATGCGCTATATTTATTGCCCCTACCGTTTTTGCTGATCCTAATCATGGTCCTCACTAACTGGGAATAAAATCAGCAAATTACCCAAAATCAATCATTATGGATATTTCTAAACAACTTCGCTATGAAGCGACAGGTGAAAACGGTGTGCTCCCCCCGCCCAGATATATCCCCCTAATGCTCAGTGCCGCCAACGAAATCGACGACCTCAACCACCAACTCCAAAAAAGTGACTCTGAATACGTCGACAACGCCCTCCGAGCACTCCAACAACTAGACGAAGAAACACGCAACGCCGACCGCCTCGCCGACGCCCTACATTTGCTCGCTGGTGCCAAAGGAGTACCCGCCCATCTGGTAGACATAGTTTTCGACGCCATCGAAAATTACGACAATTTGCGCCAAATTCGCCCAATATCAGACACCTAGAAGGATAATCATGAAAATGCGTTTACTAGCCGCCGCAACAGTCTCCGGACTACTCGGTTTGACCGCCTGCGGAGGAACCGAGACCGTCTACATCGTTAGCGAAACCGCACCAGCCAGCGAAACAAAAGCGCCGGAAACAACTGTCGCCCGAACCACAACGACCCGCCCAGTAGAAACACGACCGCCCGCAAACGTACCGTCCTACTCAGGCGATTACGACCCTGAAATGTACGACGATTTCCTGTGGACAAGCGTTAATGACTTCTGGTGGCTGTTCAGCAAAGATCAACTCCTGACGATGGGACTGCTCGTCTGTGAAGCCTTCGATTCGGGAGCCACGCTAGACGACGTCACCAATGAACTGCTCAGCGCAATGGCCAACACAAGCACCATCTACCTGATGGAAGGACTCGCCGCCGTCACCGCTGGAGCAGTCACCTTCCTCTGTCCGGAACACGCCTGGTGGCTCAACACCATCTAACAACTATCTAGATAAATCTATCCGCACATGAACGATATTCAAAAATACTTGGACCGAACACTTCGAACCTCTGTCGAAGCAGCCCAACTCACGCGCCTCAACGCGTCACGACTCGCATCCTGGGCCCAAGCACACCAAATCCCCCACATGCACACCCAAGACACCCTCACTACACCAATCTCACTCCACATCTACGGGCGAACAAAAATGCTCATCGCCCGAGAGGGCGACTGGATCATTAAACACCCCACCCGCGGCTACGACGTCCTACCCGCCCCCATCTTCACCCACAACTACACAACAACATGATCTCCTACTTCAAACGACGCAAACTCAAACACCAACCAATCGTCGACCTCACCACCTACAACATCTACGAAGACGTCATCACCGAATACCAATGGCTACACCGCCAATACCGGTACATCTCCGCCCGAGCCATCGCCCAACTGGAATGCAACCCCACCTGCGCCTGCGACGAAACCCTCCCCATCACCGGAATCCAATGCGAAACCTGCCAAATCATCGAAGACTACGAAAGACTCACCAAATATGACAAGTAACGAAACCGCCGACTACCAATACTTCTACAGTGACAGCACCTACAGCCTGATGCGTCTCTCCGAACACAACCACGGGCTCAGAGAAAAAAATGCGGCCCTTTACAACGCCCTCGTCGGGCTACGAGACGCCGTCACCAACCACAACGAACCCAACAAAACGCTCAAACAAACACTCGGGCGACACCGAAGCGAATGGCCCTACCTGTGGGACCAAATCGACCGAGCGTTAGACACCCTCAACGATTATGAACAAAATTTTTGACATCATCCTGACTAGCGTCGCAATCGGCGCCTTCATCGCGTTCTGCTTCGCTCTCGCCAAAGCAGTCACCAGCCAAGATGACTTTTGATACTTTCCTCACCGCAGCGTTGACAACCTACTTCATTTGCGGCATACTGATCGCCCTATGGAGCACACGACGCAAATAAGCAACGTGTTCGACCTCAGCGAATACCGCAACAAAAAAAATCGGGGCATCGAACAAGCAAAACAACAACACCCCACCAACCACAATCCAGATAAATCTAACCGCACCAAATGATCACAATAGAACTAGAACCCTGGGAATACGAACACGCCAGCAACGTCGGCATCCGCCGATACACAGCCAACTGGACCAAACCAGACGCCCCCCACTACAAAAAACAACTCATGGAAGACGACCGCACCGCCCAAGTCGCAGCAGCCATCTGCGAACTCGCAGTCGCCAAACACACCAACCGCTACTGGCACGCCCACATCTGGCACCACACCGAACACAACAAATACCGCGATCTCCCCGACGTCGGAAAAAACATCGAAGTCCGCCGCATCAGAACACAAAAACAAGCCGCAATCCGCAAACACCAACTCGGCAAAAACCTCGTCATCTGGGTCGCCGAAACCATCCCACCCGAACTACGCCAAGTCAAACTCCACGGCTGGCTCAAACACGACGACGCCTGGGAACAAGGAACCCCATCCACCTACTCCCCAGAAACCACACGAGTCATCTCAACCCAACAACTCAACCCCCCACAAATCTAACCAAAAAGGAACACGCCATCAAAAAATACACCCCCACCCCCAAAAACGAAATCATCCAACACCTCAACAACACCGAACAAACCACCATCACCTACGACAACCTAGACGAAGCCCTCATCGGCATCGGAAGCCAACACACCAAACCCCCCATCGCCATCTACTCACACCAACTCATCATCGAAACACTCATCAAACAAGGCATGACACCCGACGAAGCCATCGAATACACCGACTACAACATCATCGGACAATGGATCGGCGACCAAACCCCCATCATCCTCTACGACCACCACTAACCAATCAGATAAATCCAACCAAAACATCGGACAGAAAAATATGGCACAGCACCGCCGCCGGTTTTGGGGTGCGCTCCGAAAGTCCCGCAGGGGTAGGGGGGTGGGGTGGTCGAACGTGTGTTCGTCGAACGTGTGTTCGGTTGGTTGTCCACAGGGTTTTCCACTGTTTTCACAGGGTTGGGGGGTGGTTTTGGGGTTTGTCCACAGGTTTTTGGTGTAGGTGGGGTTGCGTTTAGGCTTGTTTGTTGATAGGGTTGTGTTTGTTATTGTTATCTGATTCTTTTGGAAGGAGTTTGTTATGCGTATCTTGTTTTGTGGTGACATTCATGGGAATGCCACTCAGTTGCGTTTCGTGTACAAGACCGCCGAGGCGCATGGTTGCGAGTTGATCTGGTCGTGTGGTGACTTTGGGTATTGGCCTCACATGGATAGGGGCCGATCGTTTTTGGACACCGTGGACGTACTGGAGGAGATGACGGGTATCCCGTTGTATTGGACTGACGGCAACCATGAGAACCACGATCTGTTAGATCGTTTGTTGTTGGAGCATGGCGATAGTGCGCCTATTGCGACGAGTGAGGGGTCGTCGTGGGTTCCTCGTGGATGTGTGGTGACCCTGGATGGGGTGACGTTCATGTCGTATGGGGGCGGGTATTCGGTGGACTGGCAACGACGCACGGAGGGGGTGTCGTGGTGGCGTCAGGAGTTGGTGGATGAGGGTCATGTGTTGGATGTGTCTGATTCACCCGTGGATGTTCTTGTGACGCATGACACGCCTTTGGGTAAGAGGTTGTCGTACAAGGATTCGATCCCGGAGTCCGTGGATCAACGTCGAATCTTGACCGAGTTGGTGGATCGTGTTCAGCCTCGCCTCGTGTTCTCCGGCCATCATCACGTACGTGAGACGTTCCGTACTGCGACCCCTAAGGGGTGGGATGCGACTGTGCGTGTGTTGGGTCGTGATGGGATGGGTCGTGACAGTGTGTATGTGTTTGACACGAAACATTTGTTTAGGGATTCTTCTGACATGGAGTTGACTTTTTCTGAGTGAGGCATTACACTCACACCTATGAGCAATACACCTAACAATGAAAGGAACATCGACATGGACAAGCACCAGGAAGCAGGCATGGACCTGCGAGACCCCGCCCGAGACCACGCCCTCCGATTCGTCCAAGCATGGGTCGACCGAACCGGCGGAGACCCCCACGGACCCGACGCCGAAGCGATCTTCGAACAGGCCTACATCGACGCCATCATCGGAATGGAACTGTGATGAGATACGACATCAAACACAACCACATCACCGGCAAGTACCAAGTCGTCGACACAGCCAACCGCAACGCCCCACTATGGGGTGAAGAGTTCTACCTTCGGGCGCAAGCCAACCTACGAGCCGACGAACTAAACGGACGTCGACGCAAGCAGGCAACCCGATGATCGGACGAAACATCCCCCACTTCGGCCTCACCAAAGAGAGCGACTGGACAAGCACAGCGTCAGCAGTTGGCCTATTCTTCTACCGGCTATCTGTCTCTATCGACTCAGCGTTCCACTACCGGCATACAGGAGAACTTATCACCGACGACGGCGTCAACCACATCGTGTGCGACGAACTGGGCCTCAACATCGACCAGTTCGAAGAACTGTTCGCCAAGGGAGCCAACATCATCGAACACGACGAAGATCTTGCCGAGTTCTACGAGGACTTCACTCGCCGTTGCGGACAAATGCTCTCAGCCCTCGGATTCACAGAAGAAGAAATCGACATGATCGCCGACAAAGTCGACGAAACCGACAACACCGTCGACCTCCTCAACGAACTGTGGAACCTCCCAGAAGCCGACGCCTGATACACTGGCCAAGTCATAAGGCAACACGCCAGGGCCAGCACACACTAGCCATCTAGGTGGCCTCCTTTCAGTGCGAGGGTTGTCCTCCCACCTGCGCCTTACTTTCGGGTTGGGTTGCTAAGGCGAGTTGGGTGACACCTGGCAACGAACCCCCCAGCCTCCACTGGGGGGTTCACTTATGTACGGCCTTCTCCACCCGACGCAACACATCCCACCTGGCAGGAAGCCACCTAAACAGGTGAGCAGTCAGATAACCCCACACGCAAAACAACCACACTCTCCGTCGAACCCGCGTGGACGCCTGATAGAACGCCGACGACAACGTCTGACCTCCAAGACCCAAAGCCAACACATCGAACAACACCACATACCCCACAAGCCCCAGCCAACCAAACGAGCCAGACCTCGCAGGGCGGGACTCACCAGTCATCGACCCGTCGGACCGTGGATGTCATGCGTTCGAAGCGGATGCCCGCCCGGAAGCAACACCCTCTTCTTCCCGGCCTTTGTTCCAGAAACCTGCTCCACTTCACCGGTCAGCGGGTTGACCCGAGTGCGCCCCTGGCCTGAACCGCCTCCGCCTTTTTTGCTTTTACCCATCACACCAGAATGACAGACCATTGACATTTTTTGGGGAAGGCAACGTGCCGGGTACGGGAATCGAACCCGTCTACGGGTATTTATAAGATACCTTGCGTCAACCGGACGCATCACCCGGCCTGGGCAACCCCGATCATAGATCGTACTGGAGATAGAAACCGGCCTCCTCCGACAAGCCAGTCGCCAAAGCCAAATAAAACGTGTCCGCATCCTCCGGCGCATCCATCGGCTCAACCTCATTCGCCAACATCATCATCGCCACATACGCCGAGTTCCTCAAAGTGTCCGTGGAATCCGACCTCAACAACGGCCCCCACTCAATTTCCTTACGCATCCGAATCCGGAACGGCACAGCACACACATCCAACGTGTCAGCCACATGATCCACATGAATAATGCTCAAACACTCAGTCACCCGCTGGCCCGTGTCCTGGACAAACGCCTCCAACAAGTCTTTGTCCTTACTGAACGCCGGGTCACGACTCACATAGCCCTCCGCCAGAAGCGTGAACGAGTCGCATCCCCAGCCCCGCCTCATCACAACCACAGCATCCGACACCCGACTGGCCTTGTCTTCCTCCCCGTAGTCCGGCCACGCCAAATCCATCTGGGCGACACACCTCAACTCCGGCCCCACCCAACCCATGATGTTCATTGCGAGTTCCTCGCCCACCCCGTAGTCGTGAACCAACTGGGTTTTTGCGACCTTGCCAACGGAAAACGCCAAACTCACCTTTGACACAGGATCCGGATAGACGCTTTCCACGCAAATTACTCTAATGTGGGGTTTCTGTATGGCGGGGAACCCCACAACTAAACTGCGTCAATGGCGGAACCCAAAAAGAAAAAAGCAAAACGTTCCCCCAAAGTCATTCGGGTCAACGACGTCAAAGACCCCAACCTCAGAAAACGGATGCTCAAATGGTTTGAGTCGCCAGAATCGCCTTGATCTCCTGCGCCGACAACAACACCACCCCGTACTGAAGCCTCAACACGCCGTCATCATCATGCTCCAAAGCGACGTCAACCGCCTCCAGCGGGACTCCAAAGTGAGCGACAAGAGCCGCACGCACCTGCGCAGTCCGGGTCTCCGTCATCGCCAACTCAGACCCAAGTTCATCCAGAATGTCGTCATCGTTTCTGGACGAAACACTTGACTTTTCCATCTCCTTCTGATGGGTTTCAGCCAAAACACAGTTCGGACACGCCAAAACTGGGGTAGCGGCAGCCCGTTTACGCACCTCAATGTGGCCGCACTCCAAATAATGGTGGTATTCGACCCGCCCCCACGAGCCAACCCGTTCAGTTCGAACAACTTTTTGGCGGGGAGCAGCCTTGCGGCTTACTGGTTCTCGGCCAGCCACGCCTTGCCTTCTCGCACAGCGTCCGCTAGTCCCGCCGACCACCTAGCCCCCAAGTAGATCGCCCACTGAGACCCAACCCAACCGGGAAAACTGTCGGCAGACATTTCCGGCAAAGCCTTCGACACGGCCATCCCCTCCTCATACACCTTGTTCTGTTCCCCCACCCAGGAGATCAGAAAGTCTGAGGGTTCGCCCCCTTCGGCTGCCAGTTGGTTCACTTCGGCAACCACCTCGTCAGGAGGGAGCAGCAGTTGCCCTTCCTCCGAGTTAGGATCCAACCCCAAACCGCAAAGGCCTACGAGTTCATTGGGAATAATCGTTTCGCTCATACCGGAAAGATTAGCCGAAAAAAGTTCGTGGAAATGCTTGACTCAACCCCCCAAAGTTCATACGTTGAGGCCATGACCTACTACCGCAAACCACACCCTCCGATCTACTACAAGATTCGAACAGTTGTTCGGGTCGGATTCTGGGGATCTGTCGCCGTCGGCGTCACGTCGTTCGCCTCATGGTTCGCCCAGTTGGACGACAAGCCGGAATGTCCGATCACTCTCAACAGCGACTTCACCTACGACACCCACAGCGAGTTCGACCCAACCAAGTGTTCGGCAGGCCACAACGTCACCCTCATCGACGACCATCATTGGGGTTGGACAGACTGAAAAGTTGCGGTTCCTTGATAGTGAACGTATAATAGGGTTAGCCCTACTACGAAAGGAACCTATGACCGAGCAATTGGTCGACCTAAACAGCGAAGCAAAACGCCTCATCGACGACGCCCTCGCCGAGATCGCCAACGTCAACTTCGTCGAAGCCCCCAAAATGACAGACCTTCTGTTGGACATTCGACTTGCCCTGGGAGTAGCCGATGAAAGTGAAGCCTGACCTCACCTTCGACAAGTTCGTTAGCGAGGTCCAGGCATACCACAGCAAACTGAAAGCCGAAGACTGGACGATCAGATACGGACAAACATTGTTCCAATGCGTGTGGGACGTCCGCCCTGACATCGCCGACGAGTTACGAGGACACCTCCTTGACCCGTTCCACAAAGAAAAGGTCAGTGATGAAACCTACGAGTTCATCAAAGATCGCTGGTAAGTAGTAGGGCATACCCAGCAAGCAAAGAACCCCGACCGCAAAGGCCGGGGTTCTTTGTTATCTCCGACAAGAGAGAAAACAGATCAGAACGGTTCGTCTTCCTCAACGACCATCGTCGCCTGCCCAGTCGTCCGACCAGCAGACTGGCGGGACTTCTGCGAACGAGCAGCCGCTGACGACGAAGAACCTTCCGCCGAACGCTGCTTGCGGGTCACCGACTCCAAACCACGAGCCGCCAAAGCGATCTCGTCGGCAACCAACTCAACGATCGAACGGTTCTGTCCGTCCTTATCTTCGTAAGTGCGCTGCTCAAGGCGACCCACCACGACGATCCGCATCCCCTTCTCCAACACGTTGGCTGCGTCTTCGGCCAGATTTCGCCACGCAACCACATTAAAGAACGAGGTCTTCTCCTGCTTCTCGCCGGACTGATCAGTCCAATAGTGCGAGCAGGCAACTCCGAGCGACAACTTGGCTGCGCCGCCCCCTGTGAACATCAACTTGGGTTCCTGAGTGATGTTCCCAACAAAATATGCTGGTGATGCTGACATTGTTCGTATCCTCCTCTGCTAGGCGGGACTTCTCCGCCTTGCGCCCGACAGCATAGTGGATCGGCTATGGTTCCGCAGGTGAGTGACGCTTCTTTTTCTGATGAACGCCTCCTGGTGATCGGGCGGATCGCCCAGACTTTGCTGGAACTTGCCGTTGATGTCGACCGGGTTGCCCCCTCCGAGGTGGAGAACCTGTTGGATCAGTTCAAATCTGTCGCAACTTTGATTGTCAACGACCTGAACTTCGAAATTTCTCGTGTTGATGGGCCAGAACTTGAGTGCCGGGTCATTCCCCGTTTGCCCTGAATGCGGAGGTCAGTACGACCCCGCCGAGGAGACGCACATTATTCTTGAGGGCCGTCCACTCCAACGATGCCTTCGGCTTTCAACACCTCATCGCAGGCCTTTGCCGCCGCCAGTCCCGAGCGATGAACCACATCGTTGAGAAAGTCGTTCCAACTTTCGGTCATCTGCGCTTTGACGTACATCGAATCGTCGAACACCCCGTAGTTGCTGAACACATAGTCGTCGACTTCGTTGCGCTCCATGACCACAACTGACGTGAACCGATCCATGTTGTCGATCGCAATCAGTATGTCAACCAAAGCCATGTCGCCGAAACGCTTGTAAAACTCCCGAACCATTGACTTCGCAGCCATCCGCCGGAAATGCGCCTCAGGGTTGATCGCCGAGGACACCAAACTCTGAACATCCTCAGGGAGTTCATCTTCATCCACGACAGGCCCCTAACGACTTGTGGGGAGGTTTCCCTCCCCACAAGTCTACTTGATGTTGTTGTCAGATCAGACGAGAGACAGGACTGCCTGCTGAGCCTCAATCTTTGTACGAGTCACCCAACTGTTGTCGTCCAGCGACGCCATAGCCCGATCCTTCGGGTCGGCCTCCCGGTGGTGATCCAGGTATTCGCCGATGGCGTTGTAGATCGCCCAACCGTTGTAGCCGAAACCTCCGCCATTCTTGTCCGAATCGTAGATCGCACGAATCGTCATGTTCTGACGCTCCCGATTGTTGCGTTGACGCTCTGTCTCGCTACCTTTTTCCGGGAACACCGAGTTGAGGACCTTGTCCAACTGGCGAGACGAACGAGGCACAGACACGTTGAGCATCTGCTCCGCCATCCGCTGAAACTCCTTCGCCCAATCCGTGGAAATCTCCAACACCCGCTGAGCATCTTCGAACACCGAGTCAATGTTCTTGGTGTGGCGTGCTACGAACACCCGTTCGGCGTTGCTGAGACCGAGGCGAACTGTGTTGTTACACACCGCCCGAATGTCGGTATTGGCGTACCGGACAGGCCAGACTCCGTCGTGACCCGTGGAAACAACCAAGTAGCGGGCGATCCGATCGTTCACGCCCGTCGGGTCAATGACCAGGGGTCCGAGGTTGATCGTCATGAAGAACCGCTTGCCGTCCAACAGGACACCAGCCGTATCGACGACCGCATCTCCTCGTGATGCACCCACGACAGCGAGTGCTCGCTCGGCAACCTCAATGTTCTGCTTGACCGTGTATCGGGTTCCAACTGTGGCCAAACCATCGTACGAGCCGTCGTCGTTGGCTCGGATTGTTGCCCGGCTGTCTTCGATCACCACGGGAGTCCCGTCTGGGTTCCTGAGGACGTTGCCGTCGTCGTCGATAGCAACAACTTTGACAAGGCGTACCTCATAGTTGGCTTCGGCGGCTTCTAGCATCTGGTCAACTGTGGCAAGGCCAGCGAGGGGGACGCCCAGGCGATGCCAGGGTGCTCCTCCGGTGGATGCGTAGGCGAACTTGGCTGTGCCGTCCGCCTTGATTTCTAACTCGTGTGCCATCGGTTTGTATCTCCTCTCATGATGGCTGGATTTGTCGGAAACCACACTAGCCGATGGTTCTGTACAAATCCAACCTAAATCAGAAAAATCTCTGGGTGGTTGACATTTCAGATAAATCCCCTTACAATCAAAGTCATGCCCAACCTGACCTACAACCTGAGCACCGCACTACAGGCTCACGAACAACGCCGTAGCGCACTCAAACAAGTCCAACAGGACGTCCAAGCAGGCCGAGAGCGCACCAACCGCAACGTCTGGCAGTCCGCCCGCCTCATGACCTGTATCTACCCTGACGCCACCGGCAGGACCGAGGCCCGCCTCACCAACGGAGCAACAGTCTCAACAGTCCAAGACCGAGAACCCAACAACACTCATTTCAGTCTGGCCATCGGCAACCTCGCCAAAGAGCAACGCCTCCTCAACGAACACCCGATCACTTACGTCGGCCCGGAAGTCATGGATCTGCTCAACATCGCCATCGCCAAGATGGATTCCGATGTCATTCACCCCACCGACCTCACCGCCCCATCCGGCTTCATCTACCTGAGCAAGCCCATCTACCTCCCTGACTTTCACCCCGAAACAGGTGAATACGACGAACGGGCCCAGTACGGCGTCCGAGCCATCTCCTGGCACATCGAACGAATCGGGAAAGCATACGGGACTGATGATGTCGGCCCAGGAGTGATCCTCAACCTGTACACGGACGCCGGGATCACCAAAGAGGTCATCGAACCCGGACTTCGACAGATTTGGGAGGACGAAAAGGACACCCCGTACCCTGGTATCGAACTGGACGCCCCCCACCACATGATGTTCCCCGGTGATCAGCACGCTTGGGGTTTCGGTATGCCGTGGATCGTCAACTCTGACCTCACGGCCACGAAGATCACTGCGCTCGGCGACTCCACGGTGACCCCCATACCCGTTGCCAACGTTCGCAAGTGGTTCCTGGCTTTCATGCGGTTCTGTTGGCAGGAGATCATCATTCCTCGCCAGCCTTCCAATAGCGACATTCCTCGTCAGCAACGCCGGTCGTTTGAGCGAACAACGACGGTCGCTAACCCGATCAACGTCGTGTACCTACGACGCACCCGTGAGGACGGTGACACGGAGCCGACAGAGGGCTATTCGCTTGCTTATCGGGTTCTTGTCCGAGGGCATTGGCGTAACCAGTGGTATCCGTCGCTTGGGCCGGTTGATGACCCGATGTCGCATCGTCGCATCTGGATCGATCCCCATGTCAAGGGACCAGATCATGCCCCATTTAGGGATACTGTCAAGGTGACTGCGGTGGTCCGCTGAGCAGGGTCATTCGCTGATACAGTTCGTGTTGCCGTGCTCGTCGCGGTTATCCCCACCACCAGCAAACCTCCGATGTCGATGATGGCGTCGGAGGTTTGTCGTTATTGGTTGTGGGGTTGTAACGAAAGTCTCACAAATCTAGTTGACATTCTTGGTTAGCCTCCTTATAATGTCGCTATGTTCATTATCGGAGTTCGGTTGATCGCCGACAACATCGGTATCGACCCGTGGGACGTTGACCTCACCAAGGTTCGCCTATTCGCTCGCAAGAACGAAAAAGCCCCCACCAGTCGATTCTGGTTCGGTTCGCCGTGTCGTTTCGTCAGGAACATCGACTTCATCGTCCATGTCCTACTCCCCGAAATGATCGCCGAAAAGCACCCGACATGGGCCACCTACCTTCGTAGCACTAGCCCCCGATGGGGACGCTCATGGAGAACCTGGGAGGTGAACTAATGGGAGACATCATCTCAGCATTCATGGTTGTCGTCGGCATCATGACTGGCGGTTTCATCTTCATCAAAGCGTTGATTATGACCGCCGATAAGATCGCCGGAGATCTGTGAGGCTGTCGGCCTGTCAAGCCGGGAGTCAAATGAGGCAAGTAACAAAGGGGTGAGGCGAGCCGAGCGAGGGGACATTCCCGAGCGATGAAGCCAGCCACCTCGGAGCGAAAAGCCAAACCTCACAAAAGCAAGAACCCCGCCGAAAGAGGAAACGGGTCGGCGGGGTTCTTCGCTATCTGCGGGACTATCGAATCAGGGATGTGGCTGAATCTTTGTGTACTTGTCGCAGGGTGTCGCCCACGGGCCACGCCATCCGCACCCATGCTTTGCTTCCCCATACATCCAGATCGCCAACCCCGCTCGGAGGTTGATCACCGGATCGTACAGGTCGTCGCACTCCGAAAGGATCCCTTGATCCTGCAACCAGCCTGCCTTCGAATACTTCGTCGGCTTACACCAATAGCCGTTGATCTGCATCAGACCACGACTGCCCGACATCGGATCGGTCTTGTTGTG